CCTTAATGATACCCACAACAAATTTCCGTTGTGGGCATGATAAAGGTTTCGCTTACGTGAACAACAAAGAATAGTTGAGTTTTTCTTTGTAAGTCCAACCGAGAGATGTCAGAAGATTAGTCATTTGGCTAATGCTTACGCACTGGAATTCTCCCTTGATGGGCAGAGGGTTGATAGGGCATTTGATGCGGCAGATGTATTTGCCTTCTTCGCGACGAACGAGGAGAATGAGCTGGATTTCTCTTTCCCTTGCATAGTATTCTCTCATTCTCTGATACCGCTCAGAATATTCCATGTTGCTGTCACTCATGAACTGATAACCATTTACGTCAAACCACTTGTCAAGGTTATCTCGCTTAGTGTAGATGAGCGCGGTGTGGTAGGTAGGATTGTCGTTTGCCTTGAGCAAAGAAACAGCGTCGTCACACATATGGCGGTCGCAGCCCTCCATGCCGTAGTACGGGCATCCAGTGCAGGTTTCGCTTCTAGTTCCACACAGGGCCAGAGCCTTCATCACATTTGCTTTATCCATTGTTATTTTCCTTTCTAAATTAAAATTTTGGTTTCGCTTATGGAATGCCTTTCGGCTGGAATGGGACTTTTTGTGCAGAAATCCCTTAGAAACTGCTATTCAGTTGTCTTTCCAGCGTGGCGTATCGGAAAAATCACGACTTAATACGTGCCTGTTTGCCTTGCCAGATATTGAAGGTTTCGCTTATTTAATTCGCCATTCTCCGACGTTGTTTCCGTTGCTGTCAAAGAGCATACCATGCTCATAGCCGCAAGTGATTTTCGCGGGAATAGTTCGCAAGACTTTTTCAATCTCGCTTGCAAGTGCGTACTTGTCCATGAACGCATCCTTGCTTTCGCTTCTGAATGCGTCATTGTCAGTGAAGATTTTCACCTGAAACATATGTTATTTACCTCCCTTCTCAAGCTCAACTGCAATATACGTCATTGCAATTGCGTTGGACAGCGAGATGATGATGCCCAGAATCGCAAAGAATGTCGTAATTGCGGCACACCTCCACGCAAGCACCAATGTCAGGAATACGGCGGCACTCAATGCAGCCATGCAGAGGCACAGATTTTTCATTTCGCTTTCTCCTTTCGCTTATTTATCCAGCCAATTAGCAATCAAGCTATGGCAATAGTTATCCATTTGGATTTCGTTTGTGCAGCTTTTGAGATGATTCTCAATCCGTTCAGTGATGGGAATCCCAAATGCGGCAAGCAAACGGATCTTCTCGCGGTAGTATGCTTTCATTTTTGCAAAACTCCTTTTGGGCATAAATAAGGCACCCTTGCCCATGGAGCATGGATGCCTATTGTGTTATTTCCTCTTGCTGTCAAAGCATGCCATGACTAACTGATGTGTGCAGTAAATGGCACAGTGCTCACAGTTAAGCCACATACCTTTTGTGCAACAGCACTCACAGGAATATCTGAAAGCCCTGAGTGCTTGCTCTTTGTTCATGGCGTCATACTGTAAGTTTACGCCAATTTGCTCGAACTTGTTCATTAAAATACCTCCTTCTTCATGTGAATGAATGAAGTATGTTTATTGCACATACGCAAGCCCTAAGAGCCTAAGCCGCTCTCACTCTTTGCTCTGTTGATATTCTTTCGCCGTCAACAGTCGGCGACATGGTGTTTTGTTAATTGTTAGGGCACGCCATGCGTACCCATGTTGCTTATTTGGTGTAAATATGTTCATCCCCATCAAAAGAGATGATATATTCTGTGTCATTGCACTCTACCAATTCAGCAGATTTAATAGTTTGTGCTTTGACATACTTGCCATAGGCTACAAACAAGACGCATACCACCACAAGGGCAAGCACACGCATGATATTCTTTTTCATAGCATCCCTCCTATCTTTTGGCAACTTAGTTCAGTGCATTTGCACCTATCCACTCACACCACGTGGAGGTGTTACCATGTGAGCATAAGGGGGCATGAGCCCCCTATAATTTTGTACTGCTGGAATTAAGCGACAGCAGCAGCCTTCTTCTCAGCTTCTTTCGCCGCCTTCTTCTTCTCAGCAGTCTTTGCACGGCGAGCCTTGCGACGCTCTTCTTTCTCTGCTTCCAGCTCTTCCCATGTCTTAGCATCCTGTTCTGCAACAATACCACCCATAGCAAGCTCCAGCTTTGCACGGAAAGAGTTAAATGTTACACGAGTGCATACAGTGGTGCAAGAGTCCTCGAGCTTTTTAAGCTCTGCGAGCTTAATCTTTGCCGATTCATAGTCAGAAGTCAGCTTTTCCACGTATTCGGCACTCATACCGTCATTGACTTCCTTGAGCTGGCTACGGAAATTCTTGACAATACTATCCTGTTTAAGAGCTTCCCCGGCAAGGGGCTTTTTGGTTGCAATGACGCAATCTGCGAGCACGTCAAGCATAGACTGATTCTTGCAGATAGCATGACCGTTGACTTCACCGATGCAGTCAAGAAGCATCTGAATTGATTTCATCGCGTTGCTTGTGAGCGTTGCATCAACACTCGCATTTTCGCCCATGTGTGCAGTGTTGTTGCGTGCAGAAGCATAGCGATAGAGTGCCTCATAGGCTACAGTTTCTGCGAATTTCCAGCTGGAAAATTCATCCACGCCGACCTTTTCGGCATCGAGTTTCGCCTTGCTAGAATTGGCGATGGTCATGTTGTCCATGAGTGCATTTGCAATAGTTTTTTTCATAATAACCTCCTAATTTGTGGTAAGTCACAACCTATTATTTTTGTAGCTATGTGCTACTATCTAGGAATAATCTATTGATAGTTATCCCCACATAGTAGCACACAATACAATGTATTATGTGCTATTGGTGTATAATATGTATATTGTCACTAATATTTATACAATACCCGTTCATGCTGTCACCATGAACATATACATATCAATCTATCAAAATATAGTCAGATATCACCTATATTTATAGATACTTGCCACATATCGCTATCGCCTCACTATTATATAATATCCTAATAGCCCTACTTTAGCCCCATGTGTGGGATATTGCTTGTCATGTGGGAACATTGTTATCCTATTCTCCTAATAATAGGTAACTAATGATTATGCTCATATGTGCATAGCAAGCCCATTTCACATAACGCCGTTTCAGCTTGAATCGCCTTTTTGTGGAAGGTTATGAAATTTTCAAGGATCAAGTCGCAATGGAAACTTTTGACTTTTTCAAGTCTTTACCAAAACGACGGTTAATTATTCAAGAATTTTGACTTTTTCAAGTCGTTCAGAATTCGCCGAACGTGTTCGCCGTTTTGTTTTTTTTGTGTGTTCCTCTTTGCACTCTTAGAATACTGCTATCAAGCTAAAAAGTCAACAAAATAGATATTTTGCTAATTTCCTAAAAATATACCATATATAGTGGTGTGGGGGCACTTAAAACTACAAGATATAGTGTTTTTTGTCCGAAGACCATAGGGTGATTATCCTATACACTGACTCGAAAATGACCTTAAATTTATCATATTTTCACCTACATTTCACATGTGTTTGCTATATCATAACTCGCCACATAAGCCACACAAATATCACACAAGTGCTACACATTTATTCCACTTCTATCTAAAACTGCCCTAATTCTCCTCGCAAATAAAAGCCCACGTAACATTTTCGCAAAATATATTTAACACTTGTTAATTATCTCCATCACCTATTTAAGCAAGCTACTCACATGCGAACAGTACATTATTTCTGCTTAACAATTACTTAATAAATAGCACTTTTTTGCAATAATTTTGCAGTAACATTGTAATAAATGCACTATTGCCTTATAATATGCGTACTTCGAGTGCTATATTAAGAACTATGTAGCCATATAAGCGTTACTCCATCCTCACAGTCCATTTCTCACCTCAAAAATCCCATATAAATGCCCACTTTCGGAGCATAAAACTATTTACTTATGTAGTTTTACTCTATTAGCATCACAACCTCTAAAATCATGCATATATGCCACATTTTTAACCCTTAAAATTGATAGTCTATAAATGGAGGATTGTTGGCAAGCTGCTTTGCACAGTTATATAGGCGTTTAACAGCAGGGGCTCAAAAAAACGTATATCAGCTATGTAAATATATAATATATAATATAAATAATATATATAAATATAATCACTCTCCATGCTATAAACCTCAAAATATATGCATGTTGTTGTTTAGCGATCTTTGGTAAGGGGGTGTGGGGGATACCTTTCCATCGCAACGTTTCAACTTAGAGGCGCGTAGCAACGAGAAGTTGAAATGCTGGTGGAAAGGTAATCTTCCCCACTATAGTGTTATGCTTCTAAGACGGCTACGTAGCACGTTATATATAATTTATAATATATAATACTATTTATTATTAAATATAATAGATCCTATATAATATATAATATATCTAATATATACACCTTCTCTCCATTGCACTGTATCCACCGCTGCGCGGCGGAGCCTGTATTCCGTGCTATGCGTCGCTTCGCTCCTACCGCACGGTTGGCTTTTGCTAACTTCGCTACGCTCGTTAACAAAATCCAGTATTAGAACATGCACTCTTTTTCTTTTATTTATAGGTATTGACAAACTAGTTATCTTATGATATAGTAGCTACAGTACAAAATTATAGTATATATAATATAATAATATATAATATACGTTACATTGCTATTTCAGCTCATTTCTGATTTTGTACACGTTTTTATACCCTTTTTATTAAAAAAAGAGAGGCATTTAAACACATGTAAAACACATGGATGGACATTACGGTTTGTACAATTCGATGCGAAGCATCGGGGGGGTGCCCCGAAAAAATCTAACCAATGTAAAACGCATGTGAATAAGAGATTGGCAATTTTTTAAAAAAGTACAAGTTTTTTAAAAAATACATGTACAAGTAGCAATCAAACACAAGTAAAAAGGCATAAGGAGGTAAATTTATGGAAGTCAAGATTGTAGATGCCCTACCGGGGGCAGGAAAAACTAGTGCAGCAATTAATTATATTAACAGCACACCGGATGATATAAGAATTTTATACATTACACCATTCTTAGATGAAGTACAAAGAATTATTAATTCTTGTCCAGAGAAAAAATTTAAACAACCAGAAATGCACGGATCAAAACTAAATGATATCAAGCAGCTATTTAATAAGGGTTATAACATTGTGTCAACACATGCACTATTTTTAAAATTTGATCAAGAGATTATTGACATTGCACGGAGCTATGGGTATGTACTTATTATGGACGAAGTTGCTGACGTTGTTCAGGAGTTAGATATTACAAAAGATGACCTAGATACACTACTAGAAAAGTATGTTGAAATTGTAGACGGACATATGCTTCATTGGACAGCAGAAACATATAAAGGGGAATTTGAAAAATACAAAAAGCTTTGTGAGCTTAACATGGTGGCTATATATGGAGATTGTGTCCTTCTGTGGTTATTTCCTGTTGAGGCATTTAAAGCATTTGATGACATTTATATTTTGACTTATATGTTTGATGCGCAGTTGCAAAGATATTATTATGATTATCATAATGTTGAATATAAATATATTTATGTTGCTGGAGATTCTTTGGACACATATCACTTCACAGACGAAGAAGTGATTTATTCTATTCCAGATTACAAAAGTTTAATTCATATTATTGATGATGATAAACTGAATAGAATTGGATTTGCTGACAATTCATTATCTAAAACGTGGTATTTTAGAAATAGAAATAATGATTGTATGAAGCAAATTAAGAACAATCTTAATACTTTTTTTCGTAGAAGAATGAACACTCCGTCAAAAGCAAATCTGTGGACAACATTTTCTGATTATAAGAATAAGCTAAGTGGCGCAGGATATTCGCGTGGATTCCTAGCATGTAACGCAAGAGCGGTTAACACCTATAGAGAATGCTATGCAGTTGCTTATCTGCTTAATAGATTTTTTAGTCCTGTGCTAAAGAATTTCTTCACACAGAATGGAGTGCGCGTGGAGGAAGATGCCTATGCTCTATCAGAACTAATCCAATGGATTTTTAGATCTGCAATTCGTGATGGAAAAGAAATTTGGCTCTATATTCCTAGCAAGCGCATGCGAAACCTACTTATTGACTGGATTGGCGTGGATAAACCAGAAGATTTAAAACTTGGGAAGAAGATGATTGAAAATTAAAACTGACAGTAAGAAAACAATAAAATCATATAAACATCCAAATGAAAGTGAAAAATATTATAACAAGTTGTTAACTCTTGGGGCACAAGAACTTGATAAAAAGGCAGGGGTTTATGGCATATGTATTAATGGAGTTACAATTTATGTAGGGCAAAGTTTAAATTTACTAAGAAGGCTTGCAGATCATTTATATTGGATGTGCAAGTGGAATGATGAAAACAATCCAAATACACAATTATATTTATTGCTACGTCAAGCTTTGCAAAATGATTGTTTAATTACTTTTGTGGTTTTTGTACATATTTCGGATGATTTTAGCTTTAAAATGAAGCAAGAGAAGTTAAATATATATGAATCAGAAATTATAAAAGGAAAACTTCCAATTGCAAATAAAAAAATTCCTGATGTGTTTGACAAGAATGAAAATATGCAAATTTTACACGTTGATGAGGACAATGTTAACAAATTTTTCTCTAATGGGTTTTGTGAATGCAGACAATTTCTAGATAAAGATTTAAGAAAAGAGTATTTTTATATTTATAATGAGCACTTTGACGAGAAATTAAAAACAATTAAATCATCAATAAATATTACAACAGAATTAGTGTATTTAGAAGAGAACGTGGAATGTCCTTACATAGAACCTATAAAAGATGTAGTGAAAGATAGTAATTACGCCTTTTATTGTGATTTTTCATGGATGTTTTTTAAATATGGAGAAAAATTACTTCCAAATATAAAAAAGAGTCACTTAGTAAGGCTCATTTATTTAGCAACTTTAGTTGATTATAATGGTAGACTGCCGCCAACAAACATTATTAAATCAAAATTAAAATTGTCTAGCAAATATTGGTCAGAATTTTTAAGAAGCATGATGGACAATGATGTTGTTTTTGAAGACAAACTTGAAAAATGCTTATGTTTAAATAAAGATTATTTTGCGAAGGGGAGTCTACAAGAAACGAACAATAATTTTGACTGCACACGACTTTATTGTAGTTTTATTAAAAAAATATATGAGTCGTATCATGACGAGAAAGCTTTTGTACAAATTTCATATTTGTATAGATTAATTCCTTTTATAAATCGCAAGACTAATATTGTATGTAAAAATCCAGAAGAACAAAATCCTGAAAAAATTCAACTTATTACTTTAACAGAGTTTTGTGATATTATTGGGTACAACAAAAGCAACGCAAAGAGATTAGTAAAAGATCTTAGCGCGTTAGAATATGATGGACAAAGTTTAATTAGATTTATTAAATCCCCTTTGTCCAAGTCTACTTGGAAAATTATTGTTAATCCTCGCATGTATTATGGTGGACAGAATGACAAGATATATAAAGAGCAAATTGCTCTATTGACAGATTACAATCCACAAGAAGCGCTTGATGTAAACAATACATAATTATAGGAGGGATAATTGTGGCACAACTTTATAAGATGACACTATATGTATGTGACTTAGAAAACAGTTTATCTTTGGATGAGATCAAAACTTTAATTGATCAATATGCGTTGAATGGAGTTTCTGTAAATTGTGCTTGCCATTTTGCAGATGAACAGACTGGCCCACAAGTTGAATGGAATGATGATATTGATCTTAATTATCTTGACTGCCCCACGTCTGCTTGGGAAAAATATTTTCAGTAAATTAGGAGTAGGTTAATATGGACAATGAATTTGGACGTTATACAGATGCAATTATTTATGATTTACAGTCTAGTAATTTTTCCAATGAATATTATGATATGACAAATATTCAACGGCTAAAATTTTTGAACAGAGTGCTTGAAATTCTTGGATATTATGCTGGATATGATGTGGAGGAGGATTAAGTTATGATGACGTTATTATTATTGCTTAGAAGTGTAATTGGATTAATATTTGTAATTGGATTAATATTCGCTTCAGGATATATAAGTTTTTATTTGAATTTTGATTCCAAGTCTGATAAGCCAATAGGCGTGTATAAAATCATATTTAAATATGGTATTTGTTACCCTGTTCAAGTCTTTAAACTGGCAAGTTCTACATATAATGTGATTGGTTCAGTCATTTTAACAACATTAAGTCTAATAGTTTATCCCAGTTTTGCTTTCGTTAGTATTCTACTATTAATTGTCATAAGTGTATTATTTGGATTTGATTTAATATTTAGGAAAAAGGACAAGGAGAATTAATGATGAAAGATGCTTATAAGGTAGAAATTTCTGCTAAAGATTATCCTATAGGTTGCACTGATTTAACTATTGACTTTAATAAACCAATTAAGACAGAGGAAATTATTGGGAATGCAAAAGTCGCTTTGATCAGTTCAGGAGATGTAATGTGGATGGGCTATGATGGAGATACATACAAACTAGGAGATAAATATAAAGATTTTAATGCGATTATATCTTGTGTATATTATGAGCCAAAGCCATGGTGGGAATTTTGGAAGAAGAAAAAAATATTTGGATATGAAATTATGTTTCTATAAACTATAGGAGGTATTTTGAACTATGTTTGAATTAACTAAATCATTTAAGGACTATAAGTTTCCACACACCCTACATCAATTTAAAGACTTGCCGCTTGCAATTAAGTATCGGTTCCAACGTGCATTTAGAGGCTGGGCGGACTATGATGTTCTTAGTATGGATACATGGTTTATGGAAGTAATTCCACAAATGCTACAATATCAGCGTGATTGTAAAGTTAGTACACCAGTTTTGGATGTTGACGCAAGCTATGAAGAAAATAGAGAAAAATGGGATCAGATTCTTGATAAAATGATTTTTCTATGTCAAGAAATGAATGAAGACACATGCTCAAAGAAAAACGAAGTCGCTGAAAATTATGTCCAAAATATTAAAAATGGACATGAAGCAAAACTTGATGATGAAACGTGGTGGGAGCGCCAGCAGGAAATTGATCAATATCGTCAGCAGTGTCTTGAATCATTTTTTACATATTTTACAAAATATTTCCATAGCCTATGGATCTAAATTTGAGGAGGAATTAAAATGAAAAAATTTGTTAGAACTACGCGAATTACACCAGAAGAGAGAGAGTCACATCTTTGGTATGATCCATTTTATAAGACATGGACAATGGAAACGAGCATTCCAAAGCATTTTAATAAGGCGCTAAAAGTTGGATGGGAACCAATTTTACAGGGAGTATATGAGGATGGTACTGTTTGCTGCATGACACTTGTTGCATCGGAGCGCGGAATTACTATTAAGACTCCAAAGAAGCGTGAAATGAGTGAAGAGCATAAAGCAAAGCTTTTTGGCGCAAAAAACGTAGATTTAGACGACAATTTTGAAGATGAGATTTAATATGTATAGTTACTATACTTAATCATTACAACATTAAAAAACATAAATATATATGATAAAAATCACACATTTTTTTAATTTGGAGGAAATAATACGATGAGTAACAAGGCAACGATGGAAGATTTTGCGAGAATGTGCCATTCTTATCACGATTGTATTGGAAGATGTTCTATGCATGATGGATGATGCACTTGTAATGAATGATTTTTCTAAACTTGATTATATGAATAATGCCGTATATGAGTGGTCTACCGCCCATGATTAAAACAAAGGAGATTGAATAAATATGTTAAATTGGACAGCAGAAGATATTGAGTATTTGGGCAATGTGATGTTGAAGCCATATACAAAAGCGCTCACAGAGGAAATGGCAGAGCACGATAATAAATCTTATGAGATTTGTAAGAAGATGATACTACAGATGGCGGATTTAGTTAAAGTAAGAATTAAAGAGTTAAATTACAATGAAACCAGAGACAGAATGTTCTTTATGACGTTACTTTGCAATGAATTTGAATTTGATAAAGATGTGCTTGATAAGGTCTATAAAGAATATTGCGAGAATTTTGATGCACTTAATAAACATCTGATTACAGAGGAGGATGGAAAAGATGAATAAGCCATGTGAATATTGTCAATACAATGGAGCATATGGATCCATTGTTAATCCTTGTGAGGATTGCCCGAAGAATTATTTTATGATTAATGGCACATTCCCAATTATACAGCCACTTCGTGAAACAACAGATCATGTCACTAATAAAACTTACATAACCGCCACTACAGGTTGTAAAACGAACAGTAACGGTGCAAACATTAATGATGTATTTACAACTGATCTAACAACTGATTTACCGAATGCAGATGAATACCGTAAATCTATTGGCGTTCCATATTATTATCAATATGAATGGTCAGAACCAAAGTATATTTGTCCAAAATGTGGCGGTGGAATGTGCAAGAATAAAACTATGGTTCTTGCAAGTAACCCTCCTCAATATAAATATCAATGCAACAAGTGCGGACATGTGGAATATCAATTTGGGTGAGGTGCATTATGAAGAAGAAAATTAATTGTCCCACGTGTGGTGGGTTTGGTTTTGTTGCAAAGTTTAATGACTGCTCTGCTTGGAGTGAACGTTGTGAACAGTGTAATGGAACTGGTGAAATTGAAGTCCCTTTTACCATTGGTGATAAAATTCGCAGCATGAGTGATGAAGAGATTGCAATATGGTTGAATGCACATGCCACTGATACAGTATGCGATCTTGTTTGTGGAAATGATTGCGAAGCAATGGCGACATATGATAAAACGTTTGATGAAGTGTGTAAAGATCTAATAAAGAAAAAACTTGCGAAGGAGTGGCATTAATGATGAAGATTGGTTATATTCAAGAATATGATTTGGAGCTCAATCCACATCTGACTGAAAGATTTAAATTTAGAGAAGCGTCTTTCACTAGAAGAATTTCAAGTCGAGGCGATAGAGTTTACTCGAAGATGCTGTTGTCCCCTGTTGATTATGAAGAGATCGTCGATAATGCTAATATTATGAAAAAGAATAGCAAAATTATTCTAGTTCGTGAGCCATTTTTACTTGATGATGAGCTAAGAGAAAAAGTTGTTAGTTGGGTTGAATGGGCAAATCAGGCAAAACCTAGTGAGTATGACCCATTTGCAAAAGATGATTAACAATGACTGGTCTGACATACAAAGAACTTAGAAATCTTAATATGACAACAAAACAAGTAATGTTGGGGAAAACTCCATCAATCCAATATAAATGGCATACAAAAAATGGCAATTGTGTTGCTGAATTTAAAATTTGGGATTGGTGGGATGGTAAAAATATTAGCGATCTCGAAATCAATGAAAAGTATAGAGGACTTGGATTATCCTATCAACTTTTAGATTATGCTACAAAAAGATGTGGTGCTAAAAATTTAGCCGTAAAGAAAAGCAATATTATAGCAAAACATGTTTATGACAAGTACGGATTTCAAGTCACAGATGAAGATAACGCATATTATTATATGTCGTTAGGGGATTACAATGGGATAAGTAATAGAAGTATTGATTTGGGGAGGCGTTACAATGAGTGAATGGAAAGCAGTTGAAAGAAAACTTTTTCATATTCTGTGCGGCAATGCACAACTATTAGAGTGTCCACAATGTGGTACATTATCAGTTGTAGATTTTGCGTATTGTCCGGGGTGTGGTAAAGATATGCATGTCCCTGAAGACAGGCGTTGTAAAATGCATATTAATTCAAATAAGTGCCAATATGCTTGTGTGATGCAATCGTATGTGCCTTTAACAGAATCTGTGTGTCTTAAACCAGAAGATATGCCAAGTCTTAATGATCTTATAAACGAAATGTATAAGTATAAAGAAATGTATGGGATGTGATAAATATATGCAAATGATAATGTATGCTGAGGTAAGAGAAAATGGTGCATGGAAAAAGGTTGGTAATATTTTTCCAAGCGCATTTATTGAAATGAATGATAAATTAACCGATAGGGTTTGTGACGAAAGAAATATTTTTTTATATGAGTTATTTGGTTGGGTTTCTAATAAGTTAGATAAATACACTGAAATTAAACCTATTAGTGAACTGCGCGGCTTACCAGATGATGTGTCTGATGAGATCGCAAGCAATAATTATTTTCGTTTTGGTGGCTTTAACTCATATCTGACGCTTGATGAGCTGCTAAACTATAACTGGGATGCGACAATTTCTCATCTTGGAAGACTTTCAGAAAAAGCATACGTGCACTGGAAGCGAGATGGTGTAATTCCAGCTCGTTGGGATAGACACATTTCTGGTAAAGACAAACAAGTAGTTACCTCTTTCGTTATGGATGGCATTCTAGATGGAAGTATCCCACGTGATGAAGGGATCAATTATTATGTTATTGTTGAGTATGATCAAAAGAGTTATAAGGAATATTGTGCTTTTTTCTGCGAGAACGCTCTTCCATTGCTTGTCGGTCTTGTGCCAAACGGTGGAAGCTACAAGGATGTAAGAGTTGTTTATACATTCATTGATTAAATGCCCTTGACATTTGTGAAGTTTGTGGTATAATAGGCTTGTTCAAAAGGACAATACAAAATTATTGTCGTAGGTGGTGATATTTATTGGCAAAACAGCAAAAGAATCAAACTTATGTACTAAAAATTCATAGTGGCTACTTGGCAAAGCACAATTGGCATTTAACCCTAAAATTGAATGAAATCAGAAAGCAGCCGCAAATGGTTGTTAGTTTGGGCTCTTCTCAAGTGCTAAGATGGTTGACAGAGCTGCAACACAAAGAGGAAGATGACAAAACAGCTTCTAAAATTAAAGAAGCTATTCAAAAAACGAAGAAATTGGACAATACGCCAGAAAATAAGGCGCAAATCCGTAGATTGTATAATAATTTGTATCAAACGCAGTTCCAGCAAGATTATGTAATGCTTGTTATGGATTCTCCGGGAGATTACAAGTATGTGCACAAGAACAAATTTAAGGTTACTATTGATTATGATGACGGCAATGAGCCACAAACCGTAACTTATGTTCGCTTACTTGGAACCGCAGGTTCTATTAAAAAGAGCACAATTATGTTTATCAACGAAAACTTGCATGACGAGATTATGAGTCGTATTAATAATGGGCGCTATCTCGGGCCAAAAGTTGATGAGAATAACAATCTTTTAGAGCCAGTAAAAACTTATAATGGGATGGAGCTCAATTACAAGTTTATTCCAGCAAAGTTGTCTGCATATTTTGCGCTGCAGTGCTCCGCTAGTATCACAGTAGGGTCATTTACTGACGAGAAAAGACCATGGCCACGTATCATTGTAGTAAAGGATGCAGAAACGCATTTTAACTACCCTGTAAGAATAGTTAAAGATACTGGAAATGAAAAAAATCCTGATTGGCCAAGCGTAAGCGAGCCACACGAAGAAATGATTGATTATAATGTTTCTGATGGCATGGGTTTTATTTCTCCAGAAATGAGTGGCAAGTGGGCAGAATTATTGGGAGAAGGTACTGAACCGCTCTCTGGATATAATACCAGATGCGCATTTTTAAAGGGCATGGTATTCACAGTGCCTTTTGTTCAGTTCGCTGAAGAAGTGGCACACACGTATGAAATAACTGATGCGTGGGGAGATAAAAGGGACGTAAGGGATGCAGATTTAATTCTGACAACTTCTATGTTAAAGCTATGGGATTCTTACGCAGGATGTGAAGATTATGTTCGCAATTGTAAAGAGAATGAATATGATTTTTGCATAGCCAAGAGTGCTCCTCGTGAGCTGCGAAATGTTCATACAACAAATTATCAGTATTTGCAAGATTTCAAATTCACAGACGAGCAAATTGATGAGTTGGTTGCACCAACGGTGACAAAAATCAAAGAATGTCTTGGCTTGGATTGGAGAAAGTTAATTCTTTATATGTGCGGGACTGGGCTTGATGAAAATAATGTTGAGCATATGGAGCCCATGTGCAAAGCAATTATGGCAAATACAGAGCTAATCAAAGACCCTTATGTGCGTTCTAAGGTTAGTAGGATGATCCAAAAACGCATTAAAACTGCAAAAATAGGGGTTTTAGATGTTGAAGGAGATTATGCAATTATAGGAAATGACCCATATTCACTATTACAGAGCATGTTTGGGTTAGATATTACAGGCTTGTTGCATGCAGGGGAATGCTATCATCGCTTTTGGATTGATAAAAATGTCAATGAGATTGTCGCCTTTCGTGCACCAATGACTTCAATTGAAAATGTTTGTAAGCTTAATGTTGTTGCCAATCAAGAGATGGAAAAGTGGTATAGATATATCAAAACTTGTTGTATCCTTAACAGTTGGGACACTACTGCTATTAGATGCAACGGCGCTGACTACGATTCTGATAGTTTCTTCACAAGTGATACACATGTGCTTATTGAGGCGTTTGAATACAAGCCAACATTAATGTGTGTGCAAGATAAAATGCCAAAGAAGGTTCCAGTAGAAGAAGATTTTATTACTTCAGACATTAATGGCTTCGGAGACTCTATTGGAAGCGTAACTAACAAAGCAACAAATATGATTTCTTTGAGAGAAAAGTTTGCGCCAGATAGTGAAGAATATAGGCGACTGACTGATAGAATCAACACAATGATGAATTATCAACAAAACGCCATTGATCGTATCAAGGGGGTTGTTGCTAGGCCAGTGCCAAAAGAATGGCTAGAAACAAAAATGCATAAGCCAAAGTCAGGAGACACCCCTGAAATATTGCATGATAAAGAAATTGATACGAGAATAGCAGCAAATATAAAGCCATGGTTCTTTATTTATAGGTATTCTCAGTTAAAATCAGAACTTGATAAATACATGAAATCTGTAAGGTCAAACTGTAAAATAAGGTTTGGCAAAACCCTAGAAGATTTGTGTGCATCTGAATACTTAACTGACGAAGAAGAAGCATTTATCTATAATTATGAAAAATATCTTCCTGTTAGTAGAGCTCCCGGTACAATGAACAGAATTTGTTGGAAGATTGAGGACGAGTTCCAGACGACAGATGTGCTACCAAACGTGGATTTTGATGCTTCTATTTTAAAGAGCGATGTGGAATATTCTCAGGAAGAATTTGATGCGGTACAAGCATTGTATGAAGAGTATAACAGCAATATCCAAGTCTTTTTAAAAGGTGTTAAGAAAAATGATGTTAGCAAAGAAGAAAGAGACCTTGTAATGTCTCAATTTAAGGATACATTTTCTGAAGAATGCGCTTTTGTGTGTGAGAATAAGGAAGTACTCGCTAATATTGTTGTCGATGTTTGTTATACGTCTAGTAAGAATAAATCTTTTGCTTGGGACGTTGCTGGCGAACAAATTTTTAAAAATGTATTAAGAAATAGTGGAAATAAAATGCAATTTCCAATCAAAGATGAAAATGGTGACATAGAATTCTGTGGTAAAACATTTTCCTTGTATACTAAAGAATTTGGTGGTGATGAACATGATAGTATTGAATGAGAAAAAATATGCAATGAATCTGTTACTTGGTAAAAATCAGGACGTCAAGTCGGCCATTAAGAAGATTGGTTATATTACTAGATATAATTCTCAAATATTGGGGAAAGACGATAACGAGAATTATAATTCCACTGTTGCATGGATGACAAAACATCAAATTAATTTTGATGAAGCAAGTTATTCAAATGTTATTTCAAACGCAATTAAAGGAGCAAAAAAGCGAGCACTTTATGAGTTAGATGATATTGTTATTACTCAAAATGAGCTGAAAAAGATAGAAACTTTAAACAATATCAGAGCAGAAAAAATGACGTTTGTACTCCTATGTATGGCAAAACAGCAAGCAAAAATCAATGATTTTTATGGGACATCGTCTAATTTTACAGATGGCCTTGTTAGATATACTGTTACGGAGCTGTGCAAAATTGCAAGAGTATCCGTTCCTGCAGATGATAGAGAATATATTCTGCACTATATTCTCGTTCAGGGACTAATAAGTTGCCCAAAGCGAAATGATACAAAGTGCTTGTGGGTCAATTTTATAGAGAAAGACGGAAAAGAAGCACTTCGTTTGAATGAAGTTGACTGTCAAGAATTAGCGTATGTATATCTGAATTGGAAAGGCAAAGAAGAATTTAAGAGATGCACTCGCTGTGGTAAACTAATGAAACGCAAAGCAAGCGATAACGTCTGTACCGACTGCTCTCTTGCAGCTTCTCTCCCACTGCAAATATGGTGCATTGATTGCGGCGAAATAGTTGAGGTAAGCGAATTTGACTCGAAGACTTGTAGATGTAAAGATTGTCAGGATAAAGCATTACGAAAATCATGGGCAGAAGCTTCTAAAAGATATAGAAAATCGAAAAATGGATCGTCATAATACCCTTCTCGTTTACAATACAAAATTATAGCCTCGCACAAAAATCATACGCATTTGTATGAGGCTATGCCAAAAATCAGGGGTAGAAAAATTCCTAATGGATAGTATACATGAAGCTGTATTCTATACATTGACACGAATTTTTACTAAGAAAAAGAACGAAACGGAGGAAAACGTATATGTCAGAAGAACTATTTGTAAGCATTCCAGAGTCTATCGCGAATCTGCAGCTCCCAAACCCGGAGCTAAGAAATTATTATAAGGATATTGAGAATCGCATTCTTTATATTGATGAGCAGATTGATGAGAATCTTCTAGAACTATCTAAGGAGATTATTCGCTGGAACAAGGAGGACAAAGATATTCCTGTTGAACAGCGTGTGCCAATTAAGATTTGCATTGACACTCCGGGCGGTGATGTATCTGTAACATGGAGCTTTATTAAGCTTATTGAGATTAGTAAAACGCCTGTTTGGACAATTAATCTATGCTGCGCTTACTCTGCTGGCGCTGATATTCTCGCTGCAGGCCATAAGCGCTATGCAATGCCGGGTAGCTCTGTGCTAATTCATTCTGGGTCTTGTTACTATGGCGGTACTCAGGAACAGGCAGAATCAATGAAGAAGTTTGGCGATAAGCTCGTAAAGAAAGTAACTGATTTCTTCCTTGCACATACAAATGTAGATCCGAAGGTATTCAAAAAGAGAGCTCCTTATGATTGGTATCTTGATGAGGATGATGCGCTTGAGCAAGGTATTATTGACGAAGTTGTGAGTGATATTGACGAGCTATTCTAATCTGGAGGGCATATATGGCTACTAAAAAGAAAACAGTCATTAATGAATATGGGGATGCGCCAAGAGACATTGAAGGACATCCATTTTATGGGTTAGTAATGGACGAATCTCAAAAAGAATTCGTGAATGCTATTTTGAACCCAGACAAGCTGATTGTGTTTGCTAATTCAAAAGCGGGAAGTGGTAAAACACTTATGGCAGTTGCTGCAGCAAACCTTCTGGTTCAGTATAATGCGTATGATGGGATTGTCTATATTGTTAGTCCTGTACAGGAAGAAAAATTAGGGTTTTTGCCGGGGAGTGCAGATGAAAAAATTTCTATTTATACTGCTCCTTTATATGATGCTCTAGTAAAGCTGGGCATTAATCCATATACGGCTATTATTCAGGAAGGTGTAGAAAACCAAAAGAATGGTACTGGCTATATTGATTGTGTATCTCACGTTTATCTGCGTGGGTGCAACTTAGAGAATAAGGTAGTTATTGTTGAGGAAACCCAGAATATGTATGTAGATGAACTAAAAAAAGTACTTACGAGAGTTTCTGATACGTCGAAAACTATAGTTATCGGACATAGTGGTCAATGCGATCTGTACCATCACCCAGAAAACAGCGGCTTTGTTAAATATATTGAACATTTTAAAGACAAAGATTACGCCCAAATTTGCGAGCTAAACATCAACCATCGAGGCATTGTTAGTTCGTGGGCAGATGAACTATAAAATACAAAGAAGAAAAGATTATGGCAGCAAAAATTCAGAGCAAGTATACCGTTCAGGCAAATGGAATTCTTCACATTCAAGACAATCAGGTATTTGTTGAGAATGACGACACTGGTGAGTATATTCCACTGATTAGTCTATTTGCGGATTTTAATGATAAAGACGTTAAGCTCAGTATTGCTTATGGCGAAGAGCTTGCGTAAGTATTGATTAATATTATATAAAAGGAACAAGAAAGGGAGATTGAAATGGTTTATAAACAGAAAGATCTAGTTAAAATGGTAGCAAAGGAATCTGGGTATTATCAGGGTGCAGTGAAGGATATTTATGATGCGACTTTTGATGTAATTACTCAGCTACTATCGGAGTCTGCACCTGACAATCTGGCAACAATTAAGCTATTTGAAGGGCTTAATATTAATGCTAAGTTTTTTAAGGGAAAGGAAACTTTCAAGCCAAGAACTGGTGAGAGAACGGTTAGTGATGACCATATTTATCCGGTGGCTAAGTTTACACAGGCATATCAGCTAAAAATTAGAGCAGCATGCAATGAGAACATTAAAGGCGAGGAATAATCCTCGTCTTTTTGTTATATGCGAGAAAGGACAAAAGGAATGGAGATAATTAACTTTAATCCAGCGCAAGAGAGCGAAGAACAGTATATTTATCGCATTTGTTCGCTGAAAGAGTCATCTGGTATGACGTGGCAGCAAGTTGCGGACATTATTAATGCTGCTCTCGATCAAAACTACGGGGAGTCCGCTTATCGTAAAAAATATCAAATGTTTCAGCATGGTCTTAAGACCTGCGAGAAGCAAGTTTTTACAGATGACGAGTATCTGAAAAAGATTCAAGCGGAGAGAGAAGAACTTTATAAGGTTAAAAAGCAGTTTCAAGACCAGAGAAGAGAATATAATAAGCTGCTTGCAAGTGATGCGAGAGCCGAACATTTGACAGAAAAATTAATTGAAGCGGCTGAGAATTTAAGCAAAGACAAGTTTTTGAGTACGAATCAAATTTTGTCTGTTGGCTCTAAGGAAGAAGCAGTTCTCGTCTTGACAGACTGGCATTTCGGTATGGTTACAGATAATATCTGGAATAAATATGACACAAATGAGTGTCTATCACGTGTTAACACTTTGTTCAAGAAAGCAAGTGAATATTTGAAGTTACATGGTATAAGAACGCTTCATATTGTGCTACTTGGAGATTTTATACACGGAAGTATACATACTTCTGCGAGAGTTGCCTCTGAAGAAGATACTTGTGACCAGTTGATGGAAGTGTCTGAAATTTTAGCAGAACTTATTAATGGACTGTCACAAAATGTTAATGATGTGTATGTTTATTCTACTTATGGAAATCATGCGAGAACAGTACAAAATAAGAATGATAGTATCCATTCAGATAATATGGAGAAGGTCATTCCTTGGTGGATTAAACAAAGACTTGCAAAGAATTACAAGGTTCATGTTCGCGACAATAATATTAATGAGTTTATTTTCTTTAATGTGCTCGGGCATGATATTGTTGCAGTTCATGGAGACCTAGAGCGCTTCAGCAAACTTGGGGTAGATATGCATACTCTGTTTGGAAAGAAATATGGTCTTGATGTTGAATATGTATTTTCTGGGGATAAGCATCACTCTGAGACAATTGATTCTTATGGAATTGACAATGTAATGGTGAGCTCCTTGTGTGGCACTGATGACTACGCAAATAATAAGAGATTATATGCAAATCCTGCTCAAACTTTGTGTATTTTTAATAAGGAAGATGGCAAAATTTGCACTTATAATATTAAACTTTAAGGAACAAGAAATTATGAAGGAGAAATAAAAAATGGAACAAAAGAGTACAAAATTAATCTTTAATCCGGGCTGTGCTCGTAGACTCCTTAAGATGGGTTGCACTATTTGTGATATCAAGCCGTCCAAGGAGAATCCAAAAGATAAAACAGTATTTGTGTTTGTTAAGGATGCAAAATTTGACGCAGCTATTGCTGAGATTGATCAGCAAATTAAGGAAACAAAGAAAGAAGCAGTAGAATAATAAATTTATTAAAAAGAACAAAGGGAGTGATAATAGATGCCAACTACTGCAAAAAAGCCCGGAAGAAAACCAACCGGTGCAAAAAAAGCTGGTAGGCCAAAACCAAAAGTTGAAGAGCCAAGTTATCTTTGCCCTTATTGCAATACAGTGAAGAAAAGGTCTGAATATTATGTGAGTACAGATCCGTTGGTTAGGACTGGTGTTACGAACATGTGTAAGGACTGCGCGAAGAAAATAGCAAGGAACTATGACCCAAAAACTGGACAATATGGAGATTGCACAAAGGAATCAATTATTGAGGCCCTAGAAAGGTTGGATAAGCCATTTTTCGAAAATCTGTTTAATTCCAGTTATGTGGAAGGGAATGACCCTAGCAATAGAGCTCTTCACGGAGACACATGGGAAGCGTATATTAAAAATATTTGCTCATTGAAACAATATAAAACTTTAAGATGGCATGATGGAGATATAGCAAGTACATATATGGCAAAAGCGGAAGCGGCGGTTACTCCTATTGAGCAACAGCTTCAGAGTGGAAAATCGTTGGATGATCAGGAGGTCTATGAAACATATCAAAAGAACAAAGAAAGTGTAATTAGACTATTAGGATATGATCCATTCGCTAGTGAAGCAGAAAATGATAAGCCGTTGCTTTATTCTCAACTGGTTGGTTATCTTGATATGGGTGGAGACAATGAGGATATGATGAGGAATAGCTCTGCCATTACAATTGTTCGTGGTTTCTTGCAGCAATCTAAAATTGATGATATGCTCGCAAAGTCTATGAAGACCATTGGATCAAAAAATAGAGCCGGAGAAATCAAGTCATTACTTGATTCGAAGCAGAAGATTAGTTCTACTATTTCTCAACTTGCAGAGCAAAGTTGCTTGAGTTTAAAACACAATAAGAATCAAAGCAAGGGAGAAAATACGTGGACTGGAAAAGTTAAAAAGATTAAGGAACTTAATCTTCGTGAAGGTGAAGTTAATGGGTTCGACATTGCTACATGTAAAGGCATGCAGCAAGTTATGGATTTAAGTAATGCTTCTATTTTAAAGCAACTTGCACTTGACGAGTCGGAATACTCTGATATGATCGCAGAGCAAAGAAAACTTGTTACAAAGTTGACAACAGAGAAAAATAGTTATCAAGAAATAACGAGAATTCTATTAAGAGAAAATCTAGATTTGAGAGACACTTTGTCAGATAATGATTTGTTGGACAAAGAGAATTTAACAAATTTGGAAGACCTATTCTCTTCATTTGGAGATGTTGTTGAAGCCGACGAAGAGGAAGGTGAAAACGATGAGTCAAATGAGGCATAAATATAAAATAAAAATTGTAGAAGAGATGAATGATGAATATCTGGAAAGTATGTTCGTTGATCATGAAACGGTATATGTAAAACCGGGTGTTTATGCAATGTCTACAAGAAAATTAGAATCATTAATTAAAATAGCAGAGATACAAAGGTATTACCAATGCAACCCTGTTAGATTTATTAGTGATTTTTTTGGTATTGAGCTTATTGATGCGCAGGCTTGGATTGTGCAGAGGTCTTGGAATTGTCCTAACGTGCTTGTAGTTGCAACACGTGGACTTGGAAAGTCAACAGTAATTGATCTTATTTTAATGTCAAAAGGGATGTTATTTAACAATTTTTGGAGTTATATTGCTTCCGGTTCTGGCGGTCAGGCAGAGCAGACATTCACTACCTTGGAACGTTTGGCAAATGACAACATTGATGAAATGATTGGTTCGACAGGATACATATTTAAGAATGAGGTTGAAGTTAAAAATGCCGCAGGAGATGGATTTAGTCACTCAAGTAATGGGTTTACATATTCCTTATATAACGGGTCAAAAACGATGACACTAAATAGCAATATAGACTCTAAGAGAGGATTTAGAGGATCTGTAATTTTTGACGAATCGGGATTTTTGTCCGCAGAAATGATGAAGGTATATGGTGCTTTTGCAATTGTAAACAAGAGCTTTAAAACAGGTAAGGATCGTGATGGTAAAACAATTGATCCAATTAGATTAAGGACTTTCCCGTCCAATATTCCAAACCAGAAGTTTTATATAAGTTCAGCGTCAAGTACTGACACAGAATTTTATCGACTATATAGAGAGTTTGCGAAACGGCAATTGATTGGAGACCCTGATTACTTTGTTGCACATATTGACTGTGAAGTCGCGTTTCATCCGACTATGCATGGCAAGGTTATTGCTCCTCTGTTGATGCAAAGTACAGTAGAATCTGAAATGGCAACAAACTCGGAGAAAGCAAGGCGTGAATATTATTGCGAGTTTACTACAGACGCAGGGTTGAATGCAATTATCAAGCGTGGCACTATTGCTAGAAATAGTGAGACTCGTGTCCCACTATTACATAATGATACAAATGATAAGAAGTTTGTATTCGCTTATGATCCAGCAAGAAGCCGTGATAATAGTATTATTCTTATTATGGAGTTATATTTGGATAAAAATGGTGAATACAAAGGAAGAATTGTAAACTGCGTTAATCTACTAGACATTTCAAAGAAAAGAAAGACCCCAATGCAGACGCCGGATCAAATTGCATACTTAAAGGAATTAATATTAGATTATAACGGAGACGCGCCGGATTATGAAAATATTGAAGCAATTTTAATAGACGGTGGATCAGGAGGATCCGGTGTAAATATTGCGGATTATCTTATGGAAGATTGGGTAGATAATAAAGGCAATAAACATAGAGGATTAATAGATAAAGAATATAGCTCAGATTATATTAGCAAATTTCCAAACGCAATTGACAAGATTAAAATACTTCAGCCAACTCAGTATAAGTCTATTATTTATGAAGCATTAATTGAAATGATGAACCAAGATTGTATTAGCTTTACAGCAGACTATGATAACAAGGGATATTTAACGTTATTTGAGGTTGATGAAAAGCTATATAATTCTGAAAAGAAAAGAATTACTGTTGAATTAAAAAAACAGAACATAGATGAAGTTGAGTTTGCGACTAAGTTAGAAGAAGAAATGAAAAAATCTTCTTGTATGAAAACTAAAGTTGTTAAATTAGACCCGTATCAAGAAATTGCGTTAAAAAACATAGATGCCCTTAAGGAAGAAATGGTGAACATGGTTCGTAAGAAGAGAGATTCTGGAAAGGACTCTTTTGAACTTACACCAGAAAAGGAAAACAAATTACATGACGACAGATCGTACTGTGCAGCTCTACTTGGCTGGTTTTTGTCTGAGAAACGTGCAGAACGTATTCGTCACAAAAAGCGTCCTAGCAGCGCAAATATGTTAGATCAATTTAAAATTAGAGCCCCTCAAAAACCGGGCGGCTTATTTAACTAAGGAAGGCGGTGAAATAATTGCCAACAAAACAAAATAATAATAAAGTTGAGCATGGAACAGCTCATTCTACAAAAGAGATTGCGGATTTCACCGCAAAACAACAGCAGATTGAACAGTTCAAGCAGGCTGCTAAAGCGGCACTTCAATTGCTAGATCTGCAGAATATTCCAAGCAAAACGTACACGGTGTATTCTAAGGATTCTTTAAGAACTTATCTTAAGAACCCACTTTCGGATACTAACCAGAAGAATTTAAGGAAGCTGAGTCAGTATTTATATGTTTTGAGCGCACAATATAGAAGAATCATTTCATATTTCGCAACACATATAGATTTGACTGCTTATAATGTCATTCCTAATATTTCAATGACTGAAGATAATGATGATGAAAAAGTGCTTCAGAATTATGAATCAACATTGAAGTGGATTGAAAAGATGAACCTACAAGGTCAAATCCATGGGATATTAACCACATGTCTTCGTGAAGATTGCTTCTTTGGGTATATTTATTACGAGGATGGCGAAGAACAGGATAGAAATTCGTTTATTATTATTCCGTTGGATGCAGATTATTGCAAGATTAGTTCAGTAAATTATAATGGAACGCTTAATTGCGCATTTGACTTTTCGTTCTTTGATGGGTCGTCTAATAAGGTATATCTAGACTATTGGGATAAAGAATTCACAACAGGATACAATGCCTATAAAAATGATAGCAAACAGAGATGGGCCGAACTCGACCCTGAGAGAACTGTTGTGTTTAAAATGGACTATGACCAGCTAGATAGGGTTATTCCTCCATTTGCAAGTTTGTTTGAGGATGTTATTGATTTAATTGACCTTCGTGGAATTACTAGTGTAAAAGACCAGCTTTCAATTTATAAGCTTCTTGTTGCAAAGATTGACACGCTGTCAAATACTAGTAGTCCAGATGATTTTGAAGTAAGTCTTGATCTTGCGGTTGATTTTTATAACAAGATTAATCAGATTTTGCCAGAAGAAATTGGACTAGCTCTGTCTCCTATGGAGATTGAGCCGATCACATTTGATAAGGACGCAACCGATGAAACTAATAGTATTTCCAAGGCAAATAAGAACCTTTGGGAGTCTGCTGGCGTCAGTCAGATTATGGACAATTCAAAGCTTACTGGTTCTACTGCTGTAACTGCCGCAATGAGATTTGATGCGCTCTTTATCCAAAAGCCTTTGCTGTGGCAGATTGAAGCGAGAGTTAATATGTTCTTGGATTATGTACTCCCTGACAATGGAATGCGCGTGAAATATATGCAAGTTACTCCATATTTGAAGGATGAAGTTATTAAAAACGTTAAAGAGGCTTGCACGTTGGGGCTTCCAATGAAAACTCAGCTTGCTTCTTTAATGGGCATGAGTCCTTTAGATATGAATTCTATGCTATATCTTGAGAATGATATTTTGAAACTTCAAGATAAGATGATTCCACTGCAAAGTACTTACACTCAGACTGGTAGCTCTGATACCGGAGGAGCTCCTACAAAATCCCTTGGCGACCTTACTGATGACGGAGAGGCTAGTATTGACAAGAGAGATAAAGCTAATTAAAGGAGGTATACGTCAATGAATAATCAAAAATTTATTGTAACAAAAGACAAAGCGACCGCTGAGTTTTTTATTGCTTCTGGGATTAAGCTTGTGTCTCAAATTGGGGATACTTATACATTTTTGAATCAGCCTCCAAAGCATTTTAGTTTTAGAGAGACGGACAAAGGAAAGTATTGCTTTAGTAATATTTTAAGCATGTAAGCTCCTTCCGAGCTTCACATAGATATTTTAATGAAAGGAGGGAGAATATATGCGTACATTTTATACAATAGATGACTTGTATAAGTTCTGTAAAGAGAACAATTTTTCTAAGTTTAGTTCTAAAGAACATGGTAATCAACCACTAGTTTTACAATCTATTGAATCTTTTGAAGCAGATAATAGCCACGATGGGCTGCTTGATGTAAAACTTAAAGCTTGTCATGTCGGGGTTAATAGGAATCAGTCCTCAATTTCTGAAGATACGATGCAAAAACATATGAGCTCGTTTAAGGGACGTCCGATTCTTGGTTCAATCTTTAAGGCAGATACTGGGGAGTATGAATTCCATTCGCATGATATGGAGATTGACGAAGAAGGAAATGTCGAATATATTGAACAGCCGGTTGGTGTTATTAGTCAGGTGAAAGAACCATATCTAGAATATGATAAAGAGAATGATAAGACATATTTGATGGTTGAAGGTCATATCTTCGAAGACTATTCTAAGGCTGCAGAAATTTTGCAAAGGCATAAAACTTGTAAGTGTTCTGTCGAAATTGCAGTTGATGAAATGAGTTGGAATGCTGATGAGAATTATCTCTCTATTGATTCATTTACTTTTCGTGGAGTGACTGTCCTTGGATATGAGCAAGATGGAAAAACTGCTATTGAAGAAGGCATGAAAGGGTCAAAGATTACTATTGAAGACTTTAGTGAGAAAAATAGTATGTTTACTCAGGACTATCAAAATAAATTGCTTGATACGTTAGAAAAGCTAAATACTACGCTTTCTGCGTTTCAAAATAATGACTTTGAACAGAAGGGAGTGAAAGAAGAAATGAACAAGTTAGAAACCCTGATGGAAGAATATAGTGTAACTATGGAAGATATTGATTTTGAGGTCGATGGTCTAGATGACGACGAACTCACTGCTGCTTTTGATGAGCATTTTGGTAAGTCTCAGTTTGACGAAGGCGATGATGCGGCTGACGATGGTAGTACTGATACTAGTTCTACTGATACATCTGATACTGGTTCAGGAACAGGTACTGATCCAAGTGAGAGTGAAGGCTCCGAAACCACAGACCCCGAGCCGCAGGATGACCCAAAAGAGGAAGATGAACCAGAACCTGTAACAGATGACGATGACTCTAAGGGCAAGAAGAAATATTCTATTGACGAAAATGGTGATATGACTCTTACTTGGCAGATTTCTCATGAGGATATTAGAAATAGTCTATATAATCTCATGGCAGCCGAAGGTGAATATCCATGGATCGTAAATACATACGACAATAGCTTTATTTATCAGAGCTGGGAAGACGGCAGATTCTATAAGCGTGGCTATTCTGTCGATGGTGATAATGTCGCTCTTGGCGATGATATTGTTGAAGTGTTTAGTGAATGGCTAACTCAGGAAGAGAAAGATGCTATTGCTGCACTTAAGGCTGATTACGCAAAACTTAAGGAATTTAAGGAAAGCGCTGAACTCGCTGAGGTGAATGCCAAGAAGGACGCAATCTTTGAGCGTGAGGAATATTCTGTTCTTGCTGATGATACAGCTTTTGCTGAACTGAAGAAGAATGCAGAAAAGTATTCTGTTGAAGAGGTTGAAGAGAAGGCGAAGGTTATCTTTGCTGATTATGTTATGCAGAAGGGTCAGTTTGCTCTAGAGCATAAGGACGAAAAGAAACCTACCAAGAAGGTTGGCGTTAATTTCGATAAGCCAGCGAAGAAAAAGGCGTATGGCAATCTATTCAACGACTAATAAGATAAATATTATGTTAAAACAAGACAATCAGGGATGATGTCTTTTTTATTTTAAAAAATTTAACTATGAAAGGATGAAATTAACTATGGCAAATGTTTTTGACAATGTCAAGGGAGTCGCCCACGTCGTTTGTGAGTCAAGCCTCCTAAAGGCCACAGAAGTTGGTCATATTCTAAGCATGCAGTGCCACAAGGATCTAGATAATGGTTCTATCGTTGCAAGAGGTGCTTTTGTTGAGGAGCAGGTCTTTAAGACTGCTGATTATGCTGCTGGCCAGAAGCCATATCTAGTGCTTACTACCCCAATCGGCTATAATTCCGACAGAAAATATTATCAGGATGAGCAGTATTTCTACAATGCTACTGGTGAGATTGCTCGCTGCTATGAACTACACGTCGATGATATCTTCACTGTTTCTGCTGACGCTATCACTGCTCTAGCAACCGCTCCTGTTGTTGGTAATTATGTCAGCGTTGATGGCGGTCTCTATAAGGAAGCTGCGACTGCTGGTCAGACTGGCTTTGTTGCTCAGATCATTGAGAAGGTTAACTACACCAATAGTGTTTCTTACAGACTTCATGTCGTAAGCATAGGTGTCTAATTGAATATTGAGGAAGGAGGAAAATAATATGTCTAAGTTTATGAATTTTGATGCACGTGTTCAGCACGCATTTAATGATGATGTTAATGACTATGTTGCTTTCAACAAGCTAATGCTCGACGCTGCTCGTGGCACTGTCGAGAATTACTCTGCTAAGGAAGCAAATGACAAGATTGTAGAAGTTTTCCGCAATGTGATTGGTTGCGATGAGCATTCCACTAAGGCGGATATCCGTAGAGGTATTCGTAGAAATCAGGCCGTTCTCTTTGATATCATTGAGGAGACTATTGATGACGCTCTAGTTAGCGGTTGGGAACAGAATCCTTTCTTCAGAGAGTATGTTGATGTTCGTAACCTCGCACTAGGCGATGCGAATGAGTTCTATGTGCCCGATAATAGCGTTCTAAGCGTTATGAAGGTTTCGGGCAACCACCACGACATCGTGCGTCAGAGACTTGGTGCCGGTAAGGTCTTCTCTATTGAGACTAGTTGGTATGCGGTTAAAACTTTAGCTGCCTGACAGCGAAAGCTGTTTGAATAAAATAACGCATTGAATTGCTGGAAAATCCTAAAGCTGTATTGACTACAACGTGGACTGCAAAGTCGAGCGTGAATGTTACGAAAGTAGAAAAAACAAATACAGATTACATATGGTTAAACCCTAAGTGTAGTTGTAATGGACAATCAGCAGCCAAGTTTCATTATATATTTTATGAATTTTGCCAATTGACAATACAAAATTATTGTATATAATATATATGATGAAAAAGGTTCAACGACTATCCCGTAAGGGAGTAGGGTCGCAAGCGATTGGCGATCCGAAGTGGTGCGCATCCGAAAGGATGAAGATATAGTCTGGTCTTTAGTAAAAGCTAAAGGGCATTATGCCAACACAGGAGTAGCGTCCTGATATATCATTTTCTAAAATAATTATACAAGGAATGAATAAATGGAAAAGTATTTGTGTGGAATTTATTGTATAGAAAATACAATTGATAATAAAAAATATATTGGGTTGTCTCGAAATATTCAAAGAAGATGGAATGAACACAAGAGTGAGCTTCGTAGAAATGAGCATGCGAACGTATATTTACAAAGAGCATGGAATAATTACGGAGAAAGCGTTTTTGATTTTAGAATTATAGAGCTGTGTGATCCATTCATTATTTGCGACAGAGAGCGTTATTATATAAGGCAATATCATACATTATCTCATGAAAATGGGTATAATTTAACAAAAGGTGGGGAGGGCGCGGTAACATCTGGGAAAAAAGTCATATGTCTGGCGTCTGGCCAAATATACGATACTATAAAAGATGCTGCTGAGTATAATAATGTCGCGCGTGTTACAATGATAGATTGGTGTCGTAAATATCAGAATTTTATGTATTTAGATGAATATCATCTTATGAGCAAGGATGATATTGAATATTATACAAATTTTGATTGGACTTCATTTATTCATAAGAAGCGTAGCCGTGCTCATTCTCGCGAAAATTTAAGCAAAGATACTTTATTAAAATATAAAGAATGTACTTCTGGCAAAAATAATCCTAGATCAATGCCTATTTATTCACCAGAGTTGGGAGAATCATTTTGGGGTGCAAAAGAAGCTTTTGATAAATATGGAATTAACAGAGGAAGTATTGCTTCGTGCATAAAAGGGAGATTGAAACATGCTGGGAAACATCCAATTACCGGAGAGCCATTGACATGGCAAAAATTAGAAAATGATATTAAATGTTAAACACTTAACGAAAGGTTTACGCAGAATTTGAAAGACTCCTTACTGGTGTTGAAGATTTTGCAACTCTAGTCGGTAAGATTACCGAAGCTTTTGATCGTTATGTCAATCAGGCTCTTTATGAGGCTTTAATTGGCATTGGTAGCACTCTAGGCGCTCAGTGGTACAAGTCTTCTGCTATTAGCGAGGCTACTAAAGAGACTCTACGCACTCTATGCATGGATGTCGGCATGGCATCTGATTCTGAGGTTGTAATTATGGGTACTCGTGCAGCGCTTGCAAGCGTGTTTGCTCTTAATGATGTTTCTTGGGCATCTGGCGACATGAAGAATGAGATGTACACAACTGGACGTTTTGGTTATTGGGAAGGCATCCGTCTTGTGGAGCTAAAGCAGGGCTTCAAGCTAAACGATACCACTCAGTATCTAGTTGCCAATGATGTTCTATTCATCATGCCTGTTGGCATTGATCCTATGCTAAAGCTTGTCTATGAAGGTGATACTCGTATGTATCAGGTTCAGGACGCAGGTACTCATATGGATATGACATATGATTCTGAGGTTCAGACGAAGCTTGGCATTGGTGTTGTTACTAACGCTAAGTTTGGTTACTGGAAGATTGTTAAGTAATTATAGCAATACAAAATTATTTAAGGAATAAAAGGAGAAATTTAAATGGCAAATACAACAAGAACTAAAAAGGCAGAGGTTGAAGCCACTGCAGAAAATGAAGCAGTAAAAGCAGCCCCAAAGAAGGCTCCTCGCAAATTTGCAATGGATGATCCAATCCTCTGCAAGTCTGTTACTTATGGTGAGCTTCTGCTTCCGGGCAAGAAGTCTCAGCTTTTGTATACATGGGCAAACTATGGAGATGCAACTGAGGTTGAATACCAAGACCTTCAGGCGCTAAGGTCTACGAGATCTGCATATCTAAATGCTCCATATTTTGTTATTGAAGACGAAGAGCTTCTTGAGCAGTGGCCTGAGTTTAAGGCGCTGTATGATAAGGTGGCGGCGGTTGATGTAGATCATCTATTCAGCCTACCTATTAATCAGTTTAAGAAGAGACTTCGTGAAATCCCAGTTGGATTTAAGGATTCTGTAAAGAATATTGCAAGCGATATGGTTCGCAATGGTTCTTTGGATAGCCTTGCGAAGATTAATGCGCTGGACGAAATTCTTGGGACAGACATTAAGCTGCTCATTCAATAATACATAAGGAGGTTGGAATATGACTTCCTATGATGTGGTTTTTAAGCGCTTTCTTAATCGTATTACAGATTATGATCTTCCGCTTCTTCCAGAAGAAGATCTGGATGAGATGATGTGTGGTTGGTTAACAAGCGCTATCGCAAATTTTACTAGATGCAAGTCTGACTTGTCTAACAGAGATGACGAGGCTCAGACTTTTAATGCTGATTTGACGAACTATGAGATTGAAGTTTTATCGCTATATATGGTTTGTGCGTGGCTAGATCAAAAGATTAATAGCGTACTGCTTACGAATCAACTCATTGGCGGTAAAGAAGAAAAATACTATAGCCAAGCAAATCAACTAGAAACACTAAAAGCTCTCAGGGACGCTACGTTTACCGAAGCTAGAAAACTACCACGTGACTATAGTTATGTGACAAATGATTATTTTGGTTAAGGGTGGTGTTGCGTATGAACTTTAAATACGGGGCACTGCCTCAAAACCAAATACATGGAGAAAAAGTCCGTCTTCAAGGGGCAATTTATAAGTTGCTTCCATATAAAGAAGACGGCTATGAATTATTGGATGCATATTTTCAAGCTCTTTTACAGCGCATTAGCGGACTGAATAGCCTGTTTATGGAACAGCCTAAAATTATAACATTAATGAGTATCTTAGAGTCGGCTCGTTATGAGACTGATTTTCTTAAGTATAGAAAGGATATTTTAGATGCGTGTTCACTCGTAAATGAGATTGAGGAGTGTGATTCAGGTGTATGATTTATTTAATAATCGGATGAAACTCCAAGGTCGCAATGTGGGAGAAGCGTTGAAACGTCAGTCAGATAAAGTTATGGATGCTACATTTACAAATGATGTGGCGTATCGTAAGTGCTATCTGCAAGACAAAGATGTTATTTTCCCAGAGCAAACGCTCGCTGGCTATAAGAAAGCAAAAGCGGTATTTAATGGCAAGGAAGTATATAATCCACAAAAACTTATGGGCTTCGAGCCTATAGATGCCAAGTATCAGATCCATACATATTACAGTGTATCTGGAGATCAAGTAGATTACTACTTGCAATTCAGGCCATTAGAACATGGCAGGAATCCAAATGTAAGAGTTGGATCGTACATTTTTGTACCAAATGATCTTGGTATTTACGAACTGTGGCTTATTGTCGCTCGTGATGATAGACCACAGTTTCCACAATTTTATATTTTGAAATGTAATCTTTTGTTAAAATGGGAAATTGGTGAAAAAGATTGGCCTTCGTTTGAAGGAAGACATGTCGATGTTGGTACGTATGTTAGCTGGGCTGTGCAAAGAACGCAGAGCTCGTATAACAGTGGTGTCAAAATACAGGCACTCCTATTTAGTAATAAGTAGGTAATAAAGAGGGATGTATCGGTGAAGTCCTCCAATATCTTTGGATAATACCGAAAGCCATAATATCTAATATGGTTTGTAACGCATAGCGGATGAGCGTTAATATGAAAGCAATAATTCCGCCAAGAGCTTCCTCCTACCATTCTATGGTAGAAAATATATGCTGAACTTATATGATGGAAAAGTATAAGATCCATGTGATAAAAAACATATGGGATAACAAGTAGCTGGACTGATTACGTATCGACCTCAGTAGAGAACCAATTAAAGGCAATTGTGCCAACCAATTCTGATACCCATACAATTAAATATGACGAAAACTTTACAATTAGTGATAATCCTCTGAGACGTGTTGTGTGGAAAGTTTCCAAGGTCGAAAATACAACGACTTTTGGACTTACAAAACTTACTTTCACTCAAGAGCTTGAGCACGATCCAGTAGATAATGTTTCTTGGATCAATTTCGCAAGCAACAATTTCTCCGATAGTGCAACTGGCGCAGAGTATGATTATTACAAGCCAAGGATTAATGATAGTGATATTCACTCTCCTGTCTCTTTTGAAAATATAGACGAAAGTGTAATCTCTTACACTGGCGTAGCGCCAGTTATGAAAACTGGTGGCAGTTATAAGACATTTACTGCGAACATATATAAGGACGGGCAACTATCTTCTAGTAAGCCATATTGGAGCTTGGAGTATGCGAAGAATGATACAACAATTTGCCATGTTGAATTCATGTATGTGAATGATGAGCTTGTTTGCGATAACAGCAATAATGATTTTATTGTTGATAAAAACAAAATCATTTATATGGATGAAAAGGAAAAATTGTTTGGTATTCAGTACTCGTATGATTCAAGCAAGCCAATGAACTTAAAGTTGAAGTGTTTGCAAGTACTTAATATGTTGGGTGGTACTATAACCATTAAAGTTAGTGGTAGTCTCGTAGATAACACTCAGTCTGCTATTTTGACAGTGGAGGTGGAAGGTCTATGATTACTCAAATGGGACGTGATTTGCAAAATCTCGATGATGACATTTTGTATGCGAAACGCCAAATCAAGGAAAAGCTTTGTAAGGATTTGGATATAATTCAATATTTACATAATCTTGAATTAGAGAGAGCCGACGCAGAGCCAGAAGATTATTTTAATTGTAATATCTATCCTTTTATTAGGATTCCGGGAACGCAAGATAAAGTGAAGAATTTTATCTGTTTTTCTGTGGATGACCAAGAATCAATGCGTTACAATGAAGTGATGAAGATGCAATATGTGCAATTCGTCGTTTTCTGTCATGGCGATGATATTGATACTGGAGTAGGAATTCCTAGACACGATTTGTTGGGATATTTCATAAGAGACGTCTTCAACTGGAGCAATTTACTTGGTATGAAGCTTAAGCTTGTCTATAATAGAGAAAGCATAATGGACAACGACTATTATTGTCGTACATTAAAATTTGAAGCTATTAAGCCTAATATGAGACTTAATAGTGGGAAACTGATGCCTCAGCCAAGAATGAACGACGAGGTAGATGAGCATGGATTTATTAGAGCTTGATACATTGGGTCTTTATTTTGGAGATCCGTATGTAATCAACGAAAATGTTTCTGTCCTGCAGCCTACTATCGGTGATATCTCAAAATACGGCGAAAAAAACTACTTCAGTCTTATCCACACGATCACGGCGATCCCTAGCGACTTAAAGAGCCAATTATGGGATATGGGGCTTGATTGGGAGGAAGTTGAAGATTTTCAATTATTCATGATGTTAGCTCCAACGCTTAATGTCGAGTCAACTAGAATTATTTTAGGAAATATAGACTTGTCTAAATTGAGACCGTATAAAAATAATCAGAATGGCCAAATTGTCCTTGCTGATAAAGATACTGGATTGATTATTGATATGCTCATTTATGAGCGTATTGTGAATTACTTGCGCAAAGTTCATGGACTGAAAAAGAAAGTGGAACACGCAGGTAATAAATATACGAAAAAAATTCTTATTGACGAAGACAGGATGCGAATTGAAGCGAACAAGAATAAACCTTATAAATCTTTTCTAACTCCCCTAGTTTCGTCTGTAAAGTGTCGTATGGGATATACAAAAGATTATGTTAGAAATATGCAGGTGTTTGAATTCTTTGATGACGTTCAAAGATTGAACGTGATTAACAATGCTGACGCATTATTGCGCGGCATGTATTCAGGCATGATTGATACAAAGAAAATAAATAAACAAGAATTAAATTGGATGAGAGAGCTAGATAAAGACTAGCTCTTTTATTATATTAAAAATTAAAAATATTATTTTATGGAGGTAATTTATTATGGCATTTGATATGAATAACTTTGTCATTGATAGAGTTGTGCGTGGCGTCGCTCTTTCACAGACCGACGATTCTGTTATGTTCGCACTAAACCAGATTACTAACCCTAGCCTATCTTGTAGCTCTGAGAGCACAGACGCGGTGGATGCTTTAGGTACGCCTCTGGCAACATTTTATAGAAGTAAATCAGCCGAGTTTTCTGCCGAAAATGCAATTTTCGATATGTCACTAATGGCAGCACAGGTTGGTTCTGCAAAGCAGGTCGCTTCTGACTCTGATAAGATTACGACTCCTGCTTTTGAGACTATTGATATTGATGGCACTTCTGCTACTTATACTCTAAAGCACGTTCCTCTTGAGGAGATTAAGACCATTTATGCTTTAAATGGTGACGGTACTCTAGGCACTGTCTTTACAAAGAGCACTTCTGTTTCCGCTTCTAGTTTTGCAATTAGCGGCAGTACTCTTACTCCTCCTACTGGTCTTAAGAAGGGCGACCAGCTATTCGTGATTTATGAGTACGAGTCTTCTCAGGCAGTTGCAGTTCTTAACTCTGCTAATAACTTCCCAACTGCTTGTAAGTTTATCCTTGAAGTTCTTGGCTGCGATGTATGTGATCAGACGAAGATGGTCTTCGCATATCTCATCTTCCCGAACTTCAAAATTTCGCCAGACTTCGACTGGAACATCCAGTCCGACGGAACTCATCCATTTTCTGGTAAAGCTATGCAGGAATATTGCGATAAGAATAAGAGATTAGAATTAATAGCCGCTTAAGGCAAATTATGAATAGTTTCCGTATAAAGTAATTTATATGATAAATAACACATTGAAATGCTGGAATACCCTAAAGCTCATATACCAAAGCGGAAAGATGAAAAATGCTTAGACGTAACGGTTGTGAAAACAGAAAAAAGTTATGAGATAGACACACGGTTAAATCCTAAATGTCTGTTCAAATGGGTAATCAGCAGGTAAGCTTTGAATAGAAGAAACCTCAACGACTATTCCCGTTAAGGGAAGTACACAGCAAGCGTTTGGCTGTGGAAGTGGTGTGCCCCATGTTGATGGGTGAAGATATAGTCTATTCTTTGTTGAAAGACAAAGGACTTTGTATGAAGTCGGGCAAGTGTAGCGGCTTGTCTTAATGTAAAGTATTCCAGATTATTATCCCCGGCGACGAATAATTTTGTGTAATTTGTCTAATTGACAACACAAAATTATTGCAGTATAATATAACCACAAGATAGGGAAGGAAGTCATGAACCTTGCCGACAAGGATAGGTGCCTCCACACCTATCCTTCTTGCGATATTAAAAAATGGAGAAAGACATTCTGGAGGGATTGGCATGAATTATGGAAATCAATTTAGTGTAACAAAATCATTTTATGATTGGTGCGTCGAAAATAGTCGTATGGATTTAAATGATAGGTTCGATGAAGTTAAAAATGGATGCACGACGAAAGACGTCGGTTACAAAAGTAATCTTAGATGGTGGTTTAAATGTCCTAAAAATATACATGAGAGCGAACTACATTATATGACAGTTGTAACAAATAATGCTGATGGTCAATTGGTATGCAATCGTTGTAATAGTGTTGCGCAAGTTGTGATAGATAAGTTCGGCCTAGACTATTTAGAGAGTCATTGGGCAAAGGAAAATACTATTAGCCCATGGGATGTTCTTGCTGGAAGCGCTAAGAATGTAATAATTCAGTGTGACAAGGTGAGCTACCATGTGTATAGCCAAGCGGCATGTTCTTTTACGAAGGGCATTGGATGTCCGTATTGTATTAATAGAAAAGTACATCCGAATGATAGTTTGGCGTCAGTATACCCTGAAGTTATCGACAGATGGTCTGATAAGAACGAGAAGAGTCCATATGAATATTCTCCGCATTCTGAGCACAAAGTATGGTTGAAATGTCCATGCGGAAAACATGAGGATTACGAGCAAAAGATAGCCAATGCGTCTATTTATGATTTTAGGTGTCCAAAATGCTCGTGTGATGAAACGAGTAATCGTATGCGTGGAGAAAACAGTCCATTTTGGTGCGGTGGAATCAATGGCAAGAATGACACATTGCGCCATCGTCGCGAATATAAACAGTGGCGAACTCTGGTTTATGAAAGAGACAATTACACCTGCCAGTGTTGTGGCAAGCGTGGTGAAAAATTGAATGCGCATCATGTTATTCCGTTTGCTTCTTGTGAAGAATCAAGATATGACGTAAATAATGGCATTACATTATGTGAACAATGCCATGACAGCACCAAGGAAGGTTCTTTTCATAACGTCTATGGCACTCATAATAATACAATAGACCAACTAAGAGATTATATATTGGATAAATCGAATATTGATATATTCATAGTTCATCCAGAATTTTTAACTCTCCTCTCAAACAATACAAAATTATTGCCACCTGTAAAGGAGGAAAACTAAAAATGCAGAACGTTAGAAAAGCTCGTAAGTGCATCTGTTGCGGCAAGGAATATAGCTACTGTGGCAACTGCGCCAAGGATCGCTATAAGCCAACATACTTTGCACTTTATTGCAGCGAAAATTGCCATGACGCATTCTTCGCAGCAAACGAATTTAATTTTGGGCATATTTCCAAGGAAGAAGCCCAGAAGAAGCTAAAAGCATGTAATCTATCTGAGCTTGACTCTTTCAATGAAATTGTCAAGAAAGATATTGAAAAGATTATGGCCGAGCCAGAAGAGAAGGTTGCTCCACAGCAGCAGTTCAAGAAGGCGCAGGCTTGAAACATAAAGTAGTTAAAATAAAATAAAATTCTATGGGATATTAACTACTTTAAAAAGATGTTAATATCCTATTTTTTTTAGCCGCTAGGTACATGACACGTGGATGTATCTGGTGGCTTTTATATTGGAATAAAAGGAGAAAAGAAACAAATGGTTAAGAGCACAATTACAGGGAAGCAATACAACCCTGATAACAGCTCGGTTGTTTATCTGAGCAATTTTCAGCAGATATATAAATATTTGTGTGCTGGTGCGGAAGAAGATTTAGTAGACATTCTATACACAAACACTAGGAACAATTGTCTAGTTTTTGTGTTTAAAAAGTCGAGCAAGGTAAAGCATTTATACGAGTTATGGAATAATCATGAGCTATAAAAACTATATACTTTATAAAATTTATTATGGGAATGAGCTCGTATACATAGGCAGAACCTCACAAGATTTGATTGATCGTTTGAGGTTGCATTTCTTTGGGAAGCCAATGGTGAAGAAGCTAGATGTTATTGCTACGACACGTATAGAATACACTGTGTGTGATTCAGAGGCAGATATGTTCTTATTAGAGATCTACTTAATAAACAAATATAAGCCTCGTATCAACAGAGACGACAAGGCGCATGATGAACTTTCTTCGCATTTATATCTTCCTGAGCCAAAATTTTATTCATATTACAATCCACTGTTAGATAAGTGGAAAGAGAAAGAAATAGAACATATTGTTGACACTGCTCCATTGGATTATATTGATGGAGAATCAATATGGTTTTAAAACTCCATACAAAGAAAGGAGTGTGAGGCATTATATGTCTAATATTTACGCGAGAATTAAATTAGCTGCAAATCACAATCAATTAATTCTTGTAAAAGATCAGCCACTAGCTGCTGGAAATTGCAATTCTATTTTTATTGAATTTGCGCTAAGAACAGATGACTGGCTGGCTTGTGAAGACCTAAAAGCAGTATTTAATAATTATTATGTTAGAAGTCTTAATGAAAGACTAGTATGTGATATTCCGCCAGAAGTTTTAGCCACTCCCGGAGAATTTGAAGTAGGGCTATATGGTGTTAATGACACTATTCGTATGGCTACGAACAAACTTGAATTTCATGTTGGAGAAGGCACTTATGGAGGAGTGTTTTCAGGATCAAGTGGCGGGTCGGATAATCCGGGTGGATCTGATGATCCTGACCGTTTGATTATATATGATGGTGGCGGTGTTCATGGTTATTAAAAGGGGGTGAACAAATGGAGACAACCACTGTAAAAACTGTTTTTCAGTTCAGAAGGGCAACGACTGATGAATGGGAAATTGTTAACCCTATTTTAAGAGAAGGCGAGCCAGCATATGACATTACAGCAAAAAAGCACAAAATTGGTGATGGGAAAAGCAAGTGGAATGAGCTTCCATATGCAGAAGGCAGTGGTGGCATTTCTGGAGATATTAATTGGGAACAGATTGTTAATGCGCCGACAAAGCTTAGTCAGTTTGAGAATGATTTAGATATTCCAGATTCTAGTTATATAGACACAAAGCTAGAGCAGAAGGCGGATAAAGATCACAATCATGATGGTGTATATCAGCCAGTTGGAGATTATTTAACAGAAGAAACAGATCCGACCGTTCCTGCATGGGCAAAGCAAGCAGAAAAACCGATGTACACATATGAAGAGATTCAAAACACTCCAGACTTGTCTGGTTATGCTACGACTGACTATGTTGATAGTGAGATAGAAAAAGTAAAGTCTGGAATTGAAAAGTATGATGATACAGATATCAAAAATCGTATTTCTGCGAATGAAAAATCCATTGAGGCGTTGTCTGGAAACGGAGAAGGCTCTGTTAAAGAAACTGTAGCTAATGCAATTGCTGAGGTTGTTAATGGGGCACCAGAAGATTTTGACACTCTAAAGGAAGTTGCAGATTGGATTAAAAATGATACTACTGGTGCAGCAAAAATGGAGAGTGACATTGCCAACCTTAATGAGAAGGTAAACAATATTTCTTCTGGGAAAGACCCACTATTTATTGCTGCGCAAAAATTTCATAATCGCCCCGGAACTGAGTTGGCATATGATGTAGACGCAAAAGATTTTAGCCGTGTTGCGTCTGTTGGAGAAAAGGCGAATCTTTTAATTACAAATGCAGAAGATGCAGAAGGTGTGTGGTCATATTTTTGTGAAGCAACAGTTGAATCAATTCCTTTGAAAGACGAAGAAGGGAATGCTTCTATTTATGCTGTAAGACTTTCGTCTATTTGTGATTTAACTCCAAGCAACACTGGGTCTTTGTCTGTGACCTCTGTCAATGGTAAGACTGGGGCGGTTGTTCTTGAAGCTTCTGATATTATCAAGGATTCTACAGATGAAAATAAGATTTCTATTTCTTCTGACGGCACGTTGGAAGTTAATTCAATTACTATAGACAAACTTGTACAAGAAGAAACCAATGAACTTGTTATTGATGGCGGAAACGCCTAATTTTTGAAGGAGGTTTTTTGAATATGGCAACTAAAACACTAAGCACAAGAATTGTCATGAGAAACGACACCGCAGAGAATTGGACTACAAAGAATCCAGTTCTGCTCAAGGGCGAGTTTGGTGTCGAAACTGATACGAACAAATTTAAGATTGGCGATGGCACCAAGGCGTGGGCTGATCTTGATTATGCTGGCGCTGATGAAGCCGCAATTGAAAATATTATCGCGCAGAATAGAGATAGCCTTTATAAGTACACTCGTACTGACGCTTCCCAGTCTGATGACGCAGCCATTGCTGCAGCTCTAGGCTCTAATGCCGCTGTACAGGGCGATATTGTTGTAATTACAACTACTGTTGAAGGCGATACTTACGAGCAAAGCGCATTTATGTATGATGGCAAGCAGTGGGCTGCAATGACTGGCAATGTTGGCGCAGATAAGGTTATTCTACAGGATGACATTGTTATGGCTGGTGACTATACTCAGGTTGGTAATATGACTAAGACCCAGAATGGTACTGCTACCTTCGCAACAAAGGGGAAATCTGTTTCCGACGCACTAACTGAGATTTTCTCTAAGCGTCTACAGCCCGGTACTCCTACTGCTCCTGCGGTGACTCTTACTTTCGGTCAGGCCAAGGCATATGAGGTTGGTTCTACTGTAACTCCAACTTATTCTGCTTCTCTAAGCGCTGGTTCCTATACCTATGGCCCTGCAACTGGTATCACTGCCACTAGTTGGGAAGTCACTGATACTGCTGGCAACTCTGCAACCACTGCTTCTGGCAGCTTTGCTGAAGTTGTTGTTGCTGACGGCACCAACTATAAGATTACTGCAAAGGCTACTTATGGTGAAGGTGCTGTTGCAAAGGACAACCTTGGCTCTGATTCTAGTCCTGTAATTAAGATTGCTGCAGGCTCTGCAACAAAGACTTCTGGTGCTATTACTGGTTATCGTAATACTTTCTATGGTTCTGTGACAGAGAAGGCCGAACTAACTAGCACAATTATTCGTGGGCTAACTAAGTCCAATAAGGCTCTTGCCAATGGTAATTCTTTCACGGTTAATATTCCTGTTGGTGCGAAGCGTGTGATTTTTGCTTATCCTGCAACTCTACGTGATGTCAGTTCTGTTAAGGACGTTAACGGCCTAAATGCAGAGATTAAGAGTGCTTTCACCAAGACAACTCTAACTGTTGCTGGTGCGGGCGCTGATGCCGGTATCGAGTATAAAGTTTATACTACGGATTTTGCTGACCCTGTAGCAAAGGCAAACTCCTATACTGTGCAAATTTAATTGAAGGAGGAAGACAATTATGGCAATGACTTTTGGTACACTTGATTTCGCTGTTGCTTTTAATCGCCAGACGGCTTTTCCTCTGGACGCTAAAAGCTATTTTGAAAACCTAGAAGCTGCTCAGGCCGCCGCTGCATCTGCGCAGGAGGCTGGTAGCTCTGAAACTACATATTACTATGGCCAACAGATTGCTGTTGTTGAGAGTGGCAAGGCTACTCTTTATGTAATTCAACCTGACAAGACTCTAAAAGAGGTTGGCGGTAACATCCTTATTGACGAGAATGCCTTTGTTAAGGGCGAGGATGGTAAGCTAAGTCTGCTTGGTTTTGCTGACGCAGTTGGTGGTGCCCAGCTAGTTAAGACCGAGGATGGTAAGGTTTCATGGGTGAAGCCAGACACCACAACTGTTGAAGGTCTTTCTACTGCTATTGAATCTCTAAAAACCACTGTTGGCGATGACAAGAGTGGTCTGGTTAAGCAGGTTGCCGACAATAAGGCGGCAATTGATACTCTTAATGGCGCAAGCACTGTAGAAGGTTCTGTTGCATATCAGATCGCACAGGTTGTCGCTGGTGCCGATGAGAGTTTCGACACTCTGAAGGAGATTGCTGATTGGATTACGACTCATAAGACTGATGCCGCATCCATGAATTCCCAGATTAATACTAATAAGGATGACATTGCTGCTCTTAAGACAAAGGTTGGCGAGACGTCTGTTGCAGACCAGATTGCTGCTGCTCTTAAGGATGGCGAGTCTGACAAGTATGCTCTGGCAGACGATCTATCTACGGCAAACGGTAAAATTACAGCTCTACAGGGCCTCGTTGGTGAAACCGCTGTCGCTACTCAAATTAGCGACGCTATTGATGGCGCTCTCAAGGTTGATGGTGCAGAAAAGTATGCACTAGCATCTCATACTCATGAAATTGCCAATGTTACTGGTCTTCAGGCTATTCTTGATGGCAAGGCCGCAGCTTCTGATGTTGAGGCACTACAGTCTACTGTTGACGGTCTAGAAGCTAAAGCCCATGAACATGCTAACAAGACTGTTCTTGATGCTATTACCGAAGATAAAGTTAGTGCTTGGGACGCTGCTCAAGCCAACGTTATTGAGTCTATTAAGCTTAATGGCGCGGCCATTGCTCCCGCTGCTGACAAGAGCGTTAACATTGCTATTCCTGCTGCAACTGCAGAGGCACTTGGTCTAGTTAAGGTTGATGGCGAGAGTATTGTTGCTACCGATGGTGTAATTAGTGTTAACGCTGTTTCTACTGATAAGCTAATTCAGGGTACTGATATGCTTATTATGGATGGCGGCAATGCTTAATTAAAATTTTCAGATTAAAGGAGATTGATTACTATGGCTAATAAAACTTTCAATACACGTCTAAAGCTTAAGTATGATACTTATGCGAATTGGTCTACTAAGAACCCAGTTCTTCTTGCCGGAGAGTTAGCAATCTGTGTAATTCCTGCCGATAGTGGTCAGGCTACCAATGAACCAACTGTGCTTATGAAGTGCGGCGATGGTACAAAGCCGTTCAATGAGCTGGATTGGATTTCTGGTCTAAGTGCCGATGTTTATTCTTGGGCTAAGGCTGCTAATAAGCCTTCTTATACGGCAGATGAAATCAGTGGCCTATCCACTTATATTTCTGGTCAGATTCAGGATACTGATACACAATATAAAATTGAAGCAGATGCTACAAATGGTAGAAAATTCTATCTATATTCTGCTCCAAAGGGTGGCTCCTTCAGCGCCACTCCAGTAAGCACCATTACCATTCCTGAAACAGTTTATACTCTTGCAACTGGTACGGCTAATGGTACTGTCAAGTTCAATGGTACTGACGTAGCTGTTAAGGGTCTAGGCTCTGCTGCTTATACTGACGCGGATGCTTATGACAAGTCAGGCGATGCTGATGCAGCACTAGCTTCTGCTAAGTCTTATGCGGATGGCAAGGACACTGCTATTGCCGAGGCAAAGAAGGCTGGTACTGATGCTCAGTCTGCCGTAGACGCCCTATCTGATAAGGTTGGCACTGTCACTGAAGGCAAGACTGTTGTTCAGATGATTGCTGATGCTCAGACTGCCGCGACTTATGATGATACTGCTGTTAAGGCTTCCATTAAGTCTAATGCTGATGCCATTGCTACTTTAAATGGCGCTTCTACTGTCACTGGCTCTGTTGACAAGAAGATTGCGGATGCCATTAATGACTTTTCTACTAAGGTCAGCGAAGATGGTACAGTCAATACTTTTAAAGAATTAATCGACTACGCCGCTACTCACAAAGGGGAATACAGCACTCTATCTGGTGATGTTCAAAAGAATACTACTGCTATTGCTACACTCAATGGTACTGGTGCTGGGTCTGTTTCTAAGACTGTGAATGACGCCGTTGATACCGCTCAAGCTACTCTTCAAGGCAATATTGATAAAAAGGTTGACAAGGTTGCTGGCAAGGGACTATCTACTAACGACTATACCAAGGACGAGAAGACCAAGCTAGAAGGTATTGCTACTGGTGCTCAGGTTAACGTCATCGAAACCGTCAAGGTAAATGGTGTTGCTCTAACTCCTTCCGACAAGGCAGTTGATATCACTGTACCTACTGGCGCTCTGGCTGACAAGAACGAAGTTGCAGAAGCAGATCTTGCTGCAGCACTAAAAACTAAGATTAATGGCAAGGTTGATTCTGCTGATTGCGGCGACATTATTTCTCATGACGCAGCAGAGTTTGCTGCAGCAGGTCATAATCATGACACTGTTTATTCAAAGCTAGGTCATAATCACAAGATTGAAGATCTAGAACAGGAGACCTATATTATCTTTGATTGTGGCTCTGCTTCTACCGTTATCTAAGGCGACATTGCCTCTTAACATTAAGTAGTTTTATTTAATAGGAGAGGCAAAACGCCTCTCCTATTTTTTTAAGACTACACAAAGGGGGAACAAAATTAATGGCTTTCATAAACAAGGTTACTGTTAGAGGCAAAACATACAACCTAGAGAACTTAACAGATGGCTCGCATGTTGTTAAGCTCCCAACTCTAAATGGCGATGACGTATTTGTGACAGAAAAGACGCTGGTGCAAGGAGTAAAAGTTTCGGCGCTTACGAATGGCACTTATACTGTCAGTTTGCCGTCTCTAACTCAGAACGACACGTTTGTTGTTCAAAGCAGACAAAATCAAATTAACAACAATAAAGTAGACAAGGTGTCTGGCAAGGGATTGTCTACTAATGATTATACAGACGCAGAAAAGGATAAACTTAAAAATTTAGAAAATTACACTCTGCCTATTTCCTCAGAAAACGTGCTTGGTGGCGTAAAAGCTGTTCCAAAAGCAGACGATATGACGCAAGAGGTTGGTGTTGATGCAGGTGGCAAATTATATACAAAATCAGCAAAATCTGATATTGATGCGGCACTAGCTGATTTTCATTCTTATAGTATTGAAGTTGTTGACGAGCTTCCAGAGTCAGGAGAGGATTACACATTCTATCTTGTTCCAAAGGCATCTGGTAACGGCTATGAAAAGTATTGGTGGATTACGGATAATGATGGCAATCAAAAGTGGGATGAATTTAAAGGAAGTTCCACTCTTGTAGTTACTGAGCTGCCGCAAACTGGTGATGTAGAAACTGATTATATCCTACATTCAGATGCAGGATGTTTTTATTATAAATGGATTGACAGCTCTTGGCAAATGATTGCAGGGACTATGGCGAATGTAGTAGAGTCGTTACCTGAAACTGGCAATGAATTTACTGATTACTATGTTAAAAATGACGATGGGCTGTACGTGCATTATCGTTATATTAATGATAAGTTCTGCATTATCGGTGGAGACAATTATACAAAATCTCAAATTGACAATAAGGTTTCTACACTTAAGGCATCTGTAGATACAAACGCACAAAACATCGGAGCAAACACGACTAACATTGCTTCTCTAAGTAGAAATGTTGATACGCTAAGACAAACCGTTGACGGTATCGACACAGAAGGTTATACATACTATGCTACATATGGAAATGCTACTCTAGCAACTGGCGAAGAGAAAGAGAATGTTTTTACACTTTACGAAGTTAAAGACGAAAAAGAAGAAGTAAAGAGCCAGTTCGTAATTACTGGTGGTGGCGGGGGTTCTGCTGTTACCACTACTCTTAAAGTTGAACGTATTACTGAGTCGCCGGTTATTGTTACTACAACAGACAATGTAGAGATTAGCTTCAATTATTCTTCAGTGGATAGTGATGGAGAAGCTGTTGATGGCACTTACACTTGGAAGTCTGGCAGCACCGTTCTATCTACTGGCGCGTTAGTTCAGGGCGTGAATACGTTTGACATGTCTGATTATACAAACATTGGCACTCAGAAATTTACTTTGACGGTTGTGGATGCCGCTGGCACTACTGCTGTTAAGTCTTGGACTGTGCAGAAGGTAGACGTAAGACTCGAATCTTCGTTTAATGACAAGATTACATATCAAGCAAATAGTGCGGTCAATTTCACATACACTCCATATGGTGCAGTAAATAAGACTGTGCATTTTGTGCTTGATGGCGTTGAAATTGGAACTGTTTCGACTGGTTCCTCTGGTACATTGCAGTCTTATACAATTCCAGCTCAGGCCCATGGTGCACATCTATTCGAGTGCTATATTACAGCAACTATTAATAGTAAGAGCATTGAAACTGAGCATATTTTCAAGGACATTATGTGGTATGACGAGAATAGTGATGTTCCTGTTATCGGATGTGTTTATAGATATGACCATTATGGCAAAGTAACTGCAAAGCAATATAATTCAACGAATATTCAGTTCTATGTTTATGATCCGAAGACGGCAACTCCGACTGTTACAAGAAGTGTTGATGGCAAAGTTGTTGCGACTCAGGTCATGAGTGGCAATTCTGATGTCTGGGCGTATAAATCTTCTGATGTTGGTGAGCATACCCTGCTCATTACTTGCAGAAATACAACTGTTAAAATCATTATGAATATTGAGGAGCTCGGTATTACTATCGAGCCAATTACTGCAAATTTGGCATTTGATTTCAATCCTACTGGACTTTCAAATAGTGACGAAGACAGACTGTGGAAGGATACTAATACTGATGTTGCAATGACAGTTTCAGATAACTTCGACTGGAGTAATGGCGGCTATCAGATTGACGAAGATGGCAACCAGTATTTCTGTGTTAAGGCTGGAACAACTGCCACTATCAATTACAAGCTTTTCGAGAGAGACGCAAGTGTTTATGGTTCCGAATTTAAATGCGTTTTTAAAACTACGAATGTTAGTAATGCAAACGCTACATTCCTGACCTGTCAGGCAGACTCTACTGTTGTTGGCTTGCAAATGAACGTTCACGAGGCGTATTTAAAATCGAGTATTAAGAGTCTATATATTCCTTATAGCGAGGAAGACATTATTGAATTTGAGTTCAATATTAATACAATTGATAAGGACAATTCAGATGCGACTGCAGTCATTATGAGCTATGAAGATGGTGTTGGTCTAAGACCTATGATTTATGACTCAACGCATAGACTATATCAGTACGAGCCAGTGCCTATTACTATTGGCTCTACAGACTGTGATGTCTATATCTATAGAATGAAAGCTTATAGTGCTTCACTGACTGATTCTAACATTTTGTCAAACTTCATTGCTGATGCAAGAGACTCTGACGAGATGATTGCAAGATATAATCGCAATCAGATTTATGATGAAAATAATGCGCTAACTCCTGAATCTGTGGCAAATGCTTGCCCTCAGTTAAGAGTTATTAAGATTGAGTGTCCTCGTTTTACTAAGGATAAAAAGGACTTTGTAAAAGGCGTAAATGTTGAGTGTATTTATAAGGGTGGAGACCCGGTGCTAGACAATTGGAAGTTCATGAATACTTACCTTTCTGGGCAGGGCACGACTTCTAACGAATATGGTTACGCTGGTAGAAATATAGACATTATTGCTTGTGCTGATGGCAAGAAACAGATTATTAGCAAGATTCCTCTTGACACGAGCTATGTAACAGAGCTTATTCTTGGGGATGGTACAAAGTATTCTGATGGTTCTGGTAAAGTAAGTCTTACTAGAAATTCTGTGCCAATGAATTGGCTTAATATCAAAGTAAATATCGCAAGCTCTGAAAATGCAAATAACGCATTGCTCCAGAAGCGTTATAATGACTATCTGCCATATAAAACTGTTGCCATGGAGAAAGATCCGAAGTGCAAAAATAGTATGGAGTTCCAAAATTGCGTAGTATTTATTAAGGAGACAGACCCTGATATTTCTAAACATATGGAATTTAGGGATAACGATTGGCACTTCTACGGGCTGGGAAATATTGGTGATTCAAAAAAGACCGACGCTTCTAGAGTTAATGACGTCTCTGACCTAAAAGAATTCGTAATTGAAGTTAGTGACAATACTCTACCTAACAGTACTTTTCAAACTGGTGTAACTGACAGTGAAGGTAATATGGTTTATCCTATCACTAAAGACCAGTGGAAGGCTGGCAATACCGCATACGATGCTCTTTATAATGATTGGGATGGTTCTTTTGAATTCCGCTATGAAATGGGTGGCGAGACGAAGGACGGAATGACAACTGCTACTACTGAAGAGCAAGAAGCACAAAGAGCATTAAACAAGCAAGTATGGCGTGATTTCTATGAATGGGTAATTACGTCTACTGATGAAGAATTTGTTTCTCAGCTTGGAGATTGGGTAATTAAAGACTCTGCTCTTTATTGGTATGTATTTACCGAAAGATACACCATGATAGATAATCGTTCTAAAAATACGTTCTATCATTATGCTAAATGTGCTGATGGTAAATATCGTTTTGAACTATGGGACTATGATAATGACACGAGTTTAGGAATAAATAACAGTGGCGAGCTTACCATGACTTATGGCAAAGAAGACACTGATTACCGTACTGAAGGCGACAAGTCTTCAGGATACGTATTCAACGCAGCAGACAACGTGTTCTGGTGCAGAATTCGTGATTTATTCCGCAACGACCTTGCAATAATGTATCAAACTCTTGAAGGAGAAGGTTGTTTTAGCGATACTTCTCTAATCAATGAATTTGACAATTGGCAAGCACAATTCCCAGAAGAACTTTGGAGACTTGATATTGAACGCAAATACTACCGTACATATCAAGGCGGGGGCCTCAATGCCGGTGCAACTCCAGAGCCAACCAGACGTTTCTTAGAGTCTATGATGAATGGCCGTAAGAAATATCAGCGTAGACAATTTGAGCGTGATCAAGCGGCATATATGGGAACGAAATATCTGTCTACAACTGTCAAGGCAGATCAAATTATGTTTAGATGCAATACTCCTTCTGGTGTAGTAGTTGCACCTAATTACACTCTAAATATTGTGCCTTATTCAGATATGTATCTATCTGTGTTATTTGGCAACTCTCCAAGTACACAGCAGATCCGTGCAAAGGCAGGACAGTCTTATGAAATTCAATGTCCATTTACCAAGATGGATGATACGGCAGTACTAATTTATTGTGCTTCTCGTATTCAGGCATTGAATGACCTTTCTGCTTGCTATATTCATGATAATGATTTTAGTAAGGCTTCAAAGCTTAAGACGCTTGTAGTTGGTAATAAAACTTCTGGCTATTCTAACGCATTCTTGACAAATCTAAACCTTGGCAACAATGCGTTACTTGAAGAGTTGGATATTCGTAATTGTCCTAATTTGACTGGATCTATCAACCTATCAAGCTGTGGCAACTTAGAGAAGCTTTATGCAGAAGGAACTTCTGTTACAGGCGTACTATTCGCGGCAAATGGTAAGATTGCGCTTGCTCACTTGCCAAGTACAATCAATAGTTTAAGCTTCAAGAATCTAAGTTACTTAACTGATTTACAGGCGACATATGACAATCTTGAATCCTTAACTATTGAGAACTCTATAATTGATGCTTATCCAATTGTTGAGGATGCAATTGACACGTTGCAGACACTTCGTTTAACTGGTATTGACTGGACTGTAACGAGTACTGAGCTATTGAATGCTATTCTTAAGATGAATAATAATTTACTTGCTGGTAAGGTTCATATTGCTGGTCAAGCAAGACAGAGAGAACTCGATGCTTATGCGGCGGCATGGCCTGATTTAGCTGTCACTTATAATGGTATTATTACTCAGTATAAAGTGACGTTTATGAATTCCGATGGTACTGCTATTAAAGACAAGAGTGGCAATGATTATGTTCAATATGTTGACCAAGGTGGCAAGATTACTGATCCTGTCGCAAGTGGTGAAATTGACACTCCGACAATTCCAAGTACCGCGCAGTACAATTATACATTCGCAGGTTGGGATGGCATTGAGGTAAATGTCACTGCTCCTGTAACTGTAACAGCAAAATATAGCGAAACTGTAAGGACATATACTGTTCGTTGGTTCCAGCAAGCAGGTGTTGTTCTTGCGACGAAGACTGGTGTAGAGTATGGCGCAGTAGCAGAATATGAAGGCGATTGTCCAACCATGAGCGATAATGAGGATTCTTATATCTATAATCTATTCACTGGCTGGGATAAGAGCACTGGATGCATTACTGGAGATACTGATGTTTATGCAAAGTGGGAGACGCAAAATGGTCTTCCATCGGCAGGAACTGACTTGAAAGATATGACTCCAGTACAGATTTATGCTGTTGCAACGGCTGGTAGAGCTAATGATTATTTTGAACAAAAGGACTACTTCGATGTCCGCGTTGGGCAGGATTTCTCATTCTCGAATGTAACTGAGCATATGCTTGGGGATGAGCTTACATTTGATGGCACTTCCTCAAAAGTAGTAGATTCTGGCGTTAAGCTATTTGGCGCAGATTCTGGTTCATTTACAATGGCTATAGATTTTGAGTTTGGAGAGAATGTAGCCGATGCGACACTACTGTCTTGCTTTGAATATGATGGCTCTGAAGGATTTAGACTAAAGTATAATGGCACAAATCCAGAAATCCAGTGGGGTAATACTAGCAAAGTAGTAGGCAAAGGAGGCCAAAGAGATATCGTTGTGCTTCGTCACCGCAAGGGAGAAAGTAAACTTTATATCTACTCGTTTAACTCTGGAGCTTCTACAACTGGTGTTTATGCTGACGAAATGGCTTATACAGAGCTTGTGCGCAATCGTACAACTAATACTGAGGCGACAATTATGCTTGGTGGATTTAAGTTCCTGTCAAATGGAACAATTGATAGCGTAACGCTAGGCAAGGGCACAATTCACTGGGCAAAAGTATGGCTTGATGATATTGGAGACACTGCGGCTAGACAACTTGCTGCATGGCCGCATGAAACTTGGCGCTATGAATATTATGGTGATAAGAGATATAGATGTGCACAGGACTCTAGTAAAATTACTGGAGCTTCATTCATTCCAGCGAATTTGCTATCTCTCACTCACAATATGAATTCTACGAACACCAACCTTGGCGGCTGGAATGACTCCAAGATGAGAGCGTTCTGCAATAGTAGAGTTTATGCGGCATTCCCAACAGAGTGGAAATCAATTATTAAACAAGTTCAGATTCCTGCGACCGCTGGTAATATGGCATCTGATATTGTTTATTCAAAAGACTATGTATATCTTCCATCGTATGTGGAAATGTTTAACACATCTGAAGCACCGTATAGCTCCGAAGGTAAAGCAATTGAATTCTTTGGTTCATCTGCAGACAGAGTTAAGTCGATTGGTGATACTGCGAGTATCTATTATCTACGTTCGCCAGAAGTGTCGTACAATTCTTACTTTAGAGCGGTTGGCATTCAGGGTGATATGAGTAGTTATATGCCATCTAACAGATCTCATGGTATTTGCCCATGTATTTCTATTTAATGGAGGCGACGACATATGAGATATTATAAACTAATTAATGACAATGAATTTGTTGGTATCGGAACGTCGCTAGACATGCGTAGATTTCAAAGGAAGCATGGCATTTTTCTTGTATGCGACGAGTCTGAAGCTCAATACATGCAATGCAATGGTGCGATTTATCGTGCTACTTGGATGCTGCCAGCAGATTCCAATGCAAAAGAAGTCCCTGTGATTCAGATTACAGAGATTCCGCAGGAAGAATATGAGGCTTTATACAATGCTATCAAGGCCAATCAACAGATTGATATTGAACAAGACGAGCCTGAGCAAGACGAGACAAAAGATAATGAAGACAATGATATCACAATTGATTATGTAAAAGAAGCAAAAGTTAAAGAAATGAAAACAGAATGTAACAAAATGATTACAAATGGCTTTGATGTTGAACTGAGCGACAATCAGTCGCATCATTTTTCTTTAACGGTACAAGACCAATTGAATTTAATTACTTCGTCTCAAATGGTTGCAGACGGGGCAGAAACAATTCCATATCATGCAGATGGGGAATTGTGCAAATATTATACTTCCGAAGATATGGAAAAGATTATTGCCAAGGCAAATGCTTTCAAAACATACCATGTCGCGTATTTTAATTCATTAAAAACGTATATTGGTTCATTGCGCAGTATGACAAAAGTCGCAGCGATTACTTATGAAAGTAGTATTCCGAGCAAATATCAATCGGAAGTTTATATTGCTTTAAAGTCTGAATTAGGACTGTAATTAATAACAGGGGCACTTGCTATATAGAGTGCTCCTTGTTATAACAATGGAAAATAATGGAGGTGAAACGATGCCTTACATAAATACTGTGGACATTAACGGAACAACATATAATTTAGAAAATCTGACAGACGGAAATTATGTTGTTGATTTACCAGAGCTAAAACAGAATGGCGTATTTTTGCTTCAAGGAGATGTCGAGGATAAGCTGAATAGTTATCAGTCGAACAAACCACTTTCGGCAAATCAAGGCCGTGTATTAAATGAGCAGGATAATCAGCTAGACACGAAGATTTCTAATTTGACAAGCTCTGTAAACGAAAAGGATACAGAATTGGAAAATGAAATTAAACAGTTGTCAGCAGATATGAAAGAAAAAGATACAGAGCTTGATGGAAAGATTACAACGCTAACCAATAGTTCTGAACAGAAGGACACTGAATTAGACGGGAAAATTACAACGCTAAGAGGTGACATGGGGTCTGGCGATGCATCTACATTATCCAGCGCAAAGACATACGCAGATAGCCAGTCTAGTGCATCTCTTTCTTCTGCAAAAGAATATGCTGATACTGCTGTTGCAAATAGCAAGACGGAAACTTCCACTGAGCTCAATAAAAAGTTAGACAAAACGGGTGGCAAAGTTTCTGGGGATTTAGAAGTTACTGGTGCTTTGACTGCGGATCAAAAGCTTTATGCAAAATATGGAGTTACAATTTATCAGCGTGGAGATGTCTCAAAAGAGATTACTGCTGTATGTACAGGAGAGAATGCAGGAAAAATTGTTGGCAAGTCAGAAAGTGATCTAGCAAGAATTGCAGTTGGGGCTCCTGTGGATGATGATGACGCAGCCAATAAAAAGTATGTTGTTGACGCTATTGCTTCTGGTGGTTTTGGCGCACTAGATGGCGCTACATTTACACCATCTGTTTCTTCTGAAGGTGTTTTAAGCTGGACAAACGATAAAGGAAAAACTAATCCAGCAAGTGTAAATATTAAAGGGCCGAAAGGCGATGCATTTACTTATGCTGATTTTACCACGGAGCAGCTTGCTGCACTAAAAGGAGAAAAAGGCGATAAGGGCGACCCATTATCTGTTTTAAACGCTTATCCAGTTGGTTCCATTTATATGAGTGTGAATAGCACAAGTCCAAAAACGCTCTTCGGAGGTGGCACATGGGAGCAGATTCAAGGAAGGTTTCTGTTGGCTGCGAGCACGACCTATAAAGCTGGCACAACAGGTGGCGAAGCAACACATACGTTGACGAGGTCTGAAATCCCTAGCCACTACCACGACGAATACTTGGGCAACGACGGCGGCGTGGACAGTGCCCCTGACGGCTATAGCGGCTGGCCGAACATTGCCTACACCAGCAAAAAAACGTGGTGGGCAAAGGGTGCACAAACATCCGATGCTGGCGGTGACGGAGCGCATAACAACATGCCACCATACTTGGCTGTATATGTTTGGAAGCGCACAGCTTAACAGTGCAATTAAATACTAAACAAGAAAGGGGTTGAGCAAGTGTCAGGGAAAATCTTTAATACGCGAGTAAAGAATAAACGTGATTCAGTTAGCAACTGGACTGATAAAAATCCAATTTTACTAGATGGCGAAGTAGTGGTCGTTGATAGCACTGATGGTGAAAGCCGATTTAAAATTGGTGACGGGACAAAGCATTATTCAGAACTCCCATTTCAGGACGAGTATTTACAGAATGCAATCAATAATAAAGCTGCAATTGAAGCAGGAGTATACACTGCTGTTGCGTCTAGCTCTGACGGAGTTGCTTACACGTCAACTGTCCCCGGAATTGGCGAGCTGAGTGCTGGTGCAAATATATCATCTGCTAGGGTAAGTGACTCAACAGTTCCAGCAAATGGTAGTTGTACTTTCTCTGCGACGGCTAATACAGGATGTGCTTTTGAAGGATGGTATTCAGATGAAAGCTGCACAAATCTAGTGAGCACAGAGAATCCATATATAGCTACTATTACTGCGAATACAACACTATATGCAAAGGCTCATATAAGCAATTTGAATATTAGTGTTGGACAGGCAGAACATGGAACGGCAGATGTAAATAAATCAATAGCTCAATATGGAGATAATGTTATATTTACAGCTACTCCATCATCTCAAAACTATGATTTTTTTGGGTGGTATGCTGATGCCACTTATACAAATTTGGTTTCTCTAGATAATCCTTATAATTGCACCGTGACAGAGGATATAAAGTTATATCCTAAATTCGGATTAAAGAATTATAACTTAATTGTACATCCAACAGGGTATGATAAAATCAATTTTAATGGTGCTACAAATATAGATAACGTTGAAATCCTCTATAAAAATTCTAGTAAAGAAACTTCAACGGATACAGTTGCTATCTGGGCTATTGGAGAACTTAATAAAAGTGATAATCCCGCTTCTGTTGGATTTTTTATTGATGGCGCTAAATTTTCTAGTATTCCAGCTAACGCTACGATTACAAATATCAATGTTTCCATGAAAGTAAAGGCAGATAGTAAATCGGGCGCATCTATTGTAAGTAATACTTCACGGGGGTTTTATACTGCAAAAAAAGAAATAAATGGTGATAACTTTTCCTACACTCAAATTGGTACTACAACATATAAAAATGTTATTATAGACTTGAATGAAGATTCACAGTATTCGGATTATTTAATTTATACAATATCTAATAAAGAGGCGGGGGAATGGACTATCGCTGATTTGAAGTCAGGTAGTTTCGGAATAGTATGGCTAGCTTCTTCACCTAGTATTACTAGTAATAATGGTGTTTCCAAGCACTTGATCCATAACATAGATATTTCAGTTTCTTATACTCTGCCTGAAGAGTATATTACATCTACTACGTTGTATTTCAAAGTCAACGGGTCATATAAATCCGCAGCAAAAGTTTATAAGAAAGTATCAGGCACTTGGGTTGAACAAGAAGATTTATCTGCTATATTCTCTGGCGAATCAAGTGGAAGCTCCACCAATTATGTGTATGGCGGGAGTGTTTAATTAAAATGAACAAAACAAAGTATCAAGAAGGCGTTGGTTTATTCCAGCGCCTTTATTATATATTAAAGGAGGTTGAACGAATGGCAAATAAAATTTTTAATACTCGTATAAAAAATAAAAGAGATACCGAAGCCAACTGGACGAGTAAGAATCCTGTTTTGCTGAATGGTGAAATTATTGTTGTTGATACGGCAAGCGGTGAAACAAGGTTTAAGGTCGGAGATGGTACGAAGAAGTATTCTCAACTTCCATTTCAAGATGCGGCTACGCTTGGAAACTATGTCCCAACTACGAGAAAGGTCAATAGCAAAGCTCTAAGCTCAGATATCAGCCTGACCGCTTCAGATGTAGGAGCCCTGCCTAGCACGACTACGGCGCTTAAGAATCCTCATGCTTTGACTTTTACTGGCGCTGTTACTGGCAGCTATGATGGTAGCGCAGCTAAGTCAGTAGCGATCCCGTCTGTGGATTCGTCTTTGTCTAGCACTTCAACTAATGCGATTCAGAACAAGGCGGTTAATACAGCTCTTAGTGGCAAAGCAAGTACTGCTGTTGCTACGACAAGTGCTAATGGATTGATGAGTGCGTCTGATAAGACAAAACTCAACGGGATCGCTACTGGCGCAAATAAAACAACAGTAGACTCTGCGTTAAGCACAACATCGACTAATCCGGTGCAGAATAAGGCGGTTAAGGCTGCTTTGGACAGCAAATTAAATACAAGTGGCGGAACGCTGACCGGTAATTTGACAGGTCAGTATCTGACTGGAACATGGCTGCAAACTACGGATGCAACCGATCTGGGCAGTGCGCCGAGTAAGATCGCCGTGCTGGATGGATCAGGCTGGGTGTATTATCGCACACTAACTGAAATCAAGACGGATATTGGTGTAGACGTATCCTCGCTTGTTGATTTGTTTTACCCTATTGGGTCAATTTATATGAGCACGAACCAGACAGATAATCCGCAATTGCGGTTTACAGGGACATATTGGTTGCCAATTTACGATAGATTCCTGCTTGGTGCAGGTAATGTTTACAAAGCTGGCACAACAGGTGGCGAAGCAACACATACGTTGACGAGGTCTGAAATCCCTAGCCACTACCACGACGAATACTTGGGCAACGACGGCGGCGTGGACAGTGCCCATGACGGCTATAGCGGCTGGCCGAACATTGCCTACATCAGCAAAAAAACGTGGTGGGTAAAGGGTGCACAAACATCCGATGCTGGCGGCGGAGGCGCACACAACAATATGCCGCCATATTACACTGTTTATATGTGGAGACGAGTAACTTTTCAAGAGTATGAAGCTGGAGCTGATGTTGGCTAATATTTTTATCATTGGAATACTGTTTGGCAATTAAAATTTTTAAATTTATAGGAGGAAGAAATTATGGAAATGTTAACTCTAATTATCTCTTTATCAATTATTATGTGGTACATTATTGATCGTTTTAAGGAAATGTGGGAAGGCACGAAGTATGGCAAGTATATCACTATTGCTGTGTCGGCAGTGTTCGCATTCGCCATTTCTTTTGGCTTTGGCGTAGATATTATTCTTGCTCTAGGTCTTGTGCAGGAAGGCTCTGTGATTGGCACAGTAATTACCGCACTTGCTTTGATGTCTGGCAGCTCTGCTGTTTCCGAAATTATTGAAAGAGTTAAAGGCGGAAAGTAATATATTGAGGTGATTTAAATGGAAATTATTGAAGCGTTTGCGACACAAAATAAATGTTATCAGATTGGTTCGACACTTACGCCAAGTGGTTTGATGTTGCATAGCGTTGGATGTCCACAGCCTAGTGCTGCGGTGTTTGCTCGTAACTTTAACCAGTATCAGCCGGGTGGTCAATCAGTTTGCGTACACGCATTTATACAGGCAGATGGCTCTGTATATCAGACATTGCCTTGGTGGATGAGAGCATGGCACTGCGGTGGCGCTGCAAATAATACCCATATCGGTATCGAAATGACGGAACCTAGCTCTGGAATGAGCTATGCGGAAGCGGCTGAACAGATTGCTGGAACATATCACACAGCCGTGGAATTATTTGCACAGCTTTGCAACACTTATGGCCTTAATCCACTGGCAGACGGCGTGATTATTGGTCATGCAGAAGGCCATCGTAGAGGTGTGGCCAGCAACCATGCGGATCCAGAACTTTTGTGGAATACATATGGCATGGGTTACACTATGGACGGGTTTCGTCAGGATGTATATAAAGCCATGAACAAAAATAATGATAATGATGAAGAGGAGGAAGACGTAATGAGATACAATACTATTGATGATATTCCTAGCTGGGCAAGAGGAACTATTAGTGAAATGATTGATGAAGGTTTAATTTCTGGCACTGGTGGAGGCAATCTTGATTTGTCTGCTGATATGATACGTATGCTGTATGTCATGAAGCATATGTTTGATGCATGCAATAAGCATTATGAGACAATCGAAGACATCCCATCTTGGGCGCGTGACACCGTGCAGCATTTAATTGACACTGGTGCAATTGCTGGCACTGGCAATGGCAAACTAGATATATCATATGATATGCTGCGCATGTTGGTTGTCTGTCAGAGAATGTTTGATTCTAATCATAGTACGGACAATAAAGAGAATTAATTTTATAAACAAATAGCCTATATGAAGTAGTTATATGGGCGAGGGAGTGCAGAAATGTGCTCCCTCATTTTTATGGAATAAAAGGAGATATATTATGGATTTATTTTACAAAAAGGAGGCTATAGTATGCGTGTTATTGGTATAGACGCTAGTACGAACAAAACAGGTGTATGCTTGTTTGACGACGGGAAATACATAGAGCACATTCTTATAGACTGCCATAAAACAAAGGACGTATATGAGAGGATCCCTAAAATGACAAATGAAATTTGCGAATATATAGCCTCTGTTATGCCAGTAGATAAGATTGTAATGGAAGAGTCTATTTTACGTTCAAATATAGACACGGTAAAGAAATTATCTTTTTTAATGGGCGGTATTATTTTGTATGCTTATCAAAACAATATAGAGTTTTGTCATACACTCCCGTCGGAATGGAGACGCAAAATTGGTTTGCAACAATCGTCAAAAATCAAAAGAGAAGTTCTTAAAGCAGAAGCTATTCAGGCAGTTAGACAAGAATATTTGATTGACGCAACCGATGATGAATGCGAATCTATCTTGATTGCCCGTTCAGCATTTGATCTGCCAAAAATTGTCGTAGATCAAAATGAGGTTGACTATTGGGGCTGTGATTAAATATGAAAATTAATAACAAAACGTTATTTAATATATAAAATTTTTGAATAAAAATGGAGGAACAATTATGAAGGTTAGTACATTTGTTAAGAAGGTTAAAGAAGGACAGTTCAACAATGCAGCAGATATGATTAAGGCTTGGTATATTCCAATTCAGACTAAACATGATATTGCATTACGTATTTTAGAAAAATGCTCCGCGAACAATAATGGCTATCTCTATGTGGACGATTTTGAAAAAAATATTTATTTTTCTATGTTCGTGTTTAATGCTTACACTGGCGTAGAGATTAGCGAAGATTTTGAAACGCTGCTAAAGGAGTATGACATGCTGTGCAGCAATGATATTCTAGATACAGTTGAGCAACAGTGCAGAAAGGATTATAACCATGTCGAGGAAGTGCTGCATTATGAAGAAAAGAAATTAATGCGTCAGAATTCAATTGAGGCTTCATTTGCACAGATGGCTAATGGAATTAGTTCAAGCCTGACAACTTTAGCAGATGCTCTTGCTAAGAAGGTTGATGGTTTTGATATTAATAGCATCCTTCCAGAAGGTGCAGATATTGATGAGCTTTTGAGCACACTTGATAAATTAAAATAATTATTTTATAGGAGTTGATGGCATATGGCCGCAGAAAAAACATTAGGCGATGCTATACAAAAACTAATAGACAATGTTGAAACTGTCGCAGAAATTGCAGGAAACATATGCAGACTGCAAGCTGAAAAAGATTTTAATGATGCAGCAAAAACGGCAGTTGATAAATATTACGAATATAAAAATGGAGCTTATACAAAGTATGGGAGACAACATAATTTGTATGATATTTATAAAGTAAATTCTGATTTGAAGAAAAGAGGAAAAACATTTACTCTAACAACAAATATTGATATGAATTCTGCTCCGTTGGAAGGTGCATACCACAGTAATTCTAGCAAACACCAAGGCGGTGGTTCTTGGGAAAGTGGTGGCCAAGTTGAAGGCGATTATGTATTTGAGAACTTCTTACAAGGTGAGCACCCATGGACATATTTTAAAGATGGGGAATATATGTATGGTGAAACTGTTGGCAAAGAAGTCCCAGACGATTTTTTAAAAGATTTTATTAAGAATTACGGCAGCAGATATTTTGAAGATAATTTTCAAAAAACAATAGCTCAATTGCTAAAAGTATATTTATGATGTAGGAGGTGATTCTTTTGGCAGAAGCGAGTTATACTTCGAAAATTAAATACAATATTGATGACCTTATGAGCAGCCTTGTTGCATGTAAAACTCAAGCTGAACAGGTAGATGGAGTTTTAGCTAATATTGGTAAGCGTGGAAATTTAAATAATTTTATTAAACAGTTTGTCGCTATGGACGACGCTGTTAAGGCACTTAGGAAAGAACTAGATTCTGTAAAGGCAGGTCTTGGAGATAAATTAAATAATGGTTGGATGAAATCTTTTGACGAGATGGTTAAAAAGATGTCTCAGATTTCAGAGCTGTCCAAAAATGTGTTTACGGGGCTTAATAGCGTTAATTTAAAAGACAAAGGCGCAACAAAAGAATTACGCAGCTACGCAGAGCAATTAAATACAATCCTCAAGAACGTTGGCATTGATAAACAAATTGACTTAGACCTTTTTAACACTAAAAGTGTTGAAGAACAGTTTAATGCATTAATCCAATATGCCAGCGAGTTAAATGGTAAATTAAATATCGCATTTGGCGAGATTGATTTATCTAAAGTTGGAGATAATATCAAGTCTGCTGGGGATGAAGTTGTTAATAACATAAAAGAAACTGGCAACAAAATTTCCACCGAGATACAACAGCAAATTGATGATCTTAACGACAAAAAGACAGAGTATCAAAACACTTTAAATTTATTGTTTCCGAACAAAAGTAAATTAAAAGTAACTGGGCTCAAAAAGGCAACCGCAGATGATGAATTAAAATCTTTAGCGAACCAAGCAAGAGAATTAAAGAGTACATTAGATAAAATTTCCCCAATTAAGACAGATGATGAATCATATAAAAATACTTTATTGCAATATCTAGAGATTGCAACAAAATTAAAGAATACAATAAATAATGGAATAAATGCGCGTAATAATGGGATATTATCACCGGGAATGACATGGATCGGCACTAATGTAAACAATATGTATGCCGACGACCTAGAATATGTTTATAAACGTCATAGCGCTATGCTTGACAAAATCAAGAGCGAGTATCAACAAAAAATCGCAGATATCAATTCTGAAATAAACAATCTTAAAGATATTGGTAATTCAAATACTTTTGTAGAAAATGAAGAGATTGCTTCGGAAGAAAAAAAAATTTCTTTATATGACGAGTTAAATAAAAGAGTTAAGGAATATGTCTCGTTGTCGTCAAGCGCAGATGTAGATGAAGACAATCAAAACGCTGATAAATTAATCGCACTGGTCGATGAGATTAAAGAAATTTCTCAGGCATCAAAAAAAGCTGGAGCTTCCATTGACCAAATATTTGAGGATTTAGACTTTGGAGATATTACCGGAGACGAGGCACTTTCTAAAATCTGTGAGCTACTTAATGTTGAAATCCCTACGGCTGCACAAAAAAGCGCAAAAGAAGTTAGCGGTGTAACTGGCGAGCTACAAGAATTATTAAATGTTGCGTCGGGGCAAGAGGTTGGTTATTCAAAAGGTAGCGGCGACGCAAAAGAGTCTATGACGCTTTTTGGCGCGGACAAAGTGGTAAGTTCTTTTTCTGGGAAGGATTTTCAGGTAGATACAGATGCAATAGTATCACAACTTGTCAACAATCTAAAAGAAAATATCGTAATGTCTTTGCACAATCACCCAGATGGAATGAGTGCATTTACGCCGTCGGATATTAATTCATTTACCAAGTTGTTTTATGACCAAGGTACAAAAATCAATGGTATCATTGCAGATGGCGTTGTTAAAACAATTGATTTTACTGGCATTTCTAAAGAAATGGCCATCAAAATTGGAGAATCTTACTCTCAAAATTTAAAAGCAGCTACAAAAGAATTTCCTCTCATGGAATATAATGACGGGGAAGTTGGATTAATAAAAGGAGCAGAAGAAAAAGCGGCACAAGCTGGTATTTCGTATGAACAATTAATTGCTGCGTTTAACGAAAAAGTTAATCAAGCATTAGATAAGGCGTTTACAGACAATGGGTTGGCTTCGACTGTTAAGACATATACAATGGAACAGCTACCAGAGCTGTCATCTTATTTGGCCGAAATACAAAAGAATGGAGAAAATTCTGTTGCACCAATTGAAAAATTAAAAAGTTTATTGGCAACATTGAATCCATCGCACACCGCCGATTGGGACAAGTTTAAAGATATTTTTAGCTCGTTCGAGAGTGGAGAAATTGATTCTACTAATGCTTGGAATCAAAGCGTAGCTAGAATTAAGGAAATCGAGGCGCAAGCAGCAGAGTCTCATCAAAAAACTACTGAGGCTATCAACGAAGAGACTACCGCGCAAGAAAAGCTTAATCAGATTCAGTCTGGGCAACCTTCAACTCAGTCTAATCAAACAGACAATCAAACCGCGCAGCTTGAAAAAGAAAAAGAGCTTATGCAAGAAATTGCCGCTCTTAAAGAAAAACTAAATGCTATTCCGACAAATCTTGTTGACGCTTCCGAGCTTGACGCGGCACAAAAACAAGTACAAGAATTGGAAGAAGAAATCCTTCGTATGGAAGGTGCTTTAGATTCGTGGAAGAATGGTTATTACGACATCCAAAATGCTCTAGATAATTCTGTCCCGATGAGCGAAGTCGATAATATGACTTCAAATGATGTCGTAGATGAATATAGAGCAAAAATTGAAAATTTGTCTTCTGTAATTGATGAATTAAAAACCAAGCTTGCTGAAGCAAAAGTACAATTAGGTAGTGCGACAGAAGCAAAGCAAAAAGGCACCGATGCGGCAGAGCAAGAGTTGGCAGTAGAGAAACAACAAAACAAAGAAGCCAAACAACAATTGGCAACACAACAGCAAATTACAAAAGAAAAAGAAAAACAAAATCAGAGCGATGTGTCGAAGATTTCGAAGGCAGCAACTGGGGAGGTTGCTAGTGGTCAAAGCACAGGAGAGCCTGCAGCAACCGCACCAGAAGTAACTAGTGCTAGTGGTGTACAGGAGTCATTTGCAGCTGCAACGGAACAAAAAAATCAGTTTGTTGAAGCTAATGCAAGAGTTAAGGAAAGTGCGGAAGCTTCTGCGGCTGCTATAGAAAAAGAAATAGAAAAGGCTAGAGAGGCTAGTGAAGCTTTTGCATCCGCCACTCAAGCAAAAAATGATTTTGCTAATGCAAACCAAAATGTAAAAGATAGCGCGGATAAAACTGCTGAATCTCTTGGTAACGAGACTGCTGCCAGTAATGGTACAAGGAAAAGGAAAACTTCTCAAGCTAGTAGTTCAGAAAGCTCTAATGATGGTTATAAAGAATTAGATAATTATAAGGCATTAATAGATGCAAACCAAAAGCTATCTTCTGCTTTTAGGAAAATTGATACGGAAGTCTTCGTAGATAAAGATAGTGATCTTGGACAGTTAAAGAGCAGATATGAAGCTCTGTCAAAGGAGATTCAAGAGCTAACAAAGTCCGAAGAAGCCTTTGGTAAAGTGTCAGAAGATGACATGCAAAGGTTGAGTGTTGCGACAAAGCAGCTCATGAGCGATTTTGAACAGTACGCAAAGGTAAAGAAGGACTCGGCAAAGCAAAGCAATACCTCATATGGGGCAGATGTTGTCGGACAAGTCGAAACAAAGCATACTGGGTTAATTAATAGCGTTAATAGCAAAGGCTATGCCAATGCCTCCGGGCTTACTACTCAATTACAGCAATACGAGCAAGCATATCAAAGAATAATTACACTGCAAAAAGAGCTTGCAAACATAGACATCACTTCGGATTTGGGTAAGCAAAAGGCCGCAGAGTTTGATAGTGCAGTTGAGTCATTTAATAAATATGGCAAAGCAATTGAAAATATCATTAAGAAGTCCGAAGAGATGAAAAACAAAGTTGGTAATATCACTCGTGCGGTCTCTGATGGCTTTGATATTGGCGACGAAGCAAGCAGAAGAAGTGAATTAGAAGCATTTGCTAATTCTTTTGATGGGTTAGATAAAAAATCTATTCAATTCGCTGACAACTATTCCAAGGTTACTTTTACAATAAAGAATGGCAATGGCGAAGTAGAAAAACTAACTGCATCGTTTAATCAAGCGGGAAATGCTATTAATGCTTCCGCTAAGAATATGGGCAAAGCAAGTAGTACGCTTGGCTCTTTCTTTAGCAATGTTAAGAAAAAGTCTGGTGAAATTCTTACATACTTTACTGGCGCAAATATGGTGTATAAAACTGTTGCTCAAATTAAGCAAGGTATTACATATGTAAGAGAAATTGACGCAGCGTTAACAGAATTAAAGAAAGTTACCGATGAAACTGATGAAACTTATAAGAGATTCTTGCAAGATGCATCTAAAACTGCTGGGCAGATTGGTTCTACTGTTAAAGATTTTACTAATGCTACAGCAGATTTCGCAAGGCTTAATTAATAGGCCCCCTGTATGGCGACATATAGGTAAACATCCATCTTAAAACGGGGAAACTCCAGAGATGGACAATCCCGTGGGTAATGTAAAACATTTAATATAAATTATATGAATAGGAGGTGATAAAATGCCAAGACGAATAAATATTGTTGGAGAACAATATGGAGAACTAGTGGTAACAAAAATGTTGTATGGATATAATGGAGGAAAACACACATATTGCGAATGTATAAATGAAAATGGTGTTGTAGTAGTAGTTCGATTAGATGCATTAAGAAACGGTAGCACAAAAACGGCGAGTGGTTCATTAAATAAAGGAAAAGAAAAAGATTTGGCTGGGAAACAATTTGGCAAACTTATTGTTAAATACAAATTGGACAAAAGAGCATCTAATGGTTGTATTATGTGGTATTGCGAATGTGAGTGTGGAGGAAATATAAAATGTTCTTCTGGAGATCTTATTAGAGGAAGAGTTTCTAGTTGTGGATGTTTAGTTAAGCAATATTATGATTCTATAGCTTATAATTTAACAAATCAAAGATTTGGCATGTTGGTGGCAAAAGAATATGTAAAACGGAAAGGTAGTCCAGGTAATTATAAACGACTATGGAGATGTGAATGTGATTGTGGAAATGAAGTATTGGCGTCTGTTTCAGATTTAGTTGGGGGATGCACTATTAGTTGTGGGTGTCAGTCATCTAGCTCGGGGGAAATTTTAGTAGAAACCATTCTAAAAAAATATAATATCAAATTTGAACGAGAATTTACATGGAACGACTGCAGAAATGTTTTGCCACTTCCATTTGATCTTTATTTGCCAGATTATCATATGGTAATAGAATATCAAGGAAAACAGCATTTTGAGCCAATTGATTTCTTTGGCGGCGAAGAGGCTTATGAGAATAGAGTATACAGAGACAAAATTAAAAAAGAATATTGCCATAGCAAGAATATTGGCATTTTATATATCCCATATACATCTAAGCCAAATGAAGTTGAGAATATTATATTAAATGTTTTAAGTCCTGTAACGATCACAGCGTAATCGGTAACGGTTATGCGTATGGTGGACATCTTATTAAGATGAAGAGATGATCTGACCTGCAAATATAATCTAATAATGAAATTGCAGAGGTAGGCAGAAATGACCTACCCATTTCTTTTAGTGGAAATAGTAACAAAGTGAGGATATAACATTGAACAAGCATCTGACTTGGCAAAGGCCGCTTCTGTTTATTATAACGTTGGTGATGACCTAGCCGATATTGGTGAGGCTTCTGATAGTATCATTTCTACAATGCATGGATTTGGTATTGAAGCGTCTAATGCAATGGGAATTGTAGATAAATTCAATGAAGTAGGAAACCACTTTGCAATCAGTTCATCGGGAATTGGACAAGCACTATTGCGTTCTGCTAGTGCATTGTCAGAGGCGGGTAATACCATTGATGAATCAATAGGTTTAATTACTGCCGCTAACTCGGTGGTTCAAAACCCAGAATCTGTAGGTACAGCTATGAAAACCTTATCTCTAAGAATTCGCGGAGCCAAGGTAGAATTAGAAGATGCAGGGGAGGACGTTGATGGCATGGCCAATAGCGTCTCAGAACTGCAGAAAAAATTGTTAGCTTTAACAGGCGGTAAAGTTGACATTATGCTAGATGAGAATACATTCAAGAACACTACAGAAATTTTACGTGAAATGTCTCAAGTATGGGACGACATGACGGACGTAAATCGAGCAGCCGCACTAGAATTGCTAGGCGGGAAAAGACAAGCAAATGTTTTATCCGCCGTTATTAAGAATTTTGACTTAGTAGAAGATGCGATGCAAACATCTGCAGATTCTGCTGGCAGTGCAATGGCCGAAAATGAAAAATACTTGGATAGTATTCAAGGAAAGATTGATCAGTTTACAAATGCAGTCCAAACAATGTGGATGAATTTTATAAGGTCTGATGTTGTTAAATTCCTTGTGGATGTTGGCACTGGATTAGTAAATATCATAGACAAAGTTGGCGTGTTGCAAAGCGCACTTATTACAATTGCTGGTATCCAACTCGGCAAGTTTTTCTTGCCAGACCTATGGTCAAAGTTAACTAATGCAATCAAGAGCAACATAGCCACATACGCAGGAGAAACTGCTGCGAATACTGGACTGATAGTGTCTTTTAAAGCATTGGCCGCAAGCATCTGGGAGGCAGTGGCGGCTGCGGCTGCTTGGCTCGTAACAAATCCTGTTGGCTGGGCGATTTTGGCCGTTGCTGCAATTGCTGCGTTGACTGTGACTATTTGTGCATTAACTAAGTCTCATAAAGATTACGTAGAAGAACTTAAAGACACTAGTGAGGAACTAGACAATATTCGCTCGAATATAGAGTCTCTCAACTCCGAACTAGAAACTACGAAGAGCCGTATAGAAGAACTCGAATCTAAAGGCCCATTAACTCTTACAGAGCAAGAAGAGCTTGATAAGCTAAAAGAACAAAATGCAGAACTTGAACGTCAAATTCGTTTAGAAGAAGCAAGAGAAGAGCGTGCGAAAAACAAGCAAGCAGAAGCTGTAAAGGGCGCATTGGATACTGATCAAGATTTCAAGACGCGAGGAACTGGCGAGCTGAATCTTAAAGACACAAATAATTTCGAAGACGAATTGGGCAAAGTAAAAAATGCCAAAGCCAAACTAGACGAGGCAGAAGCAGAAGTGCAGGATGCTTTAGATTCTGGTATGGACACGAATAGTAAAAAGTTCCAAAAGCTAGAAAAGAATTTAGAGTCTGCGCAGGAAGATTATGCTGATGCTCAGTCCAATTGGGACGAGTTTATGAAAGGTAAAGAAGAAGAATATGGCATCAGCGACTTGGAATGGTTCGATGGCGACAATTTAACAGAGGCACAAAAGGCAGTAAATGGGCTTCTTAGCTCGATGCAAAATTACAATGATCGAGCAGAAATCATGTTTGGTTCTGCTGGCGCAAAAGAGTCTGCTCTTGACCGCTTATTCGGAGAGCGTGGTTCTGAGGCAGGACAAGCATTTCAAGAAGCATTTAACGCGAAAATTGAATCTGGAGAGATCAATGTTGACGTTGATAAATTCGGAGATTACGAATCTGCTATTGAAGGAGTCACTGGAGAGGTTGAGAGCTTAATTGCTGAAAATCCACAGCTTAAAGTACAATTAGACTCTCTTGGAATTAGTGCAGAAGATGTTGCAAGATATTTCTTGAACATTAGCGGTGCTATGCAACAGACTAGTGAAGCCACTTCTGTGGCTGTTAGCGACATAGCAAGCCTTACTTCTGCTTATGATTCGTATGCGTCAGTGTTACAGACAGTTAATGACATAACATTTGACGGGCAAGCGATTTCTGACGATTATTATACTGCACTCCAAGAGTATCTTGGAGATGTAACTGTTGGCGAAGAGAGCTTCGGTGACGCAATTGATACTACGAATGGCAAGGTCGTTAAGAATACACGTCTATTAAGAGCATTAATTGCACAGAAGAAAAAAGAACAAAAGGCAACAGTAAGTGCGGCGAAAGCACAAAGTCAGTCGCAGTATACAAAAGTTGTAAAACAACTACAACAGGCTGTTAAGGCAATGTATGCGGATTACAAAGCGTATGGATATGTTACAAAAGCAACTTATGATAATATTAGCGCGTTGCGTAGTCAGATACAAGCACTCAAGAATGCAGTTAAAGAATATTCAATTTTAGAGTTGAAATTATCAGATGTTACCAATGCGTATGATGAATTCGAGGATGCTAAAAACAGAGATTCGGAAGTGGCGTATGGCGACTCAATGGTCGAAATGCTTGAGACCATTAGCGATGGATTGTTGAGTGGCAAAGTTGGGACGGAAGCATTTAAGGCGGCATGTGAGGCATTAGTTCCTCCGAGCGTTATTGCAAACTGTAAAACTTTTGAAGAACGTCTTGACGCCATTGATGATTATTTTGAAAACTCAAAGTTTGCAGACTATTTCACTATTGATGATGATGGAAATTTTTCAATAGGCTTAAAGAACATAGAAGCATTTATTGCCGACGCGAAAGAAGCTAGTGCTTTTATTGAAAATGCGGACGGCACATTTACTCTTGATAGTAGTATAAAGAGCGTTGACGACCTTGCAAATGCAATGGGATTAACAAAGGCCGCAACTATTGCAATGTTGACAGAGCTGTCAAAATATGATGCAAGTTGGGGAGATATCGTTTCTGACCTAACTATGACAGAACTTGACAAAAAACTTAGAGATACTACCGACTCTTTGGACAAGGCACTTGCAAAGCAAGAAGAGTTTTTCAAGGCTGGCAAAGATCCACTTGGTGAAAACGCAGAAGAATATAATGCGATTCAGCAAGAAATTGATGGCGCTACAGATTCATTGAATAATGCGCAACAAGCTATTGTTGACAATACAAAAGCTTGGATCGATGCAAACAATACCGTTGATACTGCAAAAGAAAATGTATCAACACTTACAAGAGAATTACAAGAGTTAAAAGATGCTGGAGCTTCGGATGAAGAGATCCAAATAAAGACGGATGAGCTCGAAAAAGCAAAAGAGCAGTTAGCAGAAGCTTTAAAAATTAAATATGGTCTAGAACAGCCAACCGTAATGGATTTTCAGGTTGTATTAACTGATGTCCAATCTAAAATTGATCAGTGGAAAGAAGAAAATGCAACTCTAGTTACTGAGGTAGTTCCAAAGCTAGAGCAAGATAAAGATGGCGTTTGGAAGATCCCAGCAACGCTCGAATTAGACGAAGATCAGCAGCAGAAGATTCAAGAATATGTTGATTTGAAGAATGACGAGCAGCAACTTGAGGTGTTAACTAACCAAGAAGTTGACCCAATAACTGACGGAATCACTCAAGTCAAAGAAGTTCTTGACAACATCTTAGACGCTATTCAATCTCCAGACAAAAATAAAAAGCAGGATACTAAAACAACTGATACAACAAAAACAAGCTCTGGTACAACTTCGACGAGTACTGAACAAAGTGCAAGCGCAACTTCTACTTCCAACGTTACGGGATTTGAAGCACAAAGCCCAGATCAAGTAATTGCAGGGTGGAACGCATTAGTGGATGAAATATCTGAAGAAGTGTCGCAATTCGCCAACAATATTTGGAGTGGCGTGTCCACTTTCTTTACAGAAACACTACCAACTGTATGGGACAATTTGTGGAACAGTATTGGAGACAAATTGTCTGGTGCAGAAGAATGGGCGCAAGGACTATGGGAAGACATAAATACATTTTTCACAGACACATTGCCTCAAAAATGGGATGAGTTCTGGAGCGGTGTTGGCGAATGCCTTGATGGAGTAAAAGGTTGGGCGGCTAATGTAGAAGAGGGCGTTAATACATTCTTTACCGAAACAATCCCGGAAAAATGGAACGAGTTTTGGGGAAGTGTTGGCGAGTTCCTTAGTGACATCCCTTATGCAGTTGGATATATCTCCGCGAAAGTTGAAGAATTCTTTACAGAGACTGTCCCTGAGAAATGGGGAGAGTTTTGGGATAATGTTAGTGAAGATTTCGACAAAGTAAAACAATGGGCAAGCGATCTTAAAGATGCGGTAGTTACATTCTTTACAGAAACTATTCCAGAAAAATGGGATGAATTTTGGGATGGCGTTGGCGAAGAATTAAACAATTTAAAAGAAGACGCTATTGCTTTGAAAGATAAAGTTGTTGAGTTCTTCACGACAACAATTCCTACAAAATGGAGTGAATTTTGGACTAGCGTTGGTGAATATATTGATGGCACAATCGCGCCAGCCTTAAGCGCGGCGTGGGATAGCGTGTATGGATTCTTTACCGAGACAGTTCCTGAAAAATGGCATTCTTTCTGGGAGAGTGTCGGCACTTATGTTGATGAAGTGATTGGCCCAGCATTGGTAACAGCGGGAGAAAAGATTTTAGAATTCTTTACAGCAACGCTTCCGACAAAATGGAATGAATTTTGGGAAGGAGTCGGGACATTTCTTACAGAAACAGTACCTACTACTTTAGAAAATATTAAAACTGGCATTTCTACATTCTTCACAGAAACTGTTCCTAGTGCCATTAATGGTCTTTGGGAATCGGCTGCTTCTTGGATTAGTACACAAGCGAGCAATTTTTGGAACAACCTAAAGAGCAAATTTACACAAGGTCGTGAAGATGCAAAAAGCGGAAGTGGCTATAATCCTGACGGTGCGTCTAGTGCGCTTGGAAATGCTTTGGCAAAAGGCAATGCGCATTCAGGCAAGAAGCCCGGATTAAAAGCAAATGAGCACAATGCCATTGTAGGCGAGCTTGGTCGTGAACTAGTAGTAGACGCAAACAAGGGCGTTTATTATACTGTTGGAGAACATGGCACGGAAATGCTTGATTTGCCGAAGGGTGCAATAATCTATAACCACAAGCAGACAGAAGAGTTATTAAAGAATGGGTACACGTCTCGTGGGACATACACTGGCGGCTTGTCGTTTGCTAAAGGCAATGCTCACTGGAATTATGGTACTTATACAAAGAAAACTGGCACTGGAGCGAATGCTGCGTGGGGAGATGGCAGTGACAAAGACTGGTCTCAAATGGGTTGGGACTTAAGTGATGCTGCTAGTGACCTATCTGATGCGGCAAGTGATGTATCTGACGCAGCCGATGATTCAGAGCAAACCATTGACTTTATTGAATATAAGCTTGAAGAAATCGAGAAGGCAATTACTCATATGACCAATAGAATTGAGAATTTCCTTGACGATACTTCTCAAATTGGAGATAAGAACAGCTTATATGATGACTTAGTCGGAGCAGAAAAACAGAAAGCATCTACATATTTTGCTGCAGCAGAGCTTTACAACCAGAAGGCAACGGAGCTACTGTCTAAAGTTCCCGCCGAGTATCAAGAAATGGCAAAGAACGGCGCTATCGCAATTAAAGACTTTATCGGGGAAAGCGAAGGCGAAATTGCTGATGCCATTGAAGAATATCGTACATGGTCTACAAAAGCAGAAGATGCAGAGAACAGCTATCTAGAGTCTATTGCTGAAATTTCTGCAAAACGTCTTGAACAGTTAAATGACATTGCGGATGACTTTGAGAATATTGTTGGTTTAGTCGAACAACACTCAAGTCTAATTCAGGCTGAAATGGATCTTCTTGACGAAGCAGGCGAAAGACTTTCTGAGAATTTCTATAAGGAATTAATGAAAGACTCTCAGAAGCAAATTGAAGACCTAAATAATAAGCGTGCTTCGCTACAAAGTATCCTAGATCAAGCTGTCGCTTCTGGAGACGTTAGAGTTGGCACTGATGATTGGTATGAAATGGTTAACGCCATTTATGACGTTGACGACTCAATCCTTTCATGTAAGAAAGATATCGAAGGCTTCCAGAATAGTATTAATGACCTTTACTGGGATAATCTTGATAAGTTAATTGATAAGATTGATAATGTTGATTCTGAGCTTTCTCATTTGTACAATCTTGTGTCTGACGAGGAGAAAGTAGTAGATGAATTCGGCAATTGGACGAAAGATGGCGTAACTGCTCTTGGTCTACTTGCACAACAGTTAGAAGTTGCAAACTTTAAGGTTGAGCAATACGGCGAAGCGATTGCACGTCTGGAGAAAGATTATGCCGCTGGGCTTTATAGCACAGATGAGTATAACGAAAAGCTTGCTGAGCTTAAAGAGAATCAATGGGACGCAATTGAGGCACAAGAATCCGCGAAGAAGTCTATTATTGATCTGAATAAGACTCGTGTTCAGGCTGTCAAAGATGGAATGCAAAAAGAAATTGACAGTTATTCAGAATTAATAGACAAAAAGAAGGAGGAACTTAGTCTACAAAAAGATGCGAATGACTTTGCAAAACAAGTCGCAGAAAGTCAAAAGAATATTGCGGACATTCAAAAGAGGCTTGCAGTAATTTCTGGCGACAATTCAGCATCCGCGATTGCACAGAAGAAAAAATTAGAAGCCGAACTGAAGCAAGCGCAAGACGAGTTAAACGACCTGTATTATGACCATAGTGTTGAAAAGCAGCAAGAGGCGCTAGACAAGTCTCTTGAGAATTATCAAGACAACAAGCAGGACGAAATGGATGCACTTGATGAATCGCTGAAGAATGAGAACCAAGTCATTCAAGATAGCTATGCTGTTATCGCTGCTAATACAGATTCGTTAGCACAAAATCTATCTGAAATCGCAGATAAGTATGGAATCACTCTTTCTGATTCTGTAACCAAACCTTGGCTAGAAGGCGTAGATGCCATTGGCACTTATCAGGAGCAATTAGACACTTCTGCGAGCGCATTTACTGAGCAATTACGCGCATTAAAACAAGAGCTTGTAGATTTACAAGTTGAAGCTGATAAGACCGCAGATAGCATAATTAAGGCCACAAATAACAAGAAGAATTCGACTGAGAGTGCGAAGTACACTCCGCCAACTCCTTCGACTCCACAGCAGTCCCCAGCTACTGAACCATCCACTCCAGCAGCCCCGACTAAGGGTTCGTCTGTAACTGTTAAGAAATCAGCAACTAATTTCTCCAGAAATGGTGGTAATGGAACACGCATGCAGTCTTGGGTTCCGGGCTCTACATTTACAGTTTATCAGGCAACAGATTCGGAAGTTCTCATTGGTAGAAATGGTGGCTATACTGGCTGGGTGCGTCTGAGCGACATAGAGGGTTACAGTAGTGGAGCTAAATCAATTGATAAAGACCAGTTCGCATTCCTTGACGAGCTTGGTGAAGAGTTGCAGCTTGTTCCAGACGGTGCAGGTAGGCTTTCTTATATTAAGAAAGGAACAGGAATTATTCCTGCAGACCTAACAGAAAGACTTATGGAATGGGGCAAACTAGATCCATCTAGTGTTCTAGAGCAATCTAGACCTGTTGTTAGTGCGCCTCATGTTATTAACAACAATCTTGAGTTGAACCTCCAAGTCGGAGAGGTTGTCCATATTGACAGAGCAGATAATAGTTCTATCCCGAACATTACCAAGGCGGTACAAGATCAGATGGACAATTATATGAAAAATATCAATAAAAAGCTTTATAATCGTGTTAGATAACACAAAATTATAGGAGAGAGCACAATAGCTCTCTCCTATTTATATAATTTCAAGTAGTTAGTAGGAGGTGTGATATCTTGGCGATATATCATCCTAAAATTCGTTTCCGCAATCAAACAAATTATGATTTAGAACTTGTTGTAAGCACATTCAATCCAGATAACGGTACAGTAGATTCATACTTAGATATGGAGCCAGTTTTTACTGATAGCTATGATGGCACAATGCGCACAGACTATGGCGCAAAATATAATTCTGTCGCAACTCCGTCTGTAACATTTGTAGAAGTAGATGGGTCTGATATTGGCCCATACAAAGTTAGAAATACATTGCGCTGGCTTACTGGTTCTAGAAGTAACGCATGGATGGATGTCTGCGACAAAGATGGAGACGTTGTGTGTTCATATCTTGGTAGATTCACGAATGTACAGCTTCAGAAGATGGACGCAAGAGTTATTGGCATCGTAACCACATTTACCGCAGTAAGTCCATGGGCGTATTCAAAAGTATATCCTGTAGAAATCAAAATTGCAGGAGAGACTGAATTCGCAATAGACAACCAAAGTGATGACATTTATTCTTATATCTATCCAAATGTAACATTTCAGAACAGTTCGAACAATGGAAGTTTGATTGTTAAAAATAAATCATTAAATAACGAAACTAAATTTGAAAAATTACAACAGGACGAAACAGTTACAATAGATAACAACTTCGTTGTATATTCCACAAATGATAAGAGAATCTTTGACGATGATTTCAATTTTATATTCCCTACATTGTTGCCCGGAACTAATTATTTTTACGCGAATGGTACTGGAACATTAAAAATTGAATTCAGATATCCGATGAAGGTAGCAGATGGGCTATTAAATGATTATGACCTAAAAGATGGATTGGCCGTTTGGGTAGAAGGCAAGGTATTAAAAATCAAAGGCGACACAACTAAGAACCCTCCAATTTGGACTAATATCAAAGTTGAGGGACACAAAATGATTGTAAGAGGAGAACTCAAGGACGTGAAGTTAGAAATTGGTACGGACGTTTCGAATGGTGTGCTTACGCTTGAAGACGATGGAAGCGTATGCCCATTTAATGAATTTGATGCAGAGGTCGTAAACGGAGAGTTAATTATTAATAAACCTATACGACAAGTAAGTATTTCATAACAAAGGCAGGTGAAAGAAATGCAACTACCAAAAGACTTATTGTCTGACACTTATCGTGCCCCAAATGTAGTTTTGTGCCAGACAAACAAAGAAAAGATTTGTAAATTAAATGTGACTAATCTAGAAGGTACTTTCAAATTTAACTCATATAGTGAAATTTCATTTGATGTTCCTTCTATTTATTGCGATATTATTACTGGAGAGACAAAGCCAACGCCGTACTATGATTATGTTGAAGGACTTAGGCTTGTGTATCTAGAAGGCTTTGGTTATTTCCAATTGCAAGACCCAGAGATTGATGGTAATGGTATTCAAGAGTATAAACATATTAATGCTTATTCGCTAGAGTATTCTTTGTCTCAAAGATATCTTGAGAACTTTACTATCAACGTAGGTGACGTTGAAGGCGCAGTTAGTAGTATTGATGAAGTTGTGCTATACAATCCAAATAATATTGCGCATAGCTTAATTCATCTTGTACTTCAAAAGGCATATGGTTGGACAGTTGGACATGTAGACGATGAGCTAAAAAACCAACATCGTAGTTTTGAAATTGATCGCCAATCTATTTATGACTTTATTATGAACGACATGTGCGAAACGTTCAAGTGCTATGTAGAATTTGACACAATTAATAATAAAGTCAATATTTCTGCAGAAAATGAAGCAGAACGGTTTATTGGCGATGGAAAAACGAATAGTTTTAAGCTGCAATGTGGTGTTCCTACAGACGCAGAAATTACAATCAATGGGCATGTTATAACTGAATATAAGTATAATCAGGACACAAAAGAATTGTCTTTTAATAATGTTCCAGCCCAAGGGGATATTATTGAAGTCTCTAATGACAAACATAATACAGACGTTTTTGTTTCATTTAAAAACCTTTCTAATGACATGAAGGTAAATTATTCTGCGGATGATATTAAAACAGTTCTTACTGTAAAAGGCGCAGATGATTTAGATATTCGAAATGTTAACTTCGGACTACCTTCTATTATGAATTTGGACTATTATTGTACTCCAGAGTGGATGGGAGATAGCTTGTACCAAGAATATAAATACTACATGGACAAGCAGTCTAAGCACATGAGCGGGTTCTATAGCAAGGACATTAGCGGATCAACAGAAGAATATTTTGATGTAAAGACGACAAAAGAGGATTTTGTTGCTGGCGTTGTACAACAGCTCCCCGTACAAAGCGCACAAGAACAATTCAATGTAAATGGAGATACCGTTTCATATAATATAGATAAAGTTATTAAGGAATATAAAATTAACAGCGAAATTGAAGAGATTGTTGTTGATAGCAAAAATGAAACTTTTAATGAGCCAAATATGCAGGTCGAAACGATAACTGCACAAGAAGATGTTGCAACTTTCACTTTCGATGGCTCATATATATTTACTCTTCCATCAGATTTTAACTTCAATGAGAATAGCATTGTAAAAATTGAAGGCAAAGAAGTAAATAACACTAACTATGAATATTCAAACAACAAATTAGAAATCACTAATAAGTCTTTGTTAACAACTGGTAATACAGTTGAAGTAGTCACATGTGAGAATAAGTTCGTAATAGAGAGCGTGATTACAAAAGACAGCAAGATTATTATTAATGGCGCTCGTGAGTTAACGTCATCTGAATATTCTTATTGGGAGAGTGGTAATGAAAAATATTTGACAATCAATGTCGCGCTATCTGTTGGTGACGAAATAAAAATCAGCACACCGAGTGGTACACTGTTTACGAGCGTTCAGGCGTCTATTCCAAGCGGATATGCTATAGCTGCTGTTAAAGTTGATGGAAATGATGTTAAATATACTGTGAACACTACTGGGTCAACTATTACTATTAATGATGCTGATGCAATAAAATATGGAAGCGTTATTAAAGTAGAATATGTTCAAAATCTTTTCACTTTAGAAAAGCTTCGAGACAAAGTCGTTTCCGTGAAGATAAATGACACGGATTCTTCTAAGTATGAGCTGGACGGAGCACAACTAACTATCAATGGCTTGTCAGCAGAAGATACTATTAAAATTGAATCAATTGATACGCATTTTGATTTATCAGATGATGACGACAAGGAAATTGTGTCAGTAATGGTAAATGGCGAGAAGCAGCATGGATATAATTTGGATGGAAATATTTTAACAATAAATGAATTAAATCCAAGCGATAGAGTTGTTATAAATTTAGTTAATAATAAGTTTGAAAGCCAACAGTACGATAAACAAATATTATCTGTCAAAATTAATTCTCAGAAAGTTAACTACACTTTTTCGGATAATGTTGTCACAGTTTCTAATTTAGACTTATTGTTTAGTGGAGAACAAATTGTAATAGAATTTGTTCCAAAATCTTTTTCTCTATCTCTGCCAAAAGACAAAATAGTATCTGTGCTCGTTGATGGCAAAGAAATTGGTGTCAAACAATATGAGTATGATTATAGTACTAAAAAATTAACTATTTCTCTGGACAATCTTTTGATAAATAGCTCTGTGGTTGTAGCGTCTATTGACACTCATTTCGATGTTAAACAATTGTCTGCAAATGAAAATATTGCGGCAGTGTGTATTTTGCGCCAGTCAAATGACGGGAAGACACAAGAGCTAACTGTTGACGTTAAGGATTATACTTATGACAAAAATGAAAATAGTTTAGTTGTTAATGATAGTAGGCTCAGTCAGGACGATATAGTTTTGTTTAAAACTATTAACAAATCATTTGTTGTTTCAAATAGTAATAAAGCATTAACTTCTGTTAGAATTAATGACAATATTACTGAAGATTACACATTTAATTCTAGCATATTAACTATTACCACTAGTTTAGGAATTGGAGATACAGTTTCCGCTGAATTTTTAGATAATCATTTCGTGCTACAAAACGACATTGGTTCAAAGCATATCGTTGAAAAGAAATCCCCTGATTCTATGTTAACTGAAACAATTTCAGAAGGCGAAAATGGATATCTGTACAACAAAACTACAAAAACATTGACGGTGTATGCCACACTTGAAAATGGAGATAAACTTATTGTAAAAACTATTGAGGTAGAAAACGCATTGCTGGTAGTTGAATCTGATGCTGGAGATGGCCAAATATTAATTACAGATGTCTACCCCAAACTTGACTCCTATGAACCAAAAGCCGGAGATTATGTTGTGTGGGTAGAAGGCTATACTGAAACATTAAAAAGGCTATACAAGCTTATAGACAGTCAGTTAACTGAAGAAAATTCTGTCCCTGACGAATATAAAATTACAGAAAAGATTGTTACTCCAGAGAACTTTGAACAAGCAGGACTTTATTTGCCAGAAGCAAGTATAGATAACCTTGGTGAAGTTTATAAAATAGTCAACCAAGATAACAATGGAAATGAAGTTGCTTCTAAGTATTATGTATGCGAGATTAAAGTGTCTATTGTGAAGAACGAGCAGACGGGCAAAGATGAACAAAAGTATACTTATGTTTGGAATGAAAGAAACTTAGTTGTTGGGGCAGAAGGTATTAATTCTCTCAAAGAAAAAAAAGATATATACTTGTCAATCCAAGATGTACAAATTGCTGCTGAATGGGACAAAAAGGACGCAGATAGTGATGAATACAAAGCTTATATAAATAATCTTAATAAGCTTAATGCCATTAATAAAGAACTAGAGAATAAACAAAAAAAGGTTGAAGATATTCAAGCGGAGATCCAAAAAGTAAATGATGAAATCACGTTAATATCAGAGGACATAAGCGTTAATAAAAACTTTACTCCAGAGAATTTGGATAGATTGTCCCTGTTTCTAAGAGAGGACGAATATTCGGATGATTGCTTCTATGTTTCAGAAATTGATACTGACTTAGATAAGATTAATACGCAGAAAGAATTATTAGTCGCTGGACAAAAAGAACTCAAAAAGATTTCTCAACCGAAGTTGTCTTTCTTTGCTTCTATGAGAAATATCTATGCTATGCCTGAGTTCGCCCCTATTCTAAATCAGTTTAGCCTTGGCAATTTTGTCAAAGTTAAACTGAGAGATAACTTTATAAAGAAAGCAAGGTTGCTCGAAGTTCAGCTTAATTTTTCTGATTTAAGTAATTTCTCATGTACTTTTGGAGACTTACTATCAGCGAAGGATCAGGGCGATATTCATGCTGACTTGTTGTCTCAAGCAGTTAGCGCTGGTAAAGCAGTTGCTAGTGGTTCTTCTTATTGGCAAAAGGGTTATGACGTAGCCACTGCTATTGATGAGAGAATTAGAAACGGATTAATTGACGCAACGACTTCAATTAAATCAAATTCTGCTGGACAAAGTGTGTCGTGGGATAATTATGGTATTCACCTTCGTAAAGTTGTAGATGGCGTATTAGATAATCATGAGGGCTGGATTACCAATAATAAATTCCTATACTCAGACGACAATTTCCAGACGACTAAGTCTGTATTTGGTAATTATACTATTAATGGAGAAGAATATTGGGGCATTCTAGCAGGCTGTGTTCGTGCTGGACTGGTCGAAGGTAGTAGTATAGTTGGTGGCCAAATTTGTATTGGCGAGCAGGAAGATGGTTCCTATGCTTTTATGGTTGATAAAGACGGAACAGTAACTATGAATAAAGGCGACGCAGCCGAGAAGCTTTCTTTCTTTAGTTTTGATGGCGATAATGGTTTAGTTGTTGGCGAAAACAACGGTTCTGGAGAATATTTCTCAAGAGTTTCTGCACAAAGAATTGAATTCTGTCGTAAGGCGAGAATTATAACAGTAGAGTCTGAACCAACACAAAGCAATAGATATAATAATTATGATTATATTTTATATATCCACCAAGAAAACAATGATACTTATTACGACTATTATAAAAATCCAGATTTTTTGTCTGCCCAATATAAGCCGATAAGTTCAATTGGTGAAAATTTTGCAGATCCAGAAATTAAATTTGGTATTCCAATTACTTATTTTGCGAATGATACTGCATACATGAAACAAGCAGAAATTGAGGGTAGTTTAAAAGTTGGCACAGAAGAGAAACTATCATCTATTTCTTTAGGCAATTTTAAGCTTCAAATAGAAAGCAATGGAAGCTTGTCTATTGTTGCAATACAATAACGTGGAGGTGATATTTTATGGCAACTGCATCAAGTGGTGCGTTTGAAACAAGTGTATATAATGCTGCTGGAAGCTTATATCCAGATAGAATTAGAGTAGAATGGTCTTCATCGCAAAGTGTCGCAAACAATACATCTACAATATATTGGACTGTTATGTCTGCTGGGGGAACCGGGAGCTCATCTCGCTATGTTATGACAGGCCCTGTAACTGTTAGTATCGCAGGTGTTACAGTTTATAGCCGTGCGGACAGGTTTGCAATGCATGTTGGTGAAGTTCTTGATTCTGGCAGCTTTACTTTAACGCACAATTCGGATGGCACGCAATCATTCTCCGCGTGGGCAGAGGCAGCTATTTATACTTATGCCATTAGTAGCACAAGGTATGATTATTATGTTGACTTACCACAGATTCCAAGAGCTTCAAGTATTAGTGTGTCTGGCACGACTATAGGTTCACCAATAACAATTAGCATTTCAAAAGCGGTATCTTCTTTTACACATACATTAGAGTATAAATTTGGTAATAAGTCTGGTACTATTGCTATAAATACTTCAAGCTCATCTGTTAGTTGGACACCATCACGTGAATTGGCACGACAAATTCCAAACTCGTGGTATGGAACTGGTACGTTAAAATGTCTTACTTACAATGGCGGAACACTAATTGGAGAAAAAACAATTAATTTTATATTATATGTTCCGAATAGTATGAAACCTTCTATCAATAGTTTTACTTCATCTATTGCTAGGACAAATCCTTCTGGATGTGGAATGTATGTTAAAAACAATTCTGCTGTTACGTGGACAGTGTATGCAGCCGGATCATATGGTTCTACTATCACAAAATGTGTTATTAGTGGGCAAAATTTATCTGAGACTAAAACTGGTTCAGCAACTTCATACAGTATGACGAGTAATACTCTAACTGTAGCTGGCAAACAAACTTATACAGTAACTGTTACAGATAGTCGTGGGAGAACAGCAAGCACAACAGGCGAAATTACCATAATAGATTATAATTCACCAACTATTACTTCAATAACTTCGTTTAGAAGCAACGCAGATGGTAGCATGAATGGGTCTGGGCAATATGTTACGCACCAGTTAAATGCGTCGTTTTATACGTTAGGTGGCAATAACAATATCAAAATTAAAGCATATAGTAAAAAACGTTCAGATGCTACGTATTCCGAATCAAATAGTGTTGTTGTGAAAGATGACGCGAGTGATAGAACTAGCTACACATATACGTATAAAAATGCTTCTTTCGCTGTAGACACCGCATATGATTTCAAAATTGTTATCTCTGACAGTGTTGGTCAATACGCTATGTTTTACACAAATGTTGGGACAAAGAATGTACCATTAAATATTTCTGGTGACAATAGCTCAATTGCAATTGGTAGTTTTGCACAAAAACAAGCTGACAACAAAGGGTTATTTCGCTGTGAATGGGCAGCAAGTTTTGCTTCGTCTCCACAAGTGGATTCTGATAGAAATTTAAAGCGCGACATTAACGATATTGATATTGACATCATTGACAAGCTAAAGCCGGTTCAATATGTATTAAAGAATGACGATTCTGATACAATACATTATGGATTTATCGCACAAGATGTAGAGCAAGTACTATTAAGTTCAAATGAATCAAAACAGAAAACGGGAATTGTTCATTATGACGAAGATGAAAGCACAAAAGAACATAAAAACTATTCATTAGCCTATGATGAGATTATTCCGTTACTAGTTAAAAAATGCCAAGAACTTCAGCGCGAGATTGATATATTAAAAGGAGAATAAATTATATTGTTTGGAGTGACATAAACAATGATAGATTTAATTACAAACATATCCAGCCTAATAAGCGGGATTATGGTAATCGTTGCGTTCTTTGGCGTTCTGATTAAACCAATAAGAAAAAAAATAGAAACATGGCTCAGAAACACAACAAATGCCGAGGAACTAACTAATACAATGAAAGCTCATACGAAGCAGCTTAATAATTTAGAATACAAGATTGACCAGCAAGAAACAAAAAGCAAGAAAGCCGACGATCAGATTATTAATCATCTAAAAGATGTTGACACAAGGCTGAATAACGTTGATTCTAAGTTGTGTACGCTTTACAATAGAGTCTTTGAAAATGAGCGGGATCGGATCAAGGCGGAGTTGTCTGAATGCGCGTCTAGATGTGCTCGTGGAATAAAATTGTATCCAGAAGAAAAGAATCATATTGATGAAATTTATTCAAAGTACATTAATGAGCTTCATTGTAATTCTATGGGGTCAGAACTATATCATACAATTACGAAATATTATGAGAGCCAAGATTGGTTGAAAGCATAATAAACGTTTAGGGACTAGAGAGTAAAATCTCTAGTCCCTATTTTTTTGCGCCCTGCTGCGCTTTTAAATGGATTCTAATCACATTTAGTATCCAATTATTCACTGACCTATTCTCTGCGTGAGCTGCAAGCTCTATTTGGAATTTTTCTTCTTCTGGAAGCCTAAATGTAATGGATTTTGTTCCCGGTTTGCATGTCATATTCACACCACCTTTATATGAATATCATAACATTTTTCGCCAAAAAGTGCAATCACCTTTATAGCAAAAACTATGGTTAAAATTAACAAGGTGATAGCACCTTTTTGAAATCAGTAGTGGGGGAGTGTAGTTAATGTCAATTATAAAGAACATTCTGCTATTTAATGTCTTTTATAATTGACATAGACTCAATTTTTGTTTCGTCTAATAGATGAGAATATACTTGCAGCGTCATGTTTATATTTAGATGCCCCACCATTTGAGACACCATTGCAAGTGGGACATTATTGTGTAACATTAGGCTTACAAAAGAATGCCTGAGCGCATGGACTCCACAATGCTCTATCCCTGCTCTTTTAACAATGCGATTGAATGTGTTTTGTGCAGCGACTTTACAAATTGGTTTTGTATGATTCACATGGACAATGTATCCGTTTGGCTCCCATCCAATCTGCTCTTGCAGGTCTCTTAACGCAGCAATTGCCATGTCTGACAAATAAATAGTTCTTGCGACTCCTGTTTTTGTAGAATTGGATACAATTTCAATGGTCTTATTTTTACTCTTGCTTCTGTCATTGATACGAGCGACAGTTTTATAAATTTTCGCAGTGCGCGTTTCAAAATCAATGTCGCTCCACCTTAAAGCTAAAGCTTCTCCAACTCTGCATCCAGTATATAGTAAAAATACATACAAAGCGCCATTCTTATAAATACGCACTCCATTTTTATGCCTAGAATAGCATGTTTGTATTAATTTTTCTCTTTCTTGTTGAGACAAATATCTTCTTTCTTTTTGTACAAATAGCGACTTTTTTGGTAGTCTAACTTCCCCCATCGGGTTTCTATCAATCTTTTCTCGTAGTAATGCATAATTGAATATCTCTCCTAATGCAGAACATGTTTTCTTAATTGTTTCATATGCGAGCCCATCGTCTTTCATTTTATTAATAATAAAAGTTTGAATTAAATGTCCATCTATTTGTTTCATTTCTAAATTATATAATCTTGTCACATGTTTTTCTTTTAATACACGTTCCATTCTATCAAATGATGAAGGTTTCAATGTTGGCTGTTTGACTGTGAAAAGCCAAGAATGAATAAAATCTTCAAATAATATATCCTTATCCCCAACGATATTTTTATTAAGTAATACTTCAAATTCACGTTTTTTCTTTAAACAAGTTTGCTTGTCCCCGTAAAAATATTTTCTTCCTATTCCTTTATAAGCTACAGACAATTTCCAAGTGCCATTGTCTCTTTGCGTCCACGATCCTTCCCCATTACTTCTTTTCTTTGCCATAAATATATTCCTCCATTTTCTAACAATACAAAATTATAGTTCATATCATTATTATATTTGATGAAAACAATATGGTCAATGGCAATTTTTAGTCACAATCGTACCACAATAATACCACAATTTTTTGATTATTTATCATAACAGTACAAGATTATTGGTGATATCGAGTGAATACAATTTTCTTCCAAAGCAAGCCTAAACCAGCATATATTCTAGCTCCAATGCTTTAGACTTGTGTTTGTGAATAGCTGTTCTATTATGTTTTTATGGCTGTTTCTCAGGCTATATGAACCATAAGTGTCCATAAATAAAAACAACTCAAGTCATTGATTCTCCTAGATTTAAGTGATATGTTTTTGCTGAATGACCACATCATTTACCACAATTTTATTGTACCACATCTTTTGACCACAATTCAATATAGTTTATCTATCTTTTATAAGCCAAACTTTTCTTTTCAAACCATTCATCAACTTTGTCCTCAATGATAAGGAATTTACGCCCATTTCTAATTGACGGGAAGTCTTTACGTTTGACAAGCTCATAGACACTATTAATTCCAATTAGCCCCGGATGCTCTGCATTTAATTTTTCATATAATTGTTTTACTGTTATGTATTTCATATTATCACTCTCCTATTATATTTGCTATATTTTATATTATATCATTGCATTTTGATAAATAAATATGCCGGCAATGTGAGAAATTACACTACCGACATATTGCTATTCAGTTTTGCGCATTTATACGCATTTTTTGAGTCAAGAATGGCTACTACACGTGCAATTGTGCGCTGTTGTATCTCCTACGTATGTAGTAGAAGCCCAATTGACTGGAGGATATCTTGTCTCATCGTCTACTTCGTGTGTTTCTGTAACAGTCTTCTGAACAAGATTGCCGTTCTTGTCATATTCGTAAATAGTTTCTGTAATGTCACGCTTAATCACCTTTTAGTTCCTCCCCGACAATTGTTTCAAAAATTTTATACGCTTTATTAAAATCAATATTTGAAATTGCATAGTCAAAATCGTCTCGCATAATCATCTCCGAAAACTGCTCGTTCTCATTGAAACAGCGTTTGTAAAACGTAAGTGCATCGTCTTTTCTGCCATTGATAGCTCGCTCTTCACGAATATCATCTGGCACATGAATGTAAATTGTTACGAAGCGAACATCAGAAAGATCAAGCGAAAGTGAATGCATATACTCAATACCACGATAGTCAATGCAATACAGATCCGATTCCATAAGCTGATCCTTGGTTGCAAAATAAATTGCGTCTCCAATTTGCGTATAAGCAATCATTTGACCTTGATATTGAGCAACTTCGTCCTTTGTAATAAAAGTATGAGTGTCTCCTTCGTCTTTTCTGCGAGGACGAGTGGCATATGATTTTAACTGTCGATATCCGTGCTCGTTGCATAGCTTGTTTACAAGTGAGTCCTTTCCAGAAGAACTTTTCCCAACAATTAGGAATACCGTGTGCATAGTTATCACTCCTTAACACGAAGAATTAGATTAAGAATGATCCCAACAATAAGAGCGAGTGCTGTTGTTGATAGAGAAATTGTAGCACCGCCAATCGCAATACCGCTAATTCCAATTGATAGAACCGCAGATACAATAATGAGATTTTTCTGCACATTTAGGTCTACTTTTTGTAGCATTTTTACGCCAGAACAAGCAATGAAACCGTAAAGGATAATAGCAGCTCCGGCAAAGACACAACTAGGAATTGATACAATAAATGCCTGAACTGGAGCGATAAATCCTAAAAGGCCAAGAATAATTGCGGCTGTTGCTGTAACAGATACCGATGCAACCCGACTAAATCCAATTTCTGCCACCGACTCTCCATAACTACAGGAGCCAAGGCCACCAAAACATACGCTAATCAAATTGCCAAAACCTTCACCGAAAAATATCTTATTAAGTCCGGGCTTTGCGTAAAGATCTACTCCGATAATGCCACCTAATGCTGCGTGATCACTCAATGCTTCCATGCTGGCTGAGATAGTGTATGCTACAAACATGATCACAATTGGAACAATGTTGCCCCATTCAATTGTCTCCCAGTGCGTGAACGCGAAGTCAGGCATTTGAATAATTTTAAGATTTTCAAACACAGAAAAGTCTACTAGATTACATGTCCCAGTAATAGTAAGAATAACGGCAACCGCATAACCAATCAAAATTCCAAGCAAAAATGGCAGAATACGAGCGATACCTTTTGCATAATGAGAAATTAGCGCAATAGAAAGCATTGTAATCATTGCAATGGCGACTCCCCACTGTCCAGCTTCTCCAATATATCCGGGAATAAAACTAAATAAATTTACTCCAATAACACACGTAACCGCTCCAATTAGAGATGCAGGGAACACCTTATAAATTGACTGGTAAGGAATCTTTGTAAAAATTAGTCCCAAGATGCAATAAACGATACAAGCCGTAAGGCCACCAACAGCTACCCCAGAGTATCCAGCAATGCCTAGTGCAAACATTACTGGCGCAACGAATGCTCCGCTATTACTTAGAAACATTGGCGACTGCCTTTTAGTGATTAGAATATAACTCAATGTTGAAAGCGCTGCACCAACAAGAGCTCCTGATGTTGCGACGCCGCAAATATTTGCAATCAATACAGTTGCTACAAAGACAGAGAGTACCATCTGTACACCAAAAAGAAGCATTTTGCCAGACGGCGGCTTGTCTCCAATTCCATAAATCATATTACTCTCCATACTCTTCCTCCAAATGCTTCATAATCTCGTCAAATGTTTCAATATCTCCATACTTGGCAGTATATAGAATCATTCCATATAGTAGTTGATTGATGGAGAAACTTCTACGCCAATCTTTTTCATTTAAATGATTTGTTCGGATATCAAAGTAGTGGAAGTAGTTCTGTTTATTAGCCATGCGATTAATTTCTCTCTTCAAACAAGCCAGTGTCCCCTCCGCAGGAGCGTGATTGTCTTCACACGCCTCAATGATGTCCATAAGTTTTTCGGACATGTACTTCCATCCGAAGAGGCATCCTGTTTCACACATTGAGCCGATTGCACTTTGCTCAGGGCACATTACAACAAAATCACTATTCCAAAGACGTTCAATATCTGCAGCGGTAATCTTTTCTGCGAGACAATTGTTCTCTTCCTCTGTCATATTAGATTTATCGTTGATAGACTTATTTTGAATCGGGGAGTATACATCTACTGAAAGATTTAGCTCGTTGAACTTGTCATATTCATACTGTCTGGCAAGATTCGAGCCCCAGCTCATTATATCGCCACCCAAGTAGCCTAGTGGTTTTTTATCCATATTTCGTCTCCTTATCTTTTCAGTCATTATTTGTCCAATGCTCACTTATTACTACTCCCAAGCATCCCTGCGCCGCGCTCAGTATTAAGATTCATAATATAATCAGCATCTACTTCTTCAATATCCACTTGAGGAACTTCCTCTACAGCAAACTGCGCAACGGCCTTACAGTACGGGACGCGAATAAAATCTTCTTCCTTCATAACTTCCGATACATTCTTTGTAATCTCAATTGGAATATCATTGCCATTGTACAAGGCTACGAACCACTCCCCAGTAAAATTGGAATCAATTTGCCCAGCCATTACGAGCAAGGCGGACTTTGTGTTGCTACCCCGCTCTCTAAAGCCAATGCGATAATTGCTATCAAAAGTGCTACATAGACCTGTCGGCACTAGCTTAACAGAATGAGGTGGAATTGTTACAAACTCTTCGTCGAAGCAAACGTAAAGGTCGTAACATCCATCTCCCTGTCGCTTTGTCGGAATCTTGGCATCTGGTCGTGTCTTAGCAAACTTAATGTTCATGTCAAACACCTCCAAGATTAAAAATTAATCCAGAACGGGCTGGTGCCATTGAATACATAGTTTAGGTAATAATAGCGCTTGTTTAGTCGAAGAACACCATAATCGTTTAGGTACTGCTTGATCTCGTCATTAACAGCACTAAGGCTTTCATCAATGTGTTTCATGCGCTCCTTCTTTTCGGCCTCAATCTTCTGATTGCGCTTCTTCTCTTCTGCGTCCTTCTTCTGCTTAACCAGATCATTAAGTCGCTTATAATTTTCGGAAGCCGCCTTTAGCTCTTCCTCTAGTTCTTCAATTGTCTTCTCTCTCGTACCGTAGTCTTCCATAATTCATTACTCCTTTGTTGAAATTTATAATTTTGTATTGTACAGAATAATTTGTCCTTGTTTAATTGTCTCCTTAACATCAATAAGTCGCTGGTTTGAGCTTCCCCTGAATGGCAATGTCAAATCTCTCAAAGAATCTATATAGTTCCCATCCACCACGACATCACACATTGCTAGGATGTAATTTCTTAGTAGGCCATTGTCCCAACCGACATCAACTGCTGTATCAAAATCATTAATCTTTAAAGTATATCCAGTATAGAGCCAGACATCTTTGTCTGGAAATTTTTCTTTAAACTCTTTAATAATATCATATACAGTTTGAAGGTTCTCATATTCTAGAGGATGCCCACCACTAAGAGTTAGCCCTTGAATGTATGGATGATTCAACGCCTTAAATAGACGTTCTTTCGCTGCACTGTCAAATACAGCTCCTGCATTAAAATCCCATGTCTGTGGATTCTGACAATTATAACAGTGCATTGTGCACCCAGAGCACCAGAGTACACAACGTACTCCGGTGCCATCTGCAATCGAGCATTTACTAATTCCTAAATAGTTCATACGTTAATCACCTGCTAATAATTTTATCGTGTTTAACGCGCATTTCGACTTCCTGTTGCTTCCCTTTATTGAATGCTGTTTTATAATCATTAGTAAGATATCCAGTTACACGGCGTAATCTCTTAATATCATCACTTCCGCATTCTGGGCATGTGTCTGTCATTTCATCGCAATGCCCGCAGTTCATACATTGGTCGTTGGGAACATTAATTGCAAAATAAGGGATGTCTTTGTCCATTGCATAGCTAACAATAGTCTCAAGTGCCTTAAGATTGTTTTTGCAACTGCTTTCCAATTCAATATATGTAATACATCCAGCATTTGAATATCCAGTCAACTGAGACTCAATATCAATCTTTTCAAAAGGATTAAGTTCCTTCCAAACAGGGACATGGATTGAATTAGTAAAGAAGTCTTTGTCGGATACGTTTGGAATTTCGCCATACTTCTGTTTAAACTTACGCATAGCAGTGTAACAAAGATTTTCCGCAGGAGTATAGTAAACTCCAAAATTTAGCTTGTATTCTTGTTTGAATTCTGCACATCTGTCTTTAAACAACTGTTCAATGCGTTTTGCGAGCTCCATCCCACAAGGATCTGTATGATCACACCCGATAAGAATTTGAAGAGTTTCTGCAAGGCCAAGTTGACCGATCACGATTGTCCCATGTTTTAGAGCGGAGCGAATGCCTTCTTCTGGAACATACCCAGCCATAACATTGTTTTCATACATAAACTTTGCTGCTTCCGGCGACTGAGAACAAATCCAATCAAAACGTTCAAGAAGCATATCTTTTGCTTCATGGATTTTTTGGTCAAGAATTTCTAAGAATTTGTCTACTGTGTCTCCTTCAAGATTTTCGCTAAATGGCTCCGAATTATTCATTACATATTCTTTTGCTTCCATCGCCAATGTTGGCATAATAATTGTTGTAGGGCAGATGTTTCCTCTGCCGTCCTTAAGCTGGCCTAAACCGTTGATATCATACCCATTCGCTGTTCTACATCCCATTGTGCTAAAGAATGTTCTAGGATCGTTGATGTCATATCCGGCATTATTGCTCCAATCTACATTTGCATAGTTCGGATAAAGTCGAAGGCTTGTGGATTTAAGTGCTAATTTAAACAAGTCATAGTTTGGATCTTCGGGCTTTCTATTTACACCTTTCATGCATTGAAAAATTCCACATGGGAAAATGCTAGTGCGATGAAGTCTTCCAATTCCTTTAATTGAAACATCAAGTAGCGCCTTTGTTACCATGCGACCTTCTGGAAGTGTGCAAGTGCCATAATTGATTGACGTAAATGGCAATTGATTCCCTGACCTGCTTTGGAGTGTATTTAAATTATGATACATCCCCTCAACTGCCTGATAACATTCTTTTGTTGTCATGTCCATAGCATATTTATAAACATTAGGATAGATTTTATATTCTGCGTCTTCTATCCCCGCGTCAATAGGAATGTGCTCTGCTGGATAATTTTTGATATCTCCAACATATTTAAGCCCATCGAGATAATGTTTTCTGAAACTTTTTCTGACATACGGCACCATTGTCCAATCAAGATGTGTCGCGCTTACCCCACCAAATTGCTGTAGACTCTGCAACTGAAAAATAACTGCTACAAGCTGAAACGCTGTATTGATACTTTGTGCTGGACGTACATCCGTCTGCCTAGTATTAAATCCATTTGCAAGCAAATCATCAAACGGAATACTTAAACAGTTGTGAGACCCGACTGCATAAGCATTAAGATCATGGATATAAATTTCATTATTTTCATGGTTGGCCTTTGCCATTGGAGAAACGAGATATTCCAGCGCGTAACGTCTTGTAACAACATCACTCGCCTCTCCGATACGCCCACCGAATGAAGCCTCATCAACGTTCGCATTTTGGTTTTGGATATTATTCGCTGTTAGTTTTTCCGAAACTGCTTGCATGAGTTCTTGATACTGATTTCTTGCCATTTCATGCAAAAAACGATAGTTCACATATGCTCGTGCAGTTGTTTTGAACCGAGATGCCATCAGCTTTCGTTCAACCATATCCTGAATGTCTTCAACGGAAAGTTCGGAAGCAGAATTGCTTGACTCGATGTCGGAAGCAACCTTTACAGCGAAATCTTGAATATCTTCAAAATTATCTCCATGATAAATACTTTTATGTGCTTTTAAAATCGCGTTCTCGATCTTTGTTTTATCAAATTCTACCTTTCGTCCGTCACGCTTCGTTACAATCAATTAGCATCCCTCCATCAAATAAAGCCCTTTGGCATCTTTATATAGTTCATTTACATGCTCTACAATTTCTTCCCAGTTATTAGCTCTATAAATTCCATACACATCGTCATGTACGTTTCGATTCCATGGCTTATCAAGAAGCACTCTATCAACTGCATAATTTGTAGCCATTAAATTCTCTGCACAATCATCAACAAGTACATCTACATGCAATAGCGACTTGTTTTGAATACAGATAATATGTTTCTGGTCAATAAATGGGAAGTTCTTGGCGAACCAATCAACTTTCCACGCGAAATTTGAATAATGCGTTGCTGTTGCAACGTAGACATCATACCCATTATCAATTAGCTTCTTAACTCCCCACTGAGAATCAGGAGCTGGGGATAGTGAGTCCCACAGCTCTTTCTCCATAAAAATAGAAGTTAGCTCCTCTGCAATTTCAAATGGAAGGCATTTGTAAAAGTCATATTGCGTGAAAATCTCTGTCGTTAGTTCTGTGCCATGTCTCGTGTTATATAGCTCTAGCGTTTTCTCAATGAGATTATTAAGCACCTCATCACAATCTAGAGCAACAGTAAACTTCTGCATAGTTGCCTCCAATAATTTTGTATTGTTATTCCTGTTCAGACTCAGAAGGATTTTCTTCTTCTTTCTTTACGTCAACAATGTCGCCATTCTCGTTAACGTCCTTGCCAAGACTAATTGAGCAAAAATGTTCAATCTTCTTAATTAGTCGCTTGTAATCATTTGCCGACTTCTTGCCCGGTTGGCGCTTGAACTCCGCAATGTACTGAAGCACAACGCCACAAATTGCTTTCGATCCACTGAGCAAAGCCGCCATCTGCACCTTCTTCATCTGTGTAGTAATTGCTTCTTTAAGCTCGTCAGTTGCTAGTTCAGATGCTGGCGGGGCTTGCTCGTCTGCTTCTTCTACGCTTTCAACGCTCTCTGGCTGTTCATAGTTTTCATTTTCATCCATGTTGAATCACTCCTTTTTCTAGTTTGTAATGCGATTATAGCACAATAATTTTGTGTTGTCAAGATGTCTTTTTGGCACGTAGTCGTTGAATTGATGAGAGCCAAACGGTGTAGGGTTTAACTTTTTCAACGAACAAATGATCGTCTTCTTTCCGTCCAAGAATTGCAAGACATTTTCCCTTCGAGATAAGCTCAAAATATTCTTTTAGTTGTCTACTCCAAATAGTCGCTTCAATAATTCTATCAGAAATAATCAGATCTAGATATGCAAATGGATTATTATTTTTATCTTTCTTGCGCTTTATATCTGATATAACGCACAAAACAACTGTTTTTTCTCCATTTGGAACATCATCCCAATTAGTGTTAATTAAATCTACTCCTTCTTGTAATGGATTCTCTGTTAAAAACATTGATAGGCTTTCGTACTCCCATAGAAATTGGTCTCTAGCATATTTTTGTTGGAATTCTGTCATATACGCTTTATACTTGACTTCTTGCTCTTGGTCGAACTTTTCTTTGCGCTTTGCATTATATAATTGTAGTACGGCTTCTTTGTCTACTTTTTTGCCAACCTTATAATCATCTACGTTGATATCCCAATATAGCAATAATTTTGCTTTGGTTCCATATGATTGAACTGGTTTATATTCCTTCTTGTCATATGACAAGGTGGCATACTTTCTCATTAGCTTCATTTTATTAGAAGTAGGGAAAGCACCAGCTTTAATTAGGGCAATTGTGGCCGCTTTATCTTGGATTTTTGACAGATAATCATTAAAGCTACTATATGGCTGGTTTTCAATAATCTTAGTGATTACTGATTCTCCGATACCTTTTACTGCACCAAAGCCAAAAAGGATTTCTTTAGTCTCTGGCTTGCCTTTAAATGAGAATTCAGATTCATTAATCTTAGGCGGCAGCACTTTGATTCCCATCCTATGGCAATCTGTAATAATGACACTAAGCTTTGAAGTATTGTCTGACTTCGCTGTCAAAAGTGCGGTCATAAATTCTACTGGATAATATACTTTCATCCATGCGGTAAGATAAGATAACAAACTATAAGCAACAGCATGCATTTATACCCCTGCTTTCGCAGTATTTAAAAGGGATTAGACCATACCATCTTCTCTGAGAGAAGCACCTTGGTGGTCGTTGAGGGTCATTACTCCCTGCTGATTGCCCAATCTTCACAACTTTTACATCTTGGTGTGTGAAGCTCTAAGGGTGTTCCAGCATATTCGGTGTTCAATATATTGTCGCCAATATAAGGGGCCATTGTATTAACCGCGATTGAAGCTATATTCTGCTTGTTTTTCAAGTAAAGCCCAAACTTCTTTGATTTGTTGCTCTGTCCATTGTTTTTTTCTTAGCCCATCTGCAAATTGTGTATATAGAGAGGACATAACATCTTTCTTTTTTTTGCCGATGGCCCTACGTCCAGCGTCCTGTTCTATCTCGTTAAAACCTGCATATGCAAACAAATGCAAAGCACTTTCCTGATATAATAGTATGCCATATGTTTTTTGAAATAATTTTTTCAAATCTGGATGTATGCATTGAATGGACTCTGGTGACAATTTATTTTTGCAATAATCAGGGAAGCTATTTTTTGTTCCGGGACGATTACTCGCATTTATGGCGATAACGTCCTCAATGTTGTCAACGTGTGCCGCAATACTCATGTTTCTTGCCTCAGCACTTTCAAATTGAAAGATGCCAATTGTGTTGCCAGAAGCATAGATGTCCTTAAATACTTTTTTATCATCAATATTTAAATGATTAATATCAACATCATGCCATGTTAAATTGGCATTTTTTAGAGCAGAATCAAGAATATCCAATGTTTCAAGCCCAAGCAAATCCTCCTTAACAAGGCCCATCCCACCATCTGTATCTTGGCATATATGCATTTCAAATTGTGCCATAATATGCTTTTCATTATCTAAACATAATGGTGCATAATGTAATACTGGCTTAGGAGTTAATAGAGTACCGCTTGCATGACGACCCCGCGATTTTGGTAGTCCTTCAAGCTCCATAACATATTTAAACCACAAAGGAAATTGTTTATAAATCTTATCAAGTTTTTCGTTCTTGCCAATAAGGTCTTTAAGCAACATGTCTTTGTCTTCCGATTCACCAAGATCGTTTAATGTCTTGATTGTAGGAATCATTTTTGTTACTTCGTTCCTCAGATTATATGGGATTTGTCCGAAGTATGGGCTGTCTTGTTTGTCATTTAATACTTTTCCAATGTCGCTAAGAGCCACTTTTGTGCTGAGTGTATTAAATGTCGCCATTGGTGCAACGTGATCTTGTCCAAAAATATCACACAGGACTTGGATTGCTTCTTGTCTTCTGGCTTTTGAAATATCCAAGTCAATATCTGCCGCTGACCCTTTACGACCTAAATTCGCGAATCTTGTAAAGTCTAGATCGTATTTTACGCTATCTATCTGAGTAATATTTAGCATAAAAACGCAAAGGCAATTCGCAGCAGAACCACGACTATACCCTCTCGGGATTCCACGCCTATCACATTCATTACAAAATTCATGCTGAATTAAAAGATAATTTAGGAAATCTAGTTCTTTCAAGACGGGAATTTCAGATTCAATTCTTTCTCTACGGGCATCCTGTTCTTCTTGTGACATATGACCAAACTTTTCGTCAAATGTAGAATATACTAAATGTCTAAAATACGACTCTGTGTCATATCCGTCTGGAATATGAGCCTTTGGCATTATTGTCCCCTTATTTAGCTCATAATCAATGTTGTCGTCCACCATATTGGCAATGTGAATTGTTTCATCAATACCCTGCTGGATTACCCTGTCTAGGTTCCAATCTCCAAGATATTTATAAATATCTTCTTCATTTTGAAGGTGGCATCCAATATAAGTTTCTCCTGCTTCTCTGCCCTCTCCAATTTCTACAAAGATTGAATGTGCATCTAATTGGTCTGCTCTCAGCATATGAGCATCTGTTGTAATCACATATGGCATCTGAAGATGATTCGCAAATTTCCAAATTAGAGTATTTGATCTCAACTGAGATTCTGTTGGATGTGACTGAATCTCACAAGTAACATAATCAAATGTATCTTTAAGCAAATTAACAAATTCTTCTGCTTCTTGATACATTTCTGCGTCAAGGTATTTCGCTAGTCGTCCTGCTTGACATGCGGTAAGACAAATAATACCTTCTCCTAAATTATTGTCTTTAATCCATTGAACTGACACTCTTGGCTTCTTATACATCCCATTTGTGCAACCCTCTGATACTATTTTAAAAAGGTTATCTTTCCCGATTTGGTTTTTTACAATCAAAAGCAAATGATATCTTGGTTGCACATTTTCTTTTGTATCGTTTTTAAGCATATGGTCATCACATTCATAAATTTCACATGCGGTGATAGGTTTGATGCCAAGCTTTTGACATTCAATAACGTGATTCATTGACGCATACATAAACCCGTGGTCACTTAGGGCAATTGCTGGTTGTCCATTATCTTTAGCATACTGAGCAATTTGTTTTACAGTAAGAATAGAGTCAAGCAGTGAACCTTGAGCGCTATGTACGTGAAGATTGACGAAACTCATTTTTTTCACCTCCTAATGTGCGATATTTATTTTTAGACAATATTTTATCTTGCACAATATCTAAATTATGTGGGATATTGTTTAATATTATTTTTGTAATTTTTAAAGAGTCTTCTGAATGAAATCGAAAATATCTATTGTCTTTTTCCTGAACTGCTGTTAGGCCAAATTTGTTTTGAAGGGATGATGTCAGCTCTTTTCTTTCAGACTCTGTTTCTAATGGAGCGCACAACTCCCAATATCCTTTTATATTACAATGTGCATCGTCTAACATCCAAATAGAGAATGAATATTCATTAAGACAATGAATTAAATCTATCTTTGTCATATCTCGGAATGGCTTTAATGAATAGTATGTCCTAGTATTGAATCTATAAAAATCTTGACAATCGCATACGCTGCCCATTATAGAATATTCTTTTTTTCCATTGTATTCCGTTGGAGTCATCTCACACAAATCTTTCATAATTTCATATTTATAATACAGATAATCTTTTTGATTTTTTGCATGACTTACAATAAACAATGGGAAATCTTCTCTTTTATCAATGTGTCCATCTCCTAGCAATGAACCAATAATTAAATCATGCTGTTGCACATTTATTTGTTTATTTTTCATCCTAGTGTATGTGTCTATATGATGCTTTTCTTGTCCCCATTTTTCTATTACTCGTTTTGTACAGCCCGCAATTTTTGCCATTTCGTCATGATTCAATCCTCTTTCAACGAACATGTCATAATACCAATTGTAATTTTGATAAATTGCTTCAAAATGAGCATTATTTGGCTTTATATATTTTTTAGTTAACCCCATACTTCCTGCTTTATTAGAGACTGCTGTATATGTACGGGCAATCCCAGAAAAATCATTTATTTTCTTAACAATATCTTTTAATGGGAGGTATTGTGAATATAATTTTTCTAAATATGCCTCCTGTTCTTTAGTCCAAGTCACTTTTCCCATCCTCTCACCTCCAACAATAATTTTGTATTTCCACTATTAATCCATCACAATTTTATAAGAATCGCTATCAACCTGCTCAAGCAACCCATAGCAATGGAACTCGCACTCACTCTGAATCCCGGCGAATACATTGCGCCATCTGCTGGCTTGAACATTATTATTTCTTGCTACATAGCACTGAATATCATCAGGCGAAAACTTCAATGCCATAAGAATATGTCCATCGTTCTTCAGTGCAAAGATGGCACAATGATTGCATTCATGCTCGTCTAGCATAGTATGCATGAAATCAAATACTTCATTGTCATTCTCTAGTACAAGGCTCATGCGATCTCCACATCCACATGGGCAGAGTGGCGCTTCTAGAAAATTATTTTTCTTATCAAGTCCGCAATACTTAAATGTTACATTATTATTTTTCATTATTTTCTCCTTTTTGTTTTATTCAACTAATACCAATTGCTTGGCAGCGCGTGTCACCGCTGTGTATCGCCATTTTCTTTGTTCGTCCGCATCGCCAAATGCTTCGTCAAAAACTACAACTCTGTCAGCTTCCGAGCCTTGATATTTGTGTACGGTGCACACATACCCGAAAGCAAACTGTAATGGCTTCTCAATCCCAGCGAATTGCTTCCAATTATCAGCATTCACAGTCGGCTTGCCAGTAGTAAGCAACTGATAGTCAATCATAAGGTCTTTGTAGATTCCACCATCATTAGAAGCGAATGTAGCATAAATCACTTTCCCATAAAAGTTTGATTCCATAATGCGAATATTTTGCAACGTACCGATAGTACCATTAACAAGCTCGTTACCGACGTTATTAATTTTATTCCAGCTATTTTTAAGGCAAATTACTTTATCTCCTTCTACTGGCTCGTCGCTATAGTTGTCTCCGAGAATTAGTTTTCTCATGTAGTAGTTAAGCTCATTCCGAGTTTTATTTTTCCCACAAAGAATCTGATCTGCACCAAGCAGCATTTTGTCTGACACTTTGCTTCTAGGAAGGACACGGCATCGTTTATCCTCTGTAGTATAATGCAGCTTCATTCCATGCCGAATATCCATAGAAAGTTTAATAATCGGATTATCAAGAGCCTGTCGCACAATTTCATCAAGAAAAACGTGTGGATTGCTCAAAATAGTTTGTTCTCCAGAGATTGGTGGAAGCTGCGCTGGATCACCAAGGAAAATGGTGTATACATGATGAGACAGCAACAAATCAATCATTTCCTGCGGCAACATACTCGCCTCGTCAACGACAATAAGCTTGTATTTATGGTCAAGTTTGGTCTTCGGAGTATGAATATATGTGCCATCTTCTTGCTCTTCTGAGTGATATAACAGCTTGTGAGCCGTCATTGTATTTTTATTGCCCTTTTCTTTGAGAACCAACGACGCTTTTCCTGTAAACGCAACAAAGACGACTTCATTATCTTTTAACTTTAGTTCTTTAATAATATATTGTACTAAGAAACTTTTTCCAGAGCCAGCATACCCTGCAATAACAGTATATGGCTTATGTTCTTTATACCGCTGGCAAGCTACCTCTAGTCCTTTCTTCTGTCCATCTGTTAGCTCCAATTAAACCTCACCACTTTTCATAGCCTGTCTTTTCTTAAATTCCTCTCTTTTCTTCTTGCGATCTACTGCATATTTATAGTGCTCTTCCGAGCAATAATATGTATTATGTTTACCAGCATGCTTTACGAACGCATCTTCTTTATTCAGCTTGCACTTACAATAAGCGCACGTACACTTTTTACTCATTCAACCAACCTCCTATATAATTTTGTATTGTATATTACTCGGCAATACTCACTGCAGGAGAAATGTGAAAGAATTCGGTATGGCTTCCTACGTCAATAATAGTATCTCCTGCGGCATTCCACATTCTCGTATAATAAATTGCGAAGTAACGTTCATTGCAAAACTTTGTAATTTCTTTATACGCAGCCTTACGCACTTCTTCGTCAGTTAGGCCATCCTCAAATGTAGCAAGCTCTCGTGCCTCGTGATAACTATTATAAAAATAAAGCTTATGCGTCATTCTCTGGCTCCTCCTTGAAACTCTCCCACATATCCTTCCAATAAGTCTTTTCGTCACAATCTAGCACGTACTGCACGACTTCGCTATTAGTGCTCTTGCCCTCAGCTAGAATATGCTGAAGCAGATCCATGTCAATAGACAGCGGAATATACGAGAGGATATAGTCGCCATTATCCTCTAGACTAGTAACCATTAGCGTCGCGTTCTGATTGTTCATGTTGTTCTTCTCCATAATGTAAAATCCTTTCTTAAATAAAATATTTTTTAATGTAATTTACAAATGTGTTTTGTTTTTTCTGAATATTATCAGTCGTATTATCTTTAAGTTCATATTTCCTCTCGCACTGTGAGCAAACCTGTCTTCCTTCAGGAATAATTTCACCACATGCGACACAACAGTTATCCACTTCAATCATACACATCACCCCAAAACTATAATCTTGTACTGTTTGCATTGTTATAATAGCACGATAATTTCGTATTGTCAAGAGGGAGAATTAAAAAATGGGGAGAAAAAATTCTCTCCCCATAATCAATTAGCCTATCATATTTAAAAATTCTTCTTCACTAATAACAGGAATCCCAAGCTCAACAGCCTTCTTGTACTTAGAGCTTCCTGATGCTTCATTCGTAATCAAGAAATCAGTTTTCTTGGAAACAGATCCCGCCGCTTTTGCGCCAAGTGAAGCAATTTTCTCATTAATAAAATCTCTTGTGAAGTGATTAAGCTTCCCAGTTACAACAAGCGTTTTGCCGACAAAAGGATTATCAGACACTGTTGTTTCTTCTTCGACAATAAAATTCATCTCCATAGGAAGCAACTCTACCATTTCGTCTTTGCTATCCCACCAATCATGTAAAGACTTATTTGTAATCTCTCCAAAGTCTGAAATCTGTGTAAAATCATAACCATTAGACAATGCCATCACGAATTTATAATGATCTCCGCCAAATTGCTTACTAATCGCTTTTGCTGCAGACGAGCCCACATTAGGAATGCCAAGAGCAGTGATAAATCTGTCGAGCGTTACGTCTCTTGATTTTTCAATAGAATCTAGCAATTTATCCACAGATTTTGCCCCCATTCCCGGCAGTTGTGTAATTTTATTCTTATACTCTTTTAAATGATAAATGTCCTTGTAATTATGCAAAAATCCATGTGAAATTAGCAGCTCAAGCGTCTTCTCTGATAGGCCATCAATGTTCATTGCTTTGCGACTCACAAAGTGCGTGAACTGTGCCAACTTCTTAGCTGCACAATTTGGATTAGTACACATGAGAACTTTACTATTATCAGTATATTTAATTTCAGTAGGCTCTCCACAACAAGGACACGTAGTTGGAATTGTTAGTGTATTGCTACGAGTTAGATTGTCATAAACTTTAGGAATCACCATATTGCTGCGGTATACCGTAATAGTATCGCCAATTCCAAGCTCAAGCTGTTCAATAATAGAAAGATTATGAAGTGTAGCTCGTGTTGTTAGCGCTCCATCTAAATCAATTTTATCAAAAATTGCTACAGGAGCAATGATTCCAGTTCTTGTTGTATTCCACTCTACATCTCGAAGAGTTGTCTCATACATTTCATCAGCCCACTTAAGAGCCATACGACATCCCTCATGATGTGCGGTAACTGGTAGTGTCTTAGAATATGACTTCATACACATTTCAAAGATTAATCCATCACAAGGATATTGATACCACTCTGGTTGCATACCTTCGATACAATCATCAACATTTCCAATACATCGCCCAACAGTTTCAAATCCAAGGCAATCTAGATATCCAAGTTCGTCTAATTTAGAATCAAATAGTGCATTGTTATCATATAGATCTGATACACACTCAAAAACCACATAAGAAAGATTACGCTGCTTTGTAATATTTGTATCAAGCTGACGGAGACTCCCCGCTGCTAAGTTGCGAGGATGACTATAAGGCTCATCAAGAGACTCATTAATCTTGTGAAAATTCTTCCAAGAAATCACACATTCCCCACGAAGTTCAAGTTTGTCCTTATAATCAATATGCATTGGAAGATTTGAAATCATCCTTGCTTGAGCGGTTACATCTTCGCCAATTTCACCATTGCCACGAGTCACAGCCTGAACAAATTCTCCATTTTCGTAGCGAACCACAAGTGTAAGCCCATCTAATTTGTAGCTACAATAAAATGGCTGATCGCCAATAAATTTTTTAATCTCATTAATATCTTTAGTTTTTGCCGCAGAAAGCATTGGTTTACTATGCTTAACTTTCGTAAAACAATCAAGCACTTGTCCCTGCACCTTACGAGTAGGAGAATTTGCAAGCCAAAATCCTGTTTCATCCTCAAGTGATTTAAGTTCGTCGAACTTCTTATCATATTCTGTGTCAGAGATAGTCGGACGGTCTAAATTATAATATTCATCGCAATACTGCAAAAGTTTTGCCGTTAAATTTTTAATAGTTTCAATTTTATTCACTCAATCATCCCTCTACTCAAAAATTCAATCATCCTAGCTTTATTGTTTCGTAAATCATTTTTGTTCTCAGAAACTATTTCAAGAACTTCATCTAAAAGATGCATAAAACCTAACAGAGTAGTTTGATTCATTTCTTCAATCATCCATTTGCGGCATTCACATTCAGTATATTCTTTATCAGTACATTCTGAACGCTTTAATCCTAAGTCACAATTTATGCATACCGATTCCATATTTGATCTCCTAATTTATTTTTTATTTATTTTAGTAGTCTGTTAAAACTATGGCTCTATTCCAGAAACTAATCTTCTTGACTTCATTCTCCTGCACATCTTTATATAATACAGAGAACTTCTTAATTGCAGATCTCTTGCTCATTGCATATACGACTGCAACATCATCAGTAAACTTATGCCCAACCATCTGATTAGGTCTTGCAAAATAATAAATACCCATTATTTATTCCTCCATTTATTTACAGTATTTACAAGATCTATTATGACAAGGAGCCTCTGTCTGCAATTTGTGTAACAGTTTATGAAGCTGATCATATTCACTTCTTGTCATGTTGTGTCCTTCTCCAAGCATATATAGTACAATATTTAATCTGTCCATGACTCCAATTAGGATGTTTTTCGCGTATTCGCCAGTATATAAATGCATATCTATTAAACTTATTTTTCTTGCCTGTCATTTTTCTCCCTCAATTCATTTACAGCATCTACAAGCTCGTTGATTTTTGAAATAAGATCATCGCCAGATACGCCCATATTCCAACCATAACTTGTCAACTTTTTAAGCTTTTTATCTTGGTATGTAAAAGTATACTGGCCAATACGGTTATAGCGATAAGGAAAATCACCATTATGCATAATCCCATATTCTTGACCTGCATGATAACCATGGCCATCGCTAGTACACATCCACCATGCATCGCCAGTGGCAAGTACAGAGCTGATATAACCAATGATGCTGTCCTTTGTTTCAACATAATCTCCTACATGAAATTCATAATCCATACAACTTTTTCTCCATAAATTCTATTTTTTACTTGCCGTTATTATGGCAATCTTCACAAACCGCGTATCCTTTATATACATATTCGCCATCTATAATTTCATATCTGTCAAAAAACCCTGCCTCGAAATACATATCCCCTTTTTTAACGGTTTTCCCACAGCAACTACATGTTGCAAATTCTTTATTGTCTGTCATAGCTTTACTCCTCATCGCCGCACAATACGTCCTTATATTCCATAAACAAATCATAGATGGCATCTGCCATGATTCTATGCTCGGTATGCGCTTCTTCTTT